CAAATTTTTAAGGAATGTCACAGGAAATCTACAATAAAACCGTATTCAAACGGTTCTTTGAAGAAAACGATCCTGCCGTAATGGAATGGGCGGAGAATGTACTTGAAAAAGTATCTTCGCCCGGCATTCTTCCTACTTTCATAAAGAAGGACGGTGAGGATTTTAAGGCATATTGGGGAACAGTCTGTCACATATTTGCCCTTGTTGTATTGTATGCAAAGCAATACAATGAGATTGATACGAATAAGATTCTGTTTGAATTGTTTATTGAAAACAGAGGACTTGTGACAGATGAAGTCGATACACTTGAACAGATGAAATATCTGTTCAATAATTATGTGAAGGAATATAGAAAAAGAGGAACACTTGATATTGTAAACAAGGAAGGCGCGATACTTGGGGAGCTTCTCCGTCTTATTAGATATAAGACGGAGGATGAGTTTATATTTGCCCTTTTGATGTCTCGTGATACTGGGTGGACAATGGGGCATAGCTCTCCTACATGGAACAGGACAGACACAGTTCTAAACGTTACAAAAGGGTATGAAACAACGGAAAGTGTAAAAGATTTGAATGCCTATCCACTTGTGAACCCTACAGGTGTTGTTATTGTGGATGATATAGACAACAATGGCACTCCTATACAGGCAATGACTTTCGTTGGAAATGCTTTGGTGGGTATTTCTTCTGAAATTGACAAAACGAAGCTCCTTCCTATTTCAGAAAATCTTTCTTATCAGATTTCTTTTAAGGTTAAAACATCTTCCACAAGCAACCAAAATTTGAAATTCGGTGTGGAAGTGTTTAACGAAGCCGTTCAACCTATGATATGTAAGGAATCTTATGGAAGTGCAGAGAGCAACAATTTTGTTTCCGGCAGCAAAGGAATCCTGGAACTTCCTGTAGCCGGAGTGTATTATGAATGTCGGGCAATTCTATCAAGAAAGAACAGGGCATACGCAAAGCAGTTAGAGCTTAATTTCCCGAAAGGGAGAGGACTTCAAATGAAAGACGGAATGAAATTCTTGTCATTAAGTCTTACACAAGACAGGTCAAATTCTTCCGCTCTTGTGTACATTTACGATATAAAGATAAAACCGCTTTTCCTTCCGTTCTATCAAGGTAATTTAGGGGAAAAGGACGTGATAGCTGCTTATTATCTTAATAATTCCCTTACAAGTGAGAAAGGAGTAAAAAAATTTACAGAAGATTACCTTGTTACCTACAAAAACATAATGGGTAGTGAGGATATTCAGCCTTTGAAAGAGAAGAATGTTATTTTCAAAGTATTGTCGGATAGGGGAGCTTACATAGAAGGAGCTTCTATTTCCATTTTAGACAAACGCCTTGTGACGGACAGAAACGGGGAAGCATCTATTGTGCTTTATCCTGGTGATTATTCCATTGATGTGGAGAAATCTTTGTTCATGAATATAGAAGACAGATTGTTTCAGGTATTGGAAGACGATGAAGAAACGCAGGTGGAATATATTCAAATGCAAGGAGATGTGTATGAAAGAAAAGTCACGTTCGTTGTAAGGGACGAAAATGAAAGACCTATACAAAATGCCCTTGTTACTTTTAATGGTGAATTTAAATATACGGATTCTTCTGGTAATGCCATATTTATGGCTTTTCCTGGTTTATACCCTTATACTGTAAGCAAGACGGATTATTATACCATAAGTAAGAACATCAATGTACAAGACGATCAATCCGAACCTGTAACGCTTATATTGATACCAAGATATACGGTTACATTTACGGTGACAAATTCATCTACTGGCGCAGTGGAAGGTGCAAATGTGACACTTACCGCAAAGGACAGACTGGCAACAGAGGATACTGTCGCTTATTCGGAAAGCAAAAGAACGGGCACGAATGGGAAAGTGACATTCACGAATATATTGGGAGGTGATTACACTTATCTTGTTGAAAGGCAAAACTGGATTCCTGTAAATGGGGATGTTGTTGTGGACAGTAATAAGGATATACAAGTGAGCTTCAATCCTATGCCTACTTTTAACATGACGTTTACTGTAAATGATTACAACACCTTTACGGGAGAGAAAAAGCCTTTAAATGGAGCTACCGTAAGATTTGCAGGTTTGACAAAACAGACTTCTGACAATGGGCAGGCTGTTTTTGAAGGAGTGTTGGGAGGAAAATATTCTTATGATGTATTTTACGACAACAATCATCAACGGGTATATGTGGAAAACTATGAGTTTTATAATAATTCGAATCTTACGATAGACTTGAAACAACTTACCCACAAGACTACTATAAAAGTTTTTGGTGCTGGAGGAACGGTTGTTGAAGGTGCTAAAGTAAACGTGAACGGTAAAGATTTTACACAAAAAGATTCTTCCGGTGTTGTATTGGAACTTCCCAATGGACAATATACCGTCATAGCATCCTATGAGGAATACGAGGACAGAGAGCAGCAATTTACCGTAAATGGAAATGATCAAGTGGTGAGCATCTATATGGATCAAACCTTGTATGATCTTACATTTGTTGTAACAGAGGATAACGGTATCATTTCCAACGGTACAAGGATAACGCTTAATCAAGGAGGTGCAGGAGAACAAACAGGTCTGACTAATAACGGACAGATCAAATTCTCTGTTCCGAGAATGCGTTATGATTGGGTGGCTTCGAAGCAATATTTCAGTAACCAGATAGGGGTTGTGCAACCAAATGACCTTCCAAAGACGGTGAATGTTGCAATGCCAAGAAAAGAAACGAGAGTGCAGTTCTATGTTTATAATTCCGATACAGGGCTTCCAGTTTCAGGAGCTTCTGTAAAACCAGAAGGACTTAGTACGCAAAATACAGGGTCGGACGGTACAACGACCTTTATGATGCAGATGGGGAAAACTTACAGATATGAAGTTTCCGTTTATGACTATCAGCCTACGGAAGGTTCTGTCACAGTTAATCAGGAATCAATGCCACAACAAAGGGTAGGTGTTTCTAACAAGACTTACAGTGCTCATATTACAGTGAAATCCCGAAATGGATATAACATTAATCGAGCTTACGTAACTTATGGAGGAAAGAGTGGATACACCAATTCACAAGGACAGCTTACACTTACTGGAATACAATCAGGGTCGTATAATGCCACTTGTACGGCAGACAATTATCAATCCCAAACGAAAAACAATATTGCAATATCGGGAGCTGACACGTATATAGATTTCACTCTTGACTATGAGCTTACGACAACTTATATTTATCTTAGAAAGGAAAATGTATTGCAACCTTATGCTTCCGTGAATATAAGAACTACCGCGCCTGACGGATCGTCTTATTACAGTGGTACAGATCAGACAAATGGAAGTGGTAGGATAACGGTTTCTTCTCCTTCTGGAGGTTATGTGTATGCTTCCGCTACGGATTCGGAATGTGTAGGGACAGGGGATGAATCAACGAACGCAGGAGGGAGCAGTATTTACCTTTATCTTTGGAAAGCTCTTATCGTTTCTTATAGCGGATCGCCTCAAACGCCATCTGTATCAAATGGCGTTTATGAAATAGTGGGGAGAGAAGTAAGGGTACAAGGCGGAAGTAGAAATACAAGTAACCCTTCTACTGTGTATGCCAATTTTAGAAATCATACAAGAGCTACTGCAATCAAACAGTGGCCCGAATCATTTTCTATTCAGGGAAGTTCTGGCACTTATAATGTGGACGCTGCCGGCGGCAACCATTCTGCCTTTAGAGGATGTACAAGTCTTTCATCGATTGCAACAAACACAATTCCTTCTATTTCAGGGGGTGTTATCTGTTGGTTTAGAGATTGCACAAGTCTTAGGTCTATTCCTTCTGGTTTGTTTACCAAAATGACAGGTAATTCTTGTGCGGGTGCTTTCTGGAGCAGTGGGGTTACAAGTCTCCCGAGTGGTCAACTTGTTCCTACTTCATGTGTTTATCATTCTTCCTTGTTTAGAAGTTGTAAGAGTTTGACTTCATGCGTTGGCAATGGTACTTTTGGAAGGGGAGGTGGCACAGAAGATTTCCATGCTGTATTTTTTGAATGTACGGCTTTGAAAAATACAGGAGGTCAATCAGCTACAAGTTCTCCATTTAGCAATTCAACGAATGCACAGTATATGCAATATACATTTCAAGGCTGCACAGCCATAACCGAACTTCCGGTATTATGGTTCAGATATTGCACAAACATTGTTTCTTTTGTTGGTTGCTTTGTCGGTTGTACAAGTCTTGTCGACGGCTGGTCTACCGCTATGTTTTCTTACTCTTCGAAGGCAACAAATATGCAGTCATTGTTTGAGAATTGTACTTATTTGTCTATTCCTTATGGACAGGGACTTCCGTCAAGTGTAACAAACGCTTCAAGAATGTTTGCGAATTGTAGGAATTTATCTGATATATCTTCTTTTGATATGAAGAATGGAAAGTTGCAGAATGCAGAAAGTATGTTTGAGAACACGGGTGTGAAACAAATTCCCGCTAAGTTCTTTAATGATCTTACGACACTTACTAATCTTAGGAGATGCTTTGCAGGATGCACGTCACTCACTTCTTTTGGAAGAACAGGGAATTATGTAGGACAACCAGGAACATCTGCACGACCTGTGAATGTGGATATAGGAAATCAGTTTAATAATACCAATTTTGAGAATATCAGTGGTAATTTGAATTGTACTGAAATGTTTGCAAACTGTACAAATCTTTCTTTAGGAACAGAACAGGCTTATGCAGTTTCTTATACATCTTTTTATGATCGTTCTGTTGCAGGGGTAGGAAAAGTTAATATGGACAGAATGTTTTATGGTTGCTCGAAACTTGGAACTGTCCCTGTTATTCAAATCCTTACAGGATCATCCAATTATGTAAAGATAACGGAGTCTGGGAACAATAACGTAACAAGTCATAGTCAGACTTTTACAGGTACGAATTGCGAGGGTGTCCCAAGTGGATGGAAATAAGTTGAAAATTTGTTTATTTCATTTTGCTATTTATATTTGTATCATAAATATCAGATAAATGAGGTTAGTAGAAAGACATATTATAAAAGATAACAGATTTGAAGATATTTGCCTCAAATCTGGATTGTTGTATAACTATGTTCTCTATTTGGTTAGACAAGGTATCTTCAATAAAGAATATCTGAAAGAATATGATCTTTCTACTAAACTTGGGAGAGAAAATCAGTTTGATTTTAGAAATTTGCCTTGCAATGTTTCTCAACAAGTAGTCGGACAAGTGTTCAAGTCTATCAATTCTTGGATAAAGCTGAAAAAGGATTTTGAAAAGAATCCAGCTAAATATAACAACTGTAGACCTCATCTTCCTTCTTATAAGAAAGGAAAGAAACAGAATATGGTAGTTTTTACAACAAATACTTGTAGAGTTAAAGAGGGATATATTTACTTCGTTAAAAATATAATTCAACCAATCAAAACCAAAATAGGAGACGGTAAATTATGTCAAGTTAGAATTATACCACAAGCTACTTGCTATGTGGTTGAAGTGATTTATGAAAAGAAAGAACAAGATTTGAATTTGAGCAAAGATAATGTTCTTTCGATTGATTTGGGATTGAATAATTTATGTTCATGTGTTAACAATGTAGATAAACAGCCTTTCATTGTAAACGGACGAATTATGAAATCTTTTAATCAGTGGTACAATAAGAGAAAAGCTAAATTAATGTCTTTTGCAGGAGATAAAGGAACTTCAAAAAGACTTAGACAACTTAACAATTATAGGAATTTTTGGATAGAGGATCATATTCATAAGGTTAGTAGATTTATTATAAACTATTGTGTCGACAATAATATCGGTAGTCTTGTAGTAGGACTGAACAAAGGATGGAAACAGGAAATTAATCTTGGAAAGAAAACAAATCAGAAGTTTGTAGAAATTCCTTTTTCAAGACTTATAGATAAAATCTCCTATAAATGTAAATTAGTTGGAATTAGTTTTTATCTTAGCGAAGAATCCTATACATCAAAAGTTGATCATTTGGCTTTTGAAGAATTAGGAAAACATGATGTTTACTTGGGTAAAAGAAAGCAACGTGGATTGTTTCAAAGCTCTGTAAATAAACTGATTAATGCAGATATAAACGGAGCAATTGGAATTGGGAGAAAAGTATTCGGTGATTCTTATGTAAATAGGATAATCGATAGTGGATTAGCGTTTAACCCTATCAAGGTAAACATTTTATAATGTGAATTTGATAAATGAAATTTTAAATTTTAATAACGTGAGCAAGTTAAATGTTAGTAGAAATGTTTTTTTAGAGAAAGAAGAACTTTCAAATATGATTTCTTTCTTTGCTACAGCACCGCTTATGAAGGCGGTGCTACAGGCATCTTATTCTTTTGGGATGATTACGAATGACCCGTCTAAGATCAATCCTAATACAGTTAACAAACCAGTAGAAGATGAAAATCTTATAGAACCTTTTAAAGTGGAAACAGGAACAAACTCTGGCACTATTAAGGTACTTCCTGGGATGGCTCTTACCAGTGCCGGGAACTTTATAGATATCAATGTAGAAGACAACATTGTTGTGCCGAATGACAGCAATTTCTATTGGGTGAAGATTGCTTACAAAACAAGAAATTACGAAAAGGGGTATGTAAGCGTAAACTCACAAGGTATTGTGTCTGGTTCGGTTGATTTTTCAGGCAAGGTGAGAGGGCAGTCTTCGTCAACTCCTATTTCTATTAGGTTTGAAAAACAAGACGGTTCTGTTCCTTTGAATAATGGCGTTTATCAGATTGTAAACATAATTGACAGCCAAAACTTACTTCTTACATCCGCAACTACATTTGTAGCGGAATCGAATTTAAGAGCTATTGTGCTTGGGACACTTCCTTTGGGAGGTGTATTGACTTCCGAGCAGCGAAACGGTTTATACACTTATGATGATTATGCCATTTCTTTAGTCCCAGAAGTAAGCATCAGCACTCCGCCAGACAAAGAAGTGGATGAATATTATATCGCTCGTGTACAAAATTCTGGCGGCACGGTATCTGTTTACAATGAAGTGAAAAGCGAATATTGGTCGCTTGGGAATATATTCATGTCAACTTCTAAAAGTTAAGGCTTATGTTACGGTTTTATTATACGGTCAGTTCGGGATATAACAGTCCGCAGTCCAAAGTTTCAGATTCTTTGGGTGGGTACAAATCATCCACCCCTGTACCCAATGACATGTTTAGCAATTTATTTGATGAAATAAGCCTTAATTTGGCTTCAAATCCTCGTGAGCAATACATTGCACTTATTCTGAAAAATGAGGGCACAGAAACGTTTAAAAACGTCGAATTATGGTTTTCTTCTGTAACGGATAACCCCTACGGGACAATCACGGTAGGAGCTATAGGGATGGGAAAGGATGAAGAAGAAAATCCGGTTACTTCGCGCACATCTTCCATGAACGAAAAACCTTATTGGATTCAATTTTATGAAGCAAAAGAGGAAGAACCGGTATCGCTTGGTGATATGGAAGCTGGGGATGAAATCTGTTTGTGGTTCTGTCGGTCGCTTGATAAGAAAATTATAAAAAATGACTATGATCTTGTGGCAGAGAGAGATACGAACACCCAAAACCGCTATAAGAAGGTTGAAAAAGAGACCGATGAGATTTTTAACATTAATTTGGTTTGGGAATAGTTACAAAAGTTGTAGTTTTGTCAGCGAGACAGGGGAACAAAAACTTCCCCTTCTTTTATCACTTAAAATATACAACTTTTGTATGCAATGATTTTATAATCTAATTTCGACAGCAATGACAAGACGAGAAGAATTTGAAACGATTTATGAATACTTACAGGGGAAACTGACAAACAACCCGAAGTATGAGTTTCATGCAAAAAGAAAAGACAGAGAAAGGATAAAAGATTTTCTTGAAAATGAAATAGTGGGGAATCTTTGGAACTATCTTACTTTTCAATTTAATAGGCAGGTTTTTATTTTGTCGGTGTCGAAATTGAGTATTATTCCTCTTCCTAATGTGATAGGGAAAGCAGCTATTGAAAGATGGAGAAAACGAACACAAAAGGATATGTGGTTTACCTCTAAATTCGTTATGGAATACGATCTTAGAAACCCTATCCAGAAAGAAGAAGCCTTGTCTGATTCCTATTTGGATAAAGAAAGACAGCTTTATTTTGATTCTCCGAGAGGATACATCCTTTGTGAAAGCTATGATGGGTTTTTGTATCATGAAAAGAAATGCAAAGGATGCAGGTATATAAAATTGTGTGAAGAAAAATATAAGGACAGATGAGAAAAAGAAGAAAGGAACTTGAAGTTAAAATTGTCCCTTGTTTTTACGATACGAAAAGAGCAGAGCTTTTGATCGTAAGGTACGGATGGTTTGGAAACCCTAAGTTTGTAAGGAGTTTCGGGTTTATCTATCTTTCGAGTAAGGAAAGTGAGAAAAAGATGGACTATGTGTGTGAATTAATAGATAGGTTTAACAGAATACAAAGTTTAAATTGTTATGGAAGAAAAAGTAATGTATGACGTGCGTTCAGCACTTATGACAGGTGAAATTAAAGAAGTAAAAAAATGGGAAACAACTACTTTCAGAGGTCTGGAGTATATCATCCCGGAAGGAGAACGTGAAATGGCTAAAATTGGCAGAGATGTGTTCTTCACAAGAGAAGAAGCAAAGAAAGCCGTTAATGCAACGATTGACAAGAGAGTTCTGTATCTTGAAAATCAGATTGAAAGAATTAAAAGCTATAAGTTTGAGTAACGTGCTGAAAAAGAAGGAGAAATACGAATATCGTCCTTGTAAAAGATGTGGTGAAAATCATTACATCTACAATAGGATGAAGTGGCTCTGTAAAGATTGTGACACAGAAACAACCAAAGAACGTAGAGGTGACCTTCAATCCTTATTTACGGAGATATGGCAGGAAAGACCTCATGTTTGTGTAAAATGTGGAAAGCCTTTGGGGGATGAACCAAAAGCTATTTTCTTTTCGCATATCAGATCAAGAGGAGCAAGACCGGATTTGAAGCTGGATAAGAACAATATCGAACTTCTTTGTTCCGCTTGTCACAGATTACATGAATTTAACGAAAGGGAAATCGTATGAAAAAGATTCTTGTATTGACGGTATTGTCGTTTATTCCCCTTCTTGTTTCTGACGCAAAAGTTCTTTCCACTACGAAAGAAGATAGAGATAAGGTTGTGTGGGAAAGGTTGGTTCATGCCATTTGCATGGTTGAATCCGGTTGCGATGATAAAGCGAAAAACAAGGTAAGCTCCGCTTCTGGTAGGTTTCAGATGTTGAAGGTTTATGTGGACGAAGTGAACCGGATAAAAGGGAGACATCTCTATTCCTATAAAGACAGATTTGATCCTGTAAAGTCAAGAGAGATGTTTGAAATATATCAATCCCATCACAACCCTACCAAAGACATAGACAAGGCGATTGTTCTCCACAGGGGAAAGAAAGTAAAGTCTTACATTAGGAAAGTAAAACAGGAAATGTGTAATCTTTAAATCAAAAACATCATGACAGTATGCTGGACAGAAGGATGCTATTACTTTGAAGGCGAAGTGACCAGTTCCTACCAAGTGGAAGATGGCACTATGCTGGTAGTGGAAACTCAGAACGGACGAACAAGGGAAGTTCTTAGAGAAAATGATCATTTAATTGAGTTGGATTTATGCGAATAGATGAAAACATGGAGGTATTGCTTCAATCCGTTGCAAATTTATTCGGGGATTTGAAACTGAACGTTCTGAAAGGAAAGTTGGAAGATGTAATAGCACTTCAAGATACGAAAAGTATTGCTGACTTTACCGAAGAATGTATTAAGTGGTTGGAAAGGGAATATACAAAAAAACAGCGTATGTTCGTGTTTTCTGATGGGAAATTGGCTTTGACAAGGATATTTATTGTTTCCGCAGAAATGGACTACACGGATGAAGGCGTACCGGAAATAATCATAAATAGAATGCCGGATGATGTGACATTAAAGGATAATCCTTATAAAAACATTCATGTCCGGTATGAAAGCGAGGAAAACTGTTCCCGTGACTTCGACAGGTTGAAATTAGTGTTAAATTAATAATCTATGGCTAAGGAAGTTATAGTAAAGAATTTAAATCTCGTTGGAATGACAGACTATTTCAATGAGCATTATAAAAAGAAAGATGGAGGAAAGTTTTCATACTGGAACATCAGAGCTTATGCGGTAATGGGCAAAGTCCCCTCCTATTTAGGAGAAGGATTGAGTATTGTCCCTTGCGTACCGATAGGAAGCAATGTAAGGTTGTGGAAACTTGTAAGAGAAACAAAATAAAAATGAGATGAAGATATATGTAAGTTTGCCTATTTCTGGGCATGATATAAAAGAAACGAAAGAATACGTAGAAAAGGTTAAGAAGTTTCTTGAAGAAAAGGGTGATGAAATTGTTACTCCTTTTGATACTTGTAATGAAGAAGGTAAGTCTTATTCCTATTATATGGGTAGGAGCATTGAAGCACTTTTAGAATGTGATGCTGTTTTCTTTGTACCAAATTGGCAGGAATCAAAAGGCTGTATGGCTGAATTTGAGTTGGCAAGAATTTATGAAAAGAAAATTTTAATGTAAAGAAAATGAAAAGTTCGAGTAAGTATTTGATATGCTATGACAATGAAACCGGAGGACTTCCTTCGAAAGACAAACCGGCTTTTGATGCGATTCCTCTTATAGAAATTGCGTTTGCAATCATAGATATGGAGAAATTGGAAATATGCGAAGAAGTATCTATGATCCTTCCGCGTGACTATAAAGAAGGTCTTTCCTATTCAGCGGAAGCGGAAGCTGTGCATGGTATCACTGAATCTATCCAGAATGAAAAGGCAATTTCGTTAAAAGAGGCTTACAAAAAGTGTCTGGATATTTTCAAAAGATACAAAAACCCGCGCCAACTATGTACTCTTTGCGGTCACAACATAGTAGGGTTTGACAACCCTTTCTTGGAGAACTTCTTTAAGTTCATGGGAGATGATCTAAGCAAGTATGTAAAATTTTCGTTGGATACGATGCAATTGGCTCACATGGCTTATGGAGAAGCTGAAAATTATCAACTGCATACTATTTGTGACAAGGAAGGTATTGATCTTGTAAACGCGCACCGTGCCGGTGATGATACCTATGCAAATGCACTACTTATGATAAATTTCGTAAAGAAACTTCGAGGAGAAGGAACAACTGCCGAACAAGACGGTATGACAGTCAAGAATCCTTTCCGAGAAAAATTTGCTTTGTAAAGCATGGCGATAGTATATAATTCAAAAGGTGGGATTCTGACTGATTTGCAAGCAAAGAGGCTGTTTACTACTGTAGACGATATAATAGACAGGCTTCCTTCTCCTACTATATCTCAACTCTTTTCAGGGGGATATAAAAGGGATATGGATAAAATGCTTGAAACTATTATAGATCAGACAGAGTATGCAATGAATTTTGGACGATCTCTTGATACTGAAAAATTGGGATATGTGGACAACTTGTTTGCTTCAATGGATGAAAACCTAAGAATCCTTTCGTACAATTATTTCAATGCGACTGTCCTTTCCAATTTCAATTTAGGATGGAGAAATTTGGAATGGGGGAACCTTACGCAGCTCTTTCCTTGGAGCAGTTACCTGTGCGCCCGAGGAGCAGGCAAATGTCTATGTATCAACACTTTAGTTGTTATGGCGGATGGCTCTTTGAAGAAGGTACAGGACATAAAAGTAGGTGACAAAGTAATGGGACAGGATTTCAAACCTCGAAAAGTCTTAGAGCTTCACAGAGGAAGATGTCCTATGTATGAAGTAAGACAAATAGGTGGTATGGATTATACCGTAAGCGAAGGACACCTGCTTTGCCTATCCGATAGGAGCATTGTTCCTGTAGAAGTGGCGGAAATGAACCTTAGAAAGGGTTTTTCTTATAAAGGTTATAGGTCTACTAAGAACGGACTAAGAGAGACGGAAATTTATGTGTCTTTGGTTGGTGAAGATGACTATTACGGTTTTACCTGTGATGGTGACCATAAGTTCCTATTAGAAGATGGTACGGTTTGTCATAACAGCTATATGTGGTGTTATTCCTTTCCTTTGTGGCGATTGTATTCTTACACGAGACCTATGCTCTATGGAGGTGATACGGTTGACAACAAGAACCGGAAAGAGACGGCTATGATCACAAACACTATGACACTTGCAAAGGTGCATGTGAACAAGATCATAGAAGAAATCACTACTAACGATATTTTAAAAGAAAAACTTGATCCGAATGGAAAGGCGAAATTAGGTGAAACAGCAATAGAAGGTGAGAACGGTGCTATACTTCATGTCCGTGGTAAGGACGGGTTTATTCGTGGTCTGCACGTTGGTGCAGCAATCATAGACGATATGCCGGACGAAAGTTCTTTGTATAGCGATGAGCAAAGGGAAAAGTTGAAAGAAGTTTTTAGAGGTACAATTACACCTATTGTAGAACCATACGGGTATTTGATTATATCTGGTACACCTTATTCGACTGCTCCGAATGAACTGTACAATGTAATAAAAGGTGACAAACGTTTTTATTCGTTTGAATATCCTATTGTTTTCCCGGATGGTAGACCTCTTGCACCGGATAGATACACCTTTGAAGATATAAAGGCAAAAAGAACGGAACTTGGTTCTATCGTATTTGCCCGTGAGTATTTGGTTATTCCTATTTCCGATAACTCAACGATCTTTCCTTATGAGTATCTAAGAAGGTCAACTACAGGGATGGACAAAGTTTCTTTTGCAGACAGTATAGAATTTTTTCCGTTTGAACTTCAAAGAGTAGTGGTAGGATGTGACTTTGCCGTATCTGGTAATATTGGTGCTGACTATACTGTCTATTCTGTTTGGGGTATTGACTATTCGAACAACTTCTATCTGATAAACTATTTCCGTGCAAAGGGGATGTCCCATAACGAACAGGTGGACAAGATCGTTCTTTTCAACCGTCTGTACAAGCCGGACAAGATAGTATGCGAGGCAAACGGTTTCCAAGGGATCTTGTCTGCACTTGCAAGAGAAAGGGGTCTTTCCAATATCGAGCAGTTTACGACAACAGAAGGAAACAAAAAAGACCTCTATTCCGGTCTTCCATCTTTGTCTGCTATGTTTGAAAGAGGACAGATTAAAGTTCCTTACAAGGAAGGGGAGACAAGACAAAAGGTAGAGTTGATGTTCAGTGAGTTTGCGTCCGTTACTTTCAGAAGCGATAAAGGGAAATTGGAAGCGAGTTCAGGACACGATGATCTCGTAATGAGCTCATTTTTAGCACTTTACACTCTTCGTGAAGAAAACGGATCAGGTAACAATTTTAGTATAAATATGGTATAAATAAGTATATGGATCATGGGTAAACTGAATCCCGGCTTCATGGCGGAAATCTTTAAATTGATGTTTTCTGATGAAGTCATAATGCGTATAGCTTCGGAATATTTGAAATACGAATTGATTCCTAAAGAATGGGTAGGCTATAAATTCATTCTTAGGGAAGCGATCATACAATATACAGAAAAGAACAAACTGCCTTCTATTGGTGCTATTTGTCAGAAATTATGTGACGAGGATGTCGTGCAGCTCGCTGCAAAGGAAATAAAGAAGGCGGCTTTGATAGACAGGGAAATTGCAATAGACCAATTGCAGTCTTTTGTCAAGGAAACGGAATTTGAACTTCTTTCAAGGAAAGTGCATGACTTGTATGAAGAAGGAAAGAAGGAAGAAGCAATACGTGTCAACGCTGAAGAATCCCAAAGGATATTGGAGATGTCCTTTCGCTCCAAATCAGGGGGTTTCCAGTCTGTTTTCGGGGGTTTCCAGCAACGTATGCTTGAAAGACGCATGGATGCTGCTACAATAACGGAAAAGCCAGTAAAAATTCCTTTTGGAATCGACAGGTTGGACGATATATCTTTCGGTGGCATGGAAATAGGGGACACAACGCTTTGGATTGCTCGCAGCGGCACAGGAAAAACGACTGTATTGAAATGGCATGGGTATTCTGCTGCCATTAGAGGTGTGCCGGTTCTTCATATCCAGTTGGAAGGTGGGGTTAAAGCCTGTATGCAAATATATGACCAGTTATGGTCTGCTCAATCCTATTCCGATATCAAATCTGGCAATATCAGTCCAAAGGACAGAAAGAAGATAGAACAGGCTATTAAAGAAGTAAAAGAGCTTAGTTCTGACATTGAAGTGTATGGATTCAAAAAGTTCGGACAGGCTTCTATGGGGGATGTTCGGCAGCTTTGTTATGACTATTTTAATACACATGGCAAGTTCCCCGGATTGGTAATACTCGATTCTCTGGATTTGGTAAAGACCGGTATATCCAAAAAGATAGATTCTGATCCTGATCACAAGAAAGAAAAACTACAGACTTGTGCCCAGCTTTTGAAGAACTTGGCGGATGAAATAGGTGCTCCTATCATTACGGCCACACAGACAAGTGATGTCCCGTTTGAAGTATGGAACAACCCGGATAAGGTGATTGACCGTTCTTATACAGAAGGTGACAAAACGCTTGTAAAACCTTTTTCTTTTGTATTTACTTTGAATATGACAATAGAGGAAAAGGCAAACGCAACGGCTCGTATTTATGTCGACAAGCTCCGTGATTACAAAGAAAGTCAAGAAGTGATTACGATTGCTACCAATTACGACAAAAGACGGTTCTATCACAGGGGACGAACGATGGAAATGTATAATCAAGTTTCCGAAAGGAAAGAAGAAAAGAAACAAGCTCGCAGAAAAAAGGTGCAAGCAGATAAAATGGAAAGCATTTAGGCTTATGATACGGATAGACGAAGAAGAAGTAAAGGCAGCGATTGGACTTCGCATATTCGGTTCGCAGGGGTGGCTCTCCAATAAAAACATGGATTGTCCCTATTGTGGAAAATCGAAGAAATGGGGTGTTCTTTTGAATCCTCACGGCGGTGTGTTTCACTGTTGGAAATGCGGTAGCAAAAAACCATTGAAGGATTTTCTGGACAAGATAGGAAGGAAAGATCTTATACGGATGGAATATCAAAATTCATTAAGTGTAAAACTTACACCTTTGAAAGATGATGTGGATGAAGATGTGTCCGAAGAATTGCCGGAAGTAAAACTTCCCCTTCGTCTTGAAAGACTGAAATCTGACCCTTATTTAGACGAAAGAGGGTTTAGAGCGTATCATTACGCACTTTTTGAACCGTCTGAAACCAAATCTATTTTAGAAAAGGATTTGAAAAACTACATCATCTTTAAAATGAAAATGGATGATAAGCTGGTGGGATGGCTCGGCAGAAGCAGATATTCCAAAGAGTGGCATAAAAGAGATTTGGAAAGGGCAAAGGAAACCGGTACTAAACCGCATTTGCGATATGAAAACAGCATAGGGACGAACTTTACAAAAATATTAGGCGGTTACAACGAGCTTTCTTCTATTACAAAGGACGTGATAATAGTGGAAGGGTTATTTGACAAAGTAGGTATAGACAATCTTTTAAAACTTTGGGATTGCAGGGATTTGAAGTGTGTGTTCACTTTTGGGAACAGTATAAGCAAAGAACAAATATCCTATTTGGAAAGAAAAGGGGTAAAGAATGTGATTCTGATGTATGACGATGCGACTGTTGAAGAATCCAAAAGTGCAGGGTTGATGCTTGCAAAGTCATTCAACACCAAGATAGCTTATCTTTACAAACCGGGCATTGACCCGGGAGATATGGATATGGATTATTTGGAAGAAGTTTTGGATAACTTGTATGACCCTATCAATTTTTACGTCTCTAAAATCAAGAAAATGTGGTAGGTTATTCCTACTTTTGTTGAAAATTACAAATCATAAAATCAAATGGACAGAAGCAGAGAATTATCGATAGACGAATATTTGAAAGTGCTCCAATTGGAATACTTTACCCACAAGGTAAGAAGCCTTATTTTTGATAAGCCCGAATTTGTCAAGATGGCAAATGATATCGCAGAGTTTAAAAAGGAACGGATTGAGTTGTTGGCAAAAAGACATTTTAAACGGTCTATTTTCTTTTCGGTGGAAGAATATTTTTCTTTTTATGAGAAAGAGTTCTTGAATCCTATCGGTATTCCCAATTTCCAGTATTCCACCAATGAACAGAAAAGAAACTCGCAGTGGTTTTGGGATATGATCTATTTGCTTGGAAAGGATCAGATTGTTATTTATGACGACAAGGAGTATCGGATTTTGAAGAACGATATAAAGAATCAAACGGTCACTATCAAAGTGAACGGAAAGAAAAAAGATGTGGAATATTCGAACATCAAAATAAAAAGACTTATCATGTGTTTTGATGGTAAGTTGTTGTAAATCAATTAATTTAAATTTCGTATTATGACTTTTAAAGAGTATGAAGCGCACGCGGCTTCAACAGCGTGTTATGCAAAAGAGGTAGCTATCTCATATGTGGTAATGGGCCTTACTAATGAATTGGCAGAAGTTTTTGAAAAGGTGGATAATGCTGCCGAGGCAAAGGAAATCATGAAGGAAATAGGAGATGTCCTTTGGTATGTCGCAATGACAAGACAGGAATTGCAATTGCCGCCGGTTGAGTTCCCTGAAGAATTACACAAATTGGACGATACGGATGTGTACAGATTAAGCCCTTCCTATTTGCTCCAACAGGTAGGTATCATTAACGGACAGGTGAAGAAATACTTCCGGGATGATGATTACAGCAAACCTTTCCCTGAAAAGAGAAAAGAACTTTGTCATACGGCGTTGGAACAGATTCTTGTAGGGTTACAGAATCTTGTTACTTACATTGAAGGAAAGGAATTGAACCAATCTTTGGTATCCATTGCAAAGCAGAATGTGGAAAAGCTGGCAAAGAGAAAGGCAGAGAACAAAATTCACGGTGACGGAGATAATCGGTAATGGTTAGGGCTATAACTTTTTTGGGAGCTTCGTGTGTCGGAAAAACTTCTGTGTTTGAGCTTTTAAAGAAAGACAGATCGTTTGACCGGTTCGACAAAATAGATAGCATAACAAGACAGTTAGTAAAGGAAGGGAAGATAGAACCTTCCTTTACTTCTGTTCAAAATCAAAAACTGATTTTTGATAAGTATGCGGAACTATTAAACACAGATTGCTATGTTTCCGATAGAAGCATAATAGATGTGCATACGTTTACGAAAACAATTCCTGCTTCTATTCAAAGAGACGCAGAATTGAAAAGACAATTGGATTTTATAAACGTTAGTGAATATTTTCTTCCTATTATTTTTTATTTCCCTATTTATTGGGATGTAGAAAATGATGGGGAAAGAATGGCAGATGCAGAGAGAAGAAAATGTTGGGATGTAGAAATAAGGAAGTTTTTGATAGAAAGAAAATTGCCTTATGAAGTGATACCAAACGATACCCCTTTTAACCGATTGAAGTTTATCAAAAGTGTTTTGAATACACGAATAAATTTAGGTTAAATGTAGGGTTAAGGATTGTAAAAACATACAATAATTGCATACAAAAGTTGTATGTTTGTCTGTGAAAACGAAAAGAAGAAAATACGATGGATCGACTTTTAAATGAGTTGGAAGAATATCTTTCTTCCAATACTATACAACACTCTCTCGATAAGGAAAATTACACTGTTTCCTTTGAGGGGAAATCATACGAAGTTTTTGAACCTAACGAAGATGGATATTTCTTTTCAGAGGATTTTCGTTGGGATTGTGAACGCACCGAAGAAGATGGTTACATCTTTCGTCTTGGTGGTGTATGGTACACATTGGACAAAGGGAAGGAAAACGAGCCTAAACTTAACCGGGTAAAATGGAGAGGACAAAGTGAAATGGCAGGTCTTTCTACTAATTTCTTGGGAGTACATGGATCGTTTGAACTTTTGAATGGCACAGGGTTATACCCGGATTGGGCAAAGAAAGCCAAATTCTTAGGAATAGAAAGATTGGGGATTGTTGAAAAAGCAACTTTGGCAGGTGCACTCAAATTTCAAAACGCTTGCAAGGCAGAAGGAATCATCCCTGTGTTTGGTCTGGAAGTCCCAGTAAAGGATGAAAAGAAGGATATCGTCTATACTTACAAAATCTACACAAAGAATGAAAAAGGCTGGCAGCATTTACTTGCATTAAACAAGGTTTTGAATTGTGACGATAGTGGAAAGTTTGTTTCCCCCAAAGACATGTCGGAACACGTTTCAGATGTGTATATCGTATTTGACCCGAAAACGATACAGTTTGAAGATGTCCCTATTCTTTTAAGAAGCAAACCTAATGTGTTTTGGCAGGTTGATACTGTGGAATACACAAAAAATGATAGGGACACTTCCTACTTGATGAACTTTGAAAAGTTCTATAAGTCCAAAATGAAGCCCGTAGCCATTTTTGATGCTTACTACATTGAGCCGGAATACGCTATACTTCGGGAAGTCGTAAATAAGATTGACGGGAAAGTAAACTACAAATCCGGTAATCAATATTTCAAAGATGAAGCGACTTATATGGAAGAACTTCTTTCTTTATTTGGGGATAGTGAAAAGGGAGAGGAATTTTATATGATAGCAAGAAGCAATGCTGATATGATTGCAGAAAGTTGCAACTTTGAAATTCCTACTGACAGTCGACATCTTCCCCGTTATGAAATGACGAAGGAAGAAAAGAAAAAGTACGCTTCCAATGAAGATATGTTTGATTCTTTGATTTATGAAGGATTGGAGAACAAACCGGAGCTTTTGGAAGATTACTCGGAGGATGTGCTTGTAGAAAGAATCGAAAGAGAATCAGATGTAATCAAATATGGACAGGTTGTTGATTACTTTTTGATTTTGCGTGATATTGTCAATTGGTGCAAAAAGAATAATATCTTATTAGGTGCAGGGAGAGGTTCATCGGCAGGATGTTTAATATCTTATCTTTTTGGTATTGTAAATGTAAATCCTTTGCATTTTGGCTTACTTTTTGAAAGGTTTTTGAATAAAGGACGTGTCAAAGTGTCATTACCGGATGTGGATACAGATGTGCCGGGAGAATACCGACCGGCAGTAAAACAATACATGGAAAATCGTTTTGGAGCTTCGCAAGTTTGTTCTGTAGGCACGTACACTACTTTACAGATAAAACAGGCTATAAATGATGTAGGAAAGATTTATGGAGCTTCAGTTCCTACTCTTAGGAGGCTTACTAAAATGATAGAAGATGTAAAGACGGAAGAAGATTTTTTGAAACTTGCTTGTAAGAGATCAGAAATAAATCAATTTCTGAATAAATATCCAGAAATGATGAATATTGTTTTCCTTCTTTTAGGTCAGCAAAAAGCAGCTTCTATTCATGCTTGCGCTATGATGATCTTTCCAAAAGAAAAGTCAATGTACGAATGGTGTCCGGTTAGAAAATCGGGTGATTTGATTATCAGTGAATGGGAAGGTGGAGAAATGGATGAAGCCGGTTTTTTGAAAGAAGATATTCTTGGTATTGAGCAATTGGATAAATTCACTGATATTCTGAATCTGATTGAAAAGAATACGGGTAGGAAAATCAATCTCTATTCAGATATTGAGTATGACGATCCAGAGGTTTACAGGTATTTTGCAAATGGTTGGCTTAGTGATATATTCCAATTTTCAGCAAAAGGGTTATCGTCCTATACGCAAAAATTGAATCCTAAAAACATAGATGATGTGATAGCAGCACTTTCTTTGTTCCGTCCGGGGCCAATGGAAAATGGTTTTCACATGGACTATATTGCTTTGAAAAACGGAGAAAAAGAGCCGGAATACCCTATTGGAGCAGAGGAAATATTGAAAGATACTTACTCTGTGCTAACTCAACAGGAACAGATTATGAATATTTGCAATCAGCTTGCTGGTTTTGATTTGGTTACATGTGATACTGTTCGTAAAGCGTTGGGTAAAAAGAAATTAGATGTCTTGCTTCCTTTGAAAACAAAATTTATAAATGGTTATGTTGAAAGATTTGGAAGCAAAGGCGTAACCCCAAAATATGCAGAAACTCTTTGGGGACAAATGGAGGAATTTGCTAAGTATAGTTTTAATAAGTGTGTGAGCTTTAGAACTTTAGTATATGTTCTTGGGTTTGGAGAAATAACAGTTGAAAAATTGTTTTATGCTTTCCACAATCAAGAATGCAATTCTTTTGTCATAAAAAGTATGAAACAAAATGGTTCGTTGTATTTTTCCAAAATAAAAGACGTTAGGTATTCCGGCAACAGACCTGTATATGAAATTTCTCTTGTTGATGGGAAGAAGATAAGAACAACAGGAAACCATAAATTCCCTACAACAGAAGGGAAGGTATATGCAGAGTTTCTTATGGGAAAAACTTTGTTTGTTGCTAATGATAGCTCCAATGCGCAAATGGCAAATGTTATTTCTGTAAGATTTGTAGGCAATGAAGATGTGTATGACATTGAAATGGAAGATGAAAATCACAATTTTGTTGCAAATGGAATTGTAACCTGTAACAGTCATGCTGCTGCATACGCCATTAATGCTTACAATTCTTTATGGCTGAAAGTGCATTATCCTTTGGAATTTTGGTCGGTTGCTCTGTCCCGTGCAAGTGAAGATGACTTTCCTCAATACGTCAATGAAATGCAGCAGACAGAAGGGATCGAAATCAAACCTGTAAATATCAATAAGTCTGATATAAACATTGTGGCGGACAAAAAAGATAATAGTATCTATTGGGCGATCAATGCAACAAAGCAAGTAGGAGAAAAGGCACAGAATCAGATTATGGAAGAACGCTCCAAAAACGGGGAGTATTTTTCTTTGGCTGAATTTATTGATCGTCATACATTCAAAGGATCGGCAGTGAACAAATCCGTTATTGAAAATCTTATCTATTCCGGTGCGTTCGATACGATGGATGAAACAAGGGAATTTTCCAATATCTTTTCTGCAAGGGAGTTCATGCTTGGAAAGTATCGGGAAAAGAATAAGATCAAAATCGACAAAGAGAAGGATGAATATTTTCTTGCTTTTGAAAAGAAAAAGATTGCAAAGGATTGGTGGTGGCTTTTACAACAAAAGAACAAGTCCGGTTTTGCTTTCTTTGACTACGAAGGATTGGTAAGGGAATACCTAAAACCAAAAGTTAGAAACGGGGCTTTTTACAATGTGGAAGATTTGCAGAATTATGACGGATCGACCTATGAAATGGTTATGGTAGGCGGTTACGTTTTAGAAGTGGAAGAAAGAGAGGGAAAGAAAGGGCGGTTTGCCAATCTTTTGCTTGAAAGCAATTACAAATTCCTTCGTGTGGTTATTTTCCCAGACGATTATGAGGAAAATGCAGAGTTCTTTCAGTCCACAAAGAAAAACCTTCTCCTACTAAGTGGAAAGGCTAACTTTGACAAGTTCAAGGAAGAATATGTGTTGCAAGTAAACAGTAATAGTAAATTCATAAAACTTGGGGTATGAAACTGGTAAGAAATATAGGAGATAAAGCGATAGTTTTACTCTCCAATGATTTGAAAAATGAACTGGACATGGATGTGGTGACTTCCATAGATCATGCTAATTTGTATGGAGAAATCGCTACTTGTTCTGTCCTACTGAATAAAGTAGGACTTCTTAGAGCACAAGCAGAATCAGAATATGAATCTGCAAAGGTGGAATTTAATGTCTATAGAGCGCAGCTTGCTACACAGATAAGACGTGAATCCATTGTAAACGGTGGAAAGGTGAAAGTGGAAGACATAGGACTTGTGAAACTTACAGAAAGTTCTTTGGACGATATTTTAACAATCAACCCGGAACTACATGCCATGCAAAAAGATTTGGTCAAAAAGAAAAAGCATTTGGCGGAAATAGATAGTCTCTATTGGGCTTTACAGTCAAAGGACAAAAAGTTGACGGGACTTGTCCCGAAGGTGACACCGGAAGAATTTCTGGACAATTTGGTAGAAGGTGAAATCAATACATTTTTAATCATAAAAGAGAAAGAATAATATGGAAATCAAACTAACGGAAGAGTTTAAAATCGTTCAATGTACGAATGCACCATTTCTATGGGATTTGTACAGAATCAGAACAGCAAAGGAAACGGGCAAGCAGTATGAAACGGCAGAAGCCTATGGTATAGACTTAAAAGGAATTGCCGAAAGAGTACCCTATTTTGAGACAGAAGACAAGGCAAATAAACCTGTTTCTTTTAAAGAATTTGTGGGTATGTTTGAAAAAGAACAAAAGCAGATTATTGAAGCGTTTTTAAAACAGGTAAAAGAGAAATAACGATTTATTTATCAATCAATTAAATTAAAAAGAATTATGAAATTTGACAAATCGAAATTCAAGAAGCAATCAATTGAAGATGTAGAAGCAGAAGTAAAACAGGCTGAAAAGACAATGTACAAAGGTAGTAAGAGCTATACAGGCTTTGCTACTGTTCAGAAAGGAAAGAACGTATTTCGTGTCGTTCCAGCAATGGGAAAGGCTTATGTAGCTTGTAAGATGTCCAAATTGCGTGTAGAAGTTCCTACTTATGATGAGAACGGTAAGGTGACCGGCAAAGAGGTAAAAGACAAGAATGTTTTCTGCGCCGACATTCACGGAAAGAATCTTTTGAAAGGGAAAGACCCTATTGTCCTGTATTGCGACTATGTGAGAAAAAAGGCTTCCGAAGAATACCAGGACGATACAGAACGCAGAAAATTCCTTAATCCTATTATGGGGTACAAAAAAGGAAACAAGTTCGTATGGGGTATCAACCCGTCTTTGGCGTATGTTTGCTATGTGTACCAAGGAACAAAAGACTTTGCCCGTTTGCAATTGTACGGAACATGGATGAACCGCATAAAGGAAATTTCGGTTGAAATGTCGGACGATGAAACGGTTTCTTTCGATATTTTCTCTCAATTGGAAGGAGCATACCCGCTTGTGATCACAATGTGGGAAGATGATAAAGGAAAGAAAACCTACTCTTTGTCTGCCGGTATTCCGAAAAAAGGACAAACTTGGGATGAGTTCTTTGAAGAAACTGTTATTCCTGATGAAGATATGGAGTATTTCTTGAATGAAGTTCCTACGCTGGAAGAAATCTACAAGGATGTTTATTCACAGAAAGATTTCAATATGGCTCTTGACGGGTTGAAGCGTTTTGACGAAGAAAACGGATACGATATTTTTGCTGATGAAGGCTTCCTTACTGAAATAGAGGAGATGGCTGCATTGATCCCGGAAGAGGGTAGCAAAGACGATGAGGGGGAAGATGAAGCTCCCAAAAAGACAAAATCCACTTCTAAGTCAAAGAAAGCGGAAGAACCGGAAAACGAAGATGAGGAAGAAGAAAAATCTGCTCCGAGAAAGAATCCGGCAAGTGCACCGGCAAAAGAAAAAGCAGCAAAAGTCGCTTCCTACCCTCCCCTTTCAAAGATGAAAAAGTTCTTGGAAGACTATATTGGAGAAGAGTACCCGGAAGCTGAATTGCCGGACGATCTGACAATAGCAGAGGTTCGTTCTTGGTATGATTTGGCACAAGCTGGAGAGGCACTTCCTTTCCCGGAAGAAGATGAAACTTCCACAGAAACGGCATCTGAACCGGAATCGGACGATGAACCGGAAAATGAGGAAGAACCCAAAGAAGAATCTCCTATTGACGAAGATGCTACGGACAAGGACGAAGAACTTCTAAAGGCTAAAGCAAGATTGCAAGAGCTGAAAGCCAGAATGAAAAAGAAATAATTTCTTCTTTTTTAGTTTTCATATTTTTCTAATTTGGTTTGGGGACTTGAAATACAGTCCCCTTCCTTTCTAACAAAACAAACATGAGCAAAAAATATTTAGCTATAATCTCAACCGACCATCATCTGTCAGAGGGAAATGCTTCTACCATAAAAGATATTTTGCTGGAAGAAATGGAAATAGCCGACAAAAAGGGTATTAAAACTCATATCTGGCTGGGTGATGTTTTTGACAACAGGGTATCCCAAAGGGAGGTGTGCCTTTCTACGCTTCACGAAATATTGGAAGCGTATGACGAAAACGGACATCAAATAATTTGTATTCCCGGTAATCATGACAAAACATCCTATTCAAGTCAAAAGTCATTTCTTACAGCTTTCAAGCATCATCCTTCTTTTACTTTGGTGGAAGAATTGGACGGTATGCAGATAGAAGGGGTTTATTGCTTTTTCCTGCCATTTTTCACTGATGACATTTTACTTGACGAATTGGCAGAAATCGGGGACAAGAGAAAGAAGAACATCCTATTCGGGCACTTTGCCGTAACCGGTAGCAAGAACATGGACGGTACAGAAGTAAAAAGCGAACTAAAGCCTTCCATGTTCGAGATGTTTAAAAAAGTGTATTTGGGACACTATCATAATTACCAACGTGTAGGCAGTAACATTTACCATTTGGGAAGTGTTCAACAGAACAATTTTGGGGAAGATGAAAAGAAGGGTTTTTGGCTTCTGGATTCTGATTTGGAAGTCGATCTTATCCCTTCCACAAAAGGAACAGTATTCAAAAAGCTGGAAATCGACTTGGAGGAAACACCACACAAACAAGCGGTGGCACTTATTAACAAGTTCAAGAAAGAAAACCCTACCGCTCGTGTAAGGGTAAAGGTTTGGGGAGAACAATCTTCACTTGATGCTTTTGATAAAGATGCTTTTACAAAAGAAGGTGTGGACATCAAAAAGAAATTCAAGGAAATAGAAATAAAGGAAGTCCTTGCTCCTACCGTAGAGGTAAAGACTTTGGAGAAAAAGGATATAGAAGACAGATTTTCGTCTTTCTGCAAAGAAAACGGATATGATGAAAAAGAAGGAAAGGAAATTTTAAACAAACTGCTTTATGGCGAAGAAAAAGGAAACTAAAAAGATAGAAGAAGCTCTTGTTGTGACAGACGAACAACCTGTAGAAGAAAAGAAACCCAATCGTTTAGGTGATCTTATTTCAAGAATAGAAGATCGTTTTGGCAAGGATGCTGTGGCAGGGAAAAGGCAGGACATTGAATTTGTTCATTCCGGTTCTTACCTACTGGACGAAATACTTGGTGGAGGATGGGCAAAAGGTCGTGTTGTGGAAGCCTACGGAGGCTTTTCTTCCGGTAAGACAAGTATTGCTTTCCATTTGGCAACGGAAGTGCAGAAAACAGGAAAAGCGGTAGGATATCTTGACACGGAAAACGCTGTTGATCCAAAATACATGCAGGCGATAGGAATTGATTTGTCCCCCGACAAGTTTATCCTTTCCCAGCCTTCTACCGCAGAAGAAGTGCTTGAAATAGCAAAGGAAATGTGCAATGAAGAATCTATCGGACTTGTTGTGATCGATTCCATTGCCGGACTTGTTCCTACTGCTCTTTTGAATGGAGAGGCAGGGGACGCACATATAGGACTTACAGCTCGCCTTTTAAGTTCCCAAGTAAATATCCTAAAGAACATCTGTAAGCAGACCGGATGTATCCTTTTTTGCATCAATCAAATCCGGTCTAACATAGGCGGATACGGCGCGGCCACCACAACGCCGGGAGGTTTTGCCATTCCTTTTTATGCAAGTCAGAGGATCGAGCTTGCTCGTGTGGGTTCTGAAAAAGAAGGAGAAACACAAGTTTCCAACAAGGTGAAGATAACCTGTAAGAAAAACAAGGTTGCACCGCCTTTTAAAGCATGTCAAATCATTATCCGGTTCGGGGTAGGGATTGACAAGGTGATGGAAATTGTGAACATGGGACTTGATTTGGGTGTACTTTCCAAAAAGGGGACTTACATCTATTATGGTGAAGAAAAGATAGGGTTCGGTTTCCCGAAAACAAGAAAACGTCTCTTGGAGGATGTAAAGCTGTTTGAGAAAATCAAAAAAGATGTTTTGGGCGCGTTCAGAAAGAAAGAAACAACATTTGAAAACAAGGAAGAAGAAAATGAAGCCGATTAGAATTGAAGCAACAAATTTCGTGTCATTCGAACACTTTAAATACGAATTTCAAGACGGGGTAACTGCACTTGTAGGGCTGAATAAAACGGACGACAATCAAGGAAGTAATGGTAGTGGAAAAGCCTTGACAATGGATGCGGATATTCTTACTCCTAATGGGTTTGTAAAAATGAGAGAAATAAAGGTAGGAGATGTTATTCTCCATCCTTCCGGTGCATACCAAGTGGTGAGAGCGATTCCGTTTCATGACATTGATGTTGCCTATAAGATTACGTTTTCTGATGGGGCGGAAGTCAAATGCAACAGAAGTCATTTATGGAAAGTTCGCTTGCATAAAGACGAAGACTGGTATGTAATTCCACTTGAAGAAATCATGGAAAGATCAAAAGGCGAGGAGTCCTTTTTCGAAGTACCGGAATGTTTGGGTAAATCTTCCCGGAAGATGATCGCTTTTACTTGTTTGGGAGCGGAAGAACAACAGTGTATAACTGTTTCCGGTGAAGACGGTATGTTCGTTACGAACAACTACATTCCTACTCATAATTCATCCATGCAGCAAGCTGTCTATTTTGCCATTACCGGGAACAATTACCGAAGCAGTGTGGACAAAAAGCTCATTAGAAGGGGTGAGAAGGAAGCAAAAGTATTATTGGATATAGAGTGTCCAATAAGAAAAGAAACTCTCTCTATCGAGCGTATTTTGCCCTTAAAAGGAAGCAGTAAACTAAATGTGTCTTTGAACGGTAAACCGGTGGAACTTGCTACCGTAAAAGACGGGAACAACTATATCCTTTCTTGGATTGCCATTTCACCGGAAGATTTAAAAAGCTATTTCCTTATCTGCAAGGAATACTACAAATCGTTCTTTAAAAGCTCCAATACAGATAAATTGGCTCTTATCAGCCGGTTTATCAATTACGACTTTTTGGATGGAGCAAAAGACATCATTCAAAAAGAACTGGACACTTTATCTTCTCAAAAACTTGCTATTCAAAGTAAAAGGGATCGTGCAGAAGGCAGTGTGGACGCACTAAAACAGGTAATAGAAGATGCTGCCAATTTTGACTTTGAAGCCGACAAACTATTTCGTATCGAAAAAAGAGAAGGTATGATAAAGTCTCTGAAAGAAGAAATTGATTCTTTCCGGTATGAAATTAGTCGTGCAGACAAAAGCATAAAAGAAAATAATTCCGCTTTGGAAGAGCTGGAAGACCTTTTGAAAGAGGAAGAAAAGAAGAAAGACTGCCTGCCTTCTACCAAAGAGATACAAGAGACAATCGAATCCGTTAGAAAGGAATTGGGAGAAGCAAAAGCAAATCAGAATGAAGTCTTGGAAATGAAAGAAGAGCTTTCAAAAATCCATGACGATTTGAAAGTGTCCCTTAGAAAAGTCCTTGTAAACTTATCCGGTGCAATTACTTGTCCAAAATGTAAGCACAAATTCCTTACATTGAAAGACACTACGCTGGAGCAGGAGGAAAAGAAGAAAGTGAAAATCGGAAAACAGGAGAAAGAAGTTGTTTCCGAGATGGAGACTTTGGACGAATCTTTGAAAGAATACGAAGACCTTATTTCTTCTTTCATCCAAATAAAAAACGAGCAAGAGGATGAAATAGACAAGATTCGTCAGTCGGCACAGGAAATCAATACATCTATTTACAAGATCAATGATGATATTGAAAGTATCAAAAGCACTATTTCTTCTTTGGAAAGGAAAAAGAAAACCTTGTCTGAAAAGATTGAATCCAATATGTCCGATATCAAAGACAATGAAAAACAGATAAAGGAAATCAAGAAAGAAAAAGCTACGAAAGTGGATGTGTCTTCACAAGAAAAACAAATAGAGGACACTATGCTTTCGATTGCCGGATATGACAAGGAGCTTTCCGATTTGGACGCACTTCTATTCAAGAAAAAAGAATGGATCGGCAGATTTAAGTCTTTCAAGATGTACCTTGCATTGGAACAGTTGAAAAATATCCAATCGAGAGCTAATAACATTCTGAAAGCGGAAAACAGCGACCTTCGTATCTTAATAGAAGGATTTAAGACAAAAGCGGACGGGGACATCAAAGAAGAAATAACACCGTATGTCGTCCGGGACGAAGCGGAAAACTTTTGGTACTACAGCGGTGGAGAACGCGCAAGGGTGGAAATAGCCCTTATCATTGCTATCCAGAATATGATAAACGAAACAAACAAATGGGGAGGACTGCAATTCCTATCCATTGATGAAATCACGGAAGGGCTGTCGAAAGAAAGCCTGTATGATGTGATCGAAGCGTTGGAGTTTATCCAATATCCTATTTTGGTTACCACCCATATTTCGAATGAAAACGCTTCATGCAAAACGCTTAAAATAGTAAAGGAGAACGGCGTAAGCCGTATTGAACAATGAGTAAGGAAACAGAATTGAAATTTTATATTGGAATAGATAATGGTGTGACCGGCTCGATTGGAATAGTAGGGAAAGATCTTACCTACTACAACATGGTAAAAACACCTGTTATTTCCGGTCAGGATTACACAAAAGCAAAGAAAAACATCTCTCGTGTGGATGTAAAAGTATTGGCAGAAATTATTGCAGATTTACAGGAACACGCACCATGCGTTGCGATTGTTGAACGTCCCATGAAGAATCCTGCACGCTTTGAGGCAACTTGTTCTGCCATGCGTGCGTTGGAAGCAGAGCTGACTGTATTGGAGCTTTACCAAGTACCGTATATTTTTGTGGATTCCAAGGAATGGCAAAGAGAGCTACTGCCAAAGGGAATTACAGGCGCACCGGAGCTTAAAAAGGCTTCTTTGGATATAGGGAAAAGGTTGTTCCCGGAAGTGCTTCTAAAACACCCGGACAGGGATGGTATTCTGATTGCCGAATATGCAAGACGGAAAGGTCTGGTTTAGAAATCTGACAATTTCAAGACAAAAATGTACAAAAATACTTGGAGATGTAATAATATACTGTTACATTTGCGTCCGTTATAAGTAACAAACAAAATAATTTCGACTATGGCAAACGGTAAATATTTGAACATTTTTGTCTTGTCTTTCTTGGACAGACTGGAAAGTATTGAACACGATCTTTCCTACCTCAAAAGCAATGTAAACGACCCTTCAAGACTGGAAGAAGTGGAAAAGCAACTTTCTCTTTTGAAGGACAAAATCAAACAGATTCAGAATGATAAGAATATATTGTGGCAATGAAAACTGCGAAAGGTTTGGGATAAAATCTCCCATGACAAACGCAAAATTCGTCTTTCGGTACAATAAACTTGTCCCTTCAAATCTTCCCAAATGTCCGGTATGTGGCATTCAAGTTTCCTATGAAGAAGAAAAGAACGAAACAGTTCCCGATATTTCCATAGGAGAATTTAAAATGATGTCCACCGAGAACAAAGCGAAGATGTTAAAGAAAAGGGCAAACGACTTTTCAAAGAAAGACGGAAGCGAGGATAGAAAACGCTTCTATCAAGAGAAAACAATTAAGAACGTGTTGAACATAAAATAAATATCAACCATGGAACATAATTCTTATATAGCTATCAGTCATATGCAACGAATAGGAAAGAAGCCTGTTCTTGCTATTATGTCGGCAGACGGAAAGATGGAAAGAGCCATCCTTTTAGACAACTTCAACGGGAAGACAAGGGACTTTTACCAAAACGAAGCAATTGGAAGGGACATTACAGATATTATTCTAAAAGACAACCTTTCCAATTATTCGGAAGGGACAATAAGGGGATGGATAAAAGAATGTGATTCCGTCTCTATCAGTTTCGGACATGAGAACTTCGTGATTTACAAAAGCGTATTAAAACCGCATGAAATCGAAGAATAACTGTATCCTAAACAGATTGAGAGATAAGACAATAGAACTTCCCGGAATAGGAGAAGCCACAATCAAAGGCGTAAGTGTGGCAAGGGATTTTAGAAACATTGAACTGGATGTTGTTCGAAATGGAAAATTGAAATCCCTAAGGATAGGGATAACAGGATTCTTGAAATCTGCAATCATAAAAGAAAGTATATGATGAAAAGAAATTCGGTAATTGCTTTTTGTTTGTTATTTTGTTGTTTTATTGGTTTGGGCGGGTGCAAATCCCGTCCTTCCCAAAGAACAGACTATAACTTCACATTAAAAGATTCCCTATTCTGGGAAAGAGAACTGACAGACACGCTTGTAAAGATTCCCTATTCAATTGTAAACCTCACTATCAATCCTCAAAAAATGGAAGATGGGGAAAAGAGGGAAACAAGCAAGGGACAAGCAAATGTGATTGTTCAGAAAGTAGGTGACACCATTATTGTAACAGCTTCTTGCGATAGTCTGGAATTGGTTGTAAAAAGCCTCAAAGAAAGACTGTCCAAGATAAGTGAAGAAAACGGAAACTTGAAAGAAGAGGTAAAGACATCTCCCAACAGATTGCTTTCTTTTTTAGGAGGGATGGGGATAGGTGCTTTTACGATTCTGATTGCATTATTCATATTACTAAAAGTAACGAAAAGAATTTGAGATTATGGCTAAACTATTAGTATCGGACAAAGAACTGATTAGAAATAGATTTGTCCAAAAAGCAGGAAACAAGTGTGATTCTGTAGAGAATACCAGAGCATTTCTTTCATCCTTAGACAAATAAAAATCATGACACAGAAACAAAAAGAACTGGAAGGCAAAATCATAGAAGCCAACCAAAAATACAGAGAAGGTGCTCCTATTATGAGTGATAAGGAGTATGATCTTTTGATTGATCAGTTAAAAAAGGAATATCCTGATAGCGAAATCCTGACAAAGCCTATCATTGAAGAAAACAAAAAAGGTGACCGGATGGAAAAGTTGCCATATCCTATGTTTTCTTTGGAAAAGGTAAAAACAATCAGTGAGATCAGAAGATGGGTCAAAGATGTATGGGAACTTCACCCAAATGACAAAATTGTCATTACACCTAAATATGACGGCATTTCCCTTTTGGTGGACGAATCGACAAATGAATGCTGGACAAGAGGTGACGGAGTAGAAGGACAAAGAAGTGATCGGCATTACGAATATGTCAATCATGGCAACCCTATGGGAAAGAAATCTTGCTTTACTTTTGGTGAAGCCATTATTCCTGTCGGTATGTTTTTGAAAAACGTAAAACCTCTTGGTTACAAAAGTGCAAGAAATTCTGTGGCAGGAGCTTTCAATGCAGACGAAATGAATCCGCAGGTTTTAGGGAACACCGCTTATATCCGATACGGTATCATGGACTTGGATAGGGACAAATCTTTGCAACTTGCAGAGCTTTACAATACCTATGAACCGTATGCTACGCAGTATTGGGTGACTTCTGCTTCTATTTTCGATGACGAAAAATCCGCTTTTGATTACTTGAATGAACTGTTTGAGCTTACCAAAAATTTCAAATGTGACGGCCTTGTAATTGAAGTGGACGACAAAAACATTCGTAGGACTTTGGGACGGCTTCCTAACGGGAATCCGCGTTATGCTATTGCTTACAAAAACCCGGATTGGCAGGAAAGATACACAACCAAAGTTACTTCTATCGAGTGGGGTATTTCAAAAGATGGCAAAAGCAAACCTGTAATCGTTTTTGAACCGGTTGAATTTGATGGTGCTACGGTTACACGCTGTACCGGTTACAATGCAAAATACATTACTGATAACCATATTTGCCCTAATGCTTATATAGTGGTCACAAGAAGTGGAGATGTTATCCCCAAACACTTGGAAACATTGAAATACAGCATTGAGTGCTTTGAGGGGATGTGTGATAGCATGATGTTCTGTCCTTCTTGCGGAGAGCCTTTGAAATGGGATACAACCCTAACCGACCTTGTTTGTGTAAATTCTAATTGTGATGAAAAAGCGATAAAACAACTTGTCTATTTCTTTGCTACATTGGGTACGGAAGAGATGCAGGAAGCAACTGTAAGAAAACTCTATAAAGGTGGACTTTTCTCTATCGAGGACATCATAAATGCAACAGAAAAAGAACTTGAAAAGATCGAAGGAATAGGTAAAAGTCTTTCCAAAAAGTTGCAAAAGCAATTTGATTCCTATGTAGACGATGGAGTTCCTTTCGCAAGAGTTCTGACTGCTTACAATGTATTCGGTGGCGTGATAGGAGAAAAGACCTGTCAGATGATTTTCAACAGCCTCACCAAAGACCAAATAGACTATATGTTCGAAAACGAGGAAGTTCCTATGAAAGACTTGCTTTCTATTGATGGTATTGCCGAGACTACTGCAAAATCTTTCAATAACGGACTAAAGGCATTCTTTGATCTTTGCAGTGGCACACCTGTTTCTATTTCTTTTATCCAAGAGGAAACAGTGGAAAACGACAATCCCGAATCAGTTTGTTTTACAGGATTCAGAAATAAACAGTGGGAAGAACGTCTTGTAAAAGAAGGCCACAAAATTGTTTCCAGTGTATCTAAAAACACCACAATCCTTGTAACAAAAGACAAAGAAAGTTCTTCATCCAAAATAAAAAAAGCTAAGGATTTGAACATTCCTATTTTGACGCCAGAAGAATTTGAAATCAGAATAGGATGGAAAGAGATATAGAAGACTGGATCAATGACTTTGAGGATGAGGAAACTTATGATCCTAATGAAGATGATCAATTTGAGTAGTTTAATTTGACATAGAAACGAATGAATAAGATTTACAGGGAGGTAACTCTCAACTTCATGAAAGTATTGAATAAAGCCGGGTTTAGGACAAATGCCAGAAGTTTTATTTCCATGCGATCTGTAGACAAGATTATCTCCCTACTCTTTGAAGTCATATTTGACAAACTGGAAAGAGATGGAAAAGTCAATATTAAGAATTTCTGTATCATTAAGAAGATTAAGTGTAAGAATGGCAAGTATTATTTTGAATTTATAGACAATAGAAAGAAATGACGTACTACTACAAGGAAAAGGATTATTGGTATTTTGCCGGATTGGACAAGGAAGCGTTACTTAGACTTAAACTCATTTCTTCTTATAAAAGAAATACAGCTAACAAGGAATTGTATGTCAAATCCGATCCTGCAAAAGAAATTCTACTCAAAGAATTTGTAGCGGATTGTGGAATAGAAGAAACTGATCCTCTTTCTATTGTTCGTACAGGTTGTAAAGCTGAAATAAAGCCTTTTGAGGAACTTTTGTCAAGAAAGGATATAAAACTATTGATAGAAGGACTTTCTCTTTTAAAAAAGCCGAGAAGCTATCAAATGGACTATCTATATTACGCAGTCAATCACGGAAATCATATAAATGGCTCTTCAGTGGGGACAGGCAAAAGTCTATGTTCTGTTCTCTATGCTGAAATGCTTGATCTTTTCCCTTGTATGGTAGTCTGTCCGGCTTCTGTAAAATCCGGTTGGTTGAGAGAGTGGAAAGAAACAAATCCCAATAGACGGGTATCTGTCATTTCCACTACTTCACCGGCAGAAGATTTTGATGCCGATGTTCTTGTGATCAATTACGACATTCTGGGGAGAAGAACAGAAAAGAACGGCAAGACCTCTATCGAAATAAGGCTGGACGGGATGAAGAAAAAGACATTCTCTCTTATCATAGCCGATGAAATCCATTTTCTGAAAAACAGGAAATCCATACGGAGTAAAACATTCAAAAAGTTGACGGGAAAATCCTCTGCCATCATAGGGTTAACCGGTACGCTTATCATGAACCGTCCGTCAGAACTGTTGAACATACTTGCACTTATAGGAAGATTGAAAGAGATTGCGCCGGATGACCCTTACCATCACTATTTCTTTGAAAGATATTGCAACATGAAAGAAACTTTTTTTGGAATGGATGTGACAGGTGCATCCAATATCAAGGAACTGAACGACCTTCTCATCAAATGTTGCTATTTCCATGTAAGTAAACGGGATGCTTTAAAAGAGCTTCCGCCTGTAACCGAAAACATGGTGGAATGCGAGATAACCAACAAGAAGGCTTATAAGGCTGCGGAAGAAGACTTGCTGGAATTTATCTTCAATCATTTCAAGGATGAAGAAAAGGTAGAAAAAGCCGCAAGGGCGGAGTTTTTGGTAAAGATGAATCTTCTAAAGCAGCTTTCTTTGGAAGGAAAGGTGAAAGCAATCAAAAAATGGATAGAAGAATGGCTGGAAGCAAACGAAGATGATAAATTGCTCGTATTCGGTTCTCATTCCACTATTTTGAAAGACATTCAGAAACTTTTCAAAAACAGCCTGCTTGTCATAGGTGAGACGACCGGAAAGAAAAGGGGAAAGGTATTGTCTGACTTTTCTTTCGATCCTTCCAAAAGACTTTTGTTTGCCAATATGGGATGTCTGGGTACAGGGGTGGATGGACTTCAAAAGGTTTGCTCAAACATGGCTATTTTGGAATTGCCACCTCGTCCAAGCGATCTTGTACAGGTAATAGGAAGATTGGAAAGGAGCGGACAGGAAAATCCGGTCACAATCCAATACTTGCTTTCATCTTCTACCATAGACAAGGATTTATGGGAAATGTTGAAAAACAAGAAATCGGTAACCGATATGTTGAATAAGGGTTTTGAGGACGATTCAAGTCTGATGATTTTAAAAAGTTATGGCGAAAAAGCAAAGAAAAGGAAAAGTTCTTGAAGTTTGGACAGACGGCAGTTGCTATGCAAAACATCCTAAAAGGCTGGGTGGGTCTGCCGTTTACATCAAATGGAAAGACAAGGAATATCACATAAGAAAAGGGTTTTCTCATACCACCATAGGCAGAAGGGAAACGGAAGCCGTTCTAATGGCTTTAAAGGCTATTAAAAAGGATTTAAGGGCAACCGTTACCTTCTATATAGACAGCCAATACGTAGCTGATCAATTAAAATACAGATTCGTAGATTGGGTGAAAGAAGACTTGCGTGTAGAGAATCAGGACTTGTGGGACAAAATCTTCATGGAAGTCTTGAAACACGCAAAACTAAGAATAAAGGTCAAATGGATTCCGGGACATAAGAAAGATTACAATGATCCTATTGTTTGTGGAAATTTCATTGCCGACTATTTAGCGGATTACAAAAAATTCAGTAAATATGAAAAAGATCGTCGTGTATAATAAGCTGATCCCTTTCAAGGGATATGTAGCAATGGCCGTTTTTCCTTTTATTTTCGCAAGGAAAAAGTACAAACCGTTGGGAAAAACAACAATAAACCATGAATCCATTCATCTAAAACAGCAAATAGAGCTTCTTATCCTACCTTTTTTCTTATGGTATGGGATAGAGTGGATCGTAAGATTGATCCAATACAAGAACTTCAAAGAGGCTTATCGAAACATTTCTTTTGAAAGGGAAGCGTACGATAACGAATGGGACGAAGAATATTTAGATGGTATAAGAGAGCCATTTGAGTTCCTTCATTATCTAAGAAAAGAAGATTAACAACAATAAAAGCAAACGAAAAGAATTATGGAATGGAGCAAGTATCAATTGGCTATTTTCGATGCTTACGAAAATACCAATAAAAACATAGTAGTAGAAGCTGCACCGGGTAGCGGTAAAACATTTACACTCAAAGAGTTATGCAATCGGACAAAAGAAGGTACAAGTTGTTTGTTTATGGCTTTTAACAAAAGTATTGCAGAAGAGCTAAAAACAAAACTACCTACTACAGTAGAGTGCAACACTTTTCATTCAATGGGACTTCGTACATTAATGAAAAATTTTCGATTCCGAATGCAGCTTGAAGAAAACAAATGCTTTTCTCTTTGTATGGAATTATTTGATTTTAGGAAGAAGGAATACAAAGAGAAAATGCGATATTATTTTGCCTTACAAGAATTGTGGGAAAAGATTAGGTTATCGCTTTGTGAAATCAACGAAGAAAATATCTCTGCGCTTTGCATTGAATATGATTTGGATTATGAAAAATCAATGATAAGTGATCTAAATAAAATCAATGAAAGATGGAGAAAAGATTGTGCTAAAATACAAGGCAACAAATCTTTCAAAATGGACTTTCCAGACATGCTATGGATTCCATATAATTTTGTGGATGAGATAAACTTTCCTAAATATCAAGTTGTTATGGCAGATGAAGGACAGGATTTATTCACACTTCAAAAAGAAATTTTGCAAAGATACATCAAACCAAGAGGTAGATTTATAGCTGTAGGGGATTCAAAACAACTTATTTATAATTTCATGGGTTCCGATTTGGATGTATTCAATTCTATAAAAGGAATGCCCAATACCATTTGTCTACCGCTTTCTGTTACTTACCGGTGCGCAAAGAAAATTGTTGAAAAAGCAAACGAAGTATTCCCCGGTACTGAATGTATTCCCACAGCAATAGAAGGTGTTATAAGAAGTGGTGATATTTTTGAAGCCGAAAGCGGAGATTTTATTCTTTGCCGGAATAACTATCCATTAGTTGCTACTTTTATTATGCTATTGGAAAAAGGAAAGAAAGCATCCATCATGGGACGGGACTTTGGAGAAAGTCTTTGTCGGCTTTTAGATGGACAGGAACGCTTGGACGACCTATACCTCCTATTGGAAGATAAAGTTTCTAAATTAAAAGAAAGAGGTTTGTCTGAAATCGCTATTACCAACAACGCTTCTTATGTAACTTTGAAAGGAAAAGTTTCTATCATTGAAATTCTATACAAGCGTTTCCCCGGTTCTTTTTTAGCTTTGAAGCAAAAGATCAAAAACATTTTCTCTGACGATAAAACCGGCATCATTCTTTCTACCATACACAAAAGCAAAGGGTTGGAAGCAAAACGGGTTTTCTTTTTAAATCCTGAATTAATTCCTTCCAAGTTTGCAAAGACACCTAAAGCCTTGTATGCAGAGGATTGCTTGAAGTTCGTTGCTATTACAAGGGCAAAGGAAGAACTGGTTTATTGCCATATAGATACAGAAGAATCGCCTTTATAAGTAACAAACAAAAGAAAGAAAAACTGACAATTTTACGTATTTTAACTATAAAAGAGCGATTATGTAACAGTATAATGTTACATTTGCAACATCAAAAACTAAGAAGATGAAAAAGAATAAATTTTATATCATTGTTCCTCATGAAAATGGGAACATTTCGCTTTTCAATGCAAACAAAATAGAAGGACTGGAATCCTATTTACCTTCTATGGAAGCTGTAAAGACAAACATCGAGCTTCAAATGGCAAAATGGAGAAAGGATCATTCCTACAAACCGCAACCATTAATGTTAGGAGTTCCTTTGGATATATTTTTGGAAGCGAAAGCCATTACAAAAGGCAAATGGAATGAGATACCTTTGAACCAAGGCTGCAATGGCGTACCATCTGTTCTTCTTATCCCTAACAAAAAGGAAGATGGGGAAGAATGACGGAATCACAAAAGATGTCCTTATTGCTTTAGACAGTGACGCAAGAGCCATGAGATGTGATGAGATATACGAAACCGGACATCTCACCCTTGCAATCACCTTAAAAAATCATTCAGAATTTGGAAGGGAGCTTGCAGAGTGTATCAAAGACGATTACAACCATGTAATGAATTTTACTTTGAATACCGGGGACAGTTTCAAAGCAACAGCAGGACTTCTTGTAATGGATATGTGGGGAAACTGGATGTCTTTGTTGTCGGCAGAAGGGATACCGCTTTTCTCCTATGATTTTTCCGCATGGAGAAAGAAAGCCAAAAAGTTTCTGTACATAGAAAAAGCATCTTTCCTTCCCGACCCGGAAATAACCTACAATTTTAAGATGGAATCACCGTCTAAGAATTTCGTTATTATCCCAAGGGGTAGTGAGGGGTGCGATTTTACAAAAGGAATTATTTTACAATCATTAATCTGAGACATTATGTATTTTGAATCAACTATAAACTATTGGACAGACAATCCAGACGGTTTTAAACCACCTAGAATACCTGTTAAAAGAACTATTCTTGTCAGGGCTTACACCTATACGGAAGTAGAAACGATCACTACTGATTGGGGAACGAAAGAAACAAATGAAGACTTTAGGGTTTCTCCTATCAAGGAAACAGATATTATTTCTGTAGTAGGAAATGGAGAGAAGTTTTTCAAAGTCGTCTCCTATTACCCGGAGACAACTCCTAAAGGAAAAGTAAAAATGCAGAAAATTGTTTTAATAGTTCGATCAAATTCCGACACAGAAGCTATCGAAAGAACAAAGCTGTATTTTGATTTTCTGTCAGATATTAATGATCTGGTTATTAAATCTGTCACTCTTACAGAAATAGAAACATATATAGAGATAGATTGATATTATGAATGTACTTAGTTTGTTTGACGGAATGTCCTGTGGACAGATAGCGTTATTTACCTAAAATTCATACATTTGCAATATGAAATTGGTTGAACAACATACAATTAGACCATCTTCTCCTTACTACAAGGAGTTGATAGAGTTATTGCATAAGTGTAAAAACTTATATAATAAGGGTTTATATGTTGTTAGACAACATTATTTTCAATACAAAGATGATAATACGGTAAAATACAAATACCTAAACTACTATTCTCTTGAAAAGAAATTAAGGGATGAAAAATGACCCTGATTACAGGGCATTACCTGCTTCAGTTTCACAACAAGTTCTTATGATGGTAGATAGAAACTTTAAATCTTTCTTCAATCTTCTTAATAAGAAAAACAAAAGAGAACATTCCAATCCAGTTAGGTTGCCCAAATATCTTGACAAGAACGGGTTGTTTATAGCTGTATTTACCACTATCGCATTTTCGCAAAAATGGATAAAACAAGGTGTTGTCAAATTGCCTAAACGATTTTCTTTCACAACTCGTACTAACAAGCAAAATATTCAACAACTTAGATTCATTCCTAAAAATGGATTTATCTCGTTGGAGATTGTTTACAACAAGAAAGAGAAAGAAAGACTTGCCGACAATGATAAATATCTTGGTATTGATATGGGTCTTAATAATCTTGCATCGTGTGTTTCAAACACTGGTTCTTGTTTTATCATCAATGGTAGACCACTAAAGTCTATTAATCAATATTACAACAAACGTTTATCATATTTAAAATCTAAATTAGGTAAAAACAGATATGCTTCAAAACAAATTATTTCATTAACCAACAAACGGAATAATAAAATCAAAGATTATTTACACAAGGTAAGTAGGATATTGGTTAATCATGCAGTTTCCAATGGTATTAATACAATCATAATAGGTCACAACAAATACTGGAAGCAAGAGATCAATATCGGTAAACGAAATAACCAAAATTTCGTTTTTGTGCCTTTTAATACTTTGATTAGTATGATTTCTTATAAATGTAAATTAGAAGGTATTAATGCTAAAATTGTAGAAGAATCATATACTTCTAAATGTAGTTTTCTGGATAACGAAAAACTATCAAAACATGATTCCTACAAAGGTAATCGTTCCAAAAGGGGTTTATTTAAAACCGAATCAGGAGCAATTATCAATGCGGATATTAACGGAGCCTTTAATATCATAAGAAAATCAAAAGAATCCTTTGATGTAACTACGTTACCAGAAGGTAGAGGGTTTTGGTGGAACCCAGTACGGATTTCCGTATAGATATATAATTTTGTTAGTATAAAGTTATATAATCACCTTTTCCATAGTAGTTAAGATACGCTTTCCTACTTTTCACAAGTACAATTTAAAACAACAAGACATGAGCAGAAAGAAAGAAACAGAGCTTCAAAAGCTCATTAGACATATTAATTCCATGGATCGTCCGTTTGAATTTTACGACATCTCCAAATGTAATTTATTCTTTAACGGTACACTTAGAAAAACTATTACTTATCTTTACAGGGCAGGATTTATAGAACGGATTGAAAGAGGACGTTACAAACGCCTTAAAATAATCCCGGAGAACATAACTACTGTAGAGTTAGAGAAAATGGCTTACAAACGATAAAAGACATGGAATTTTCGACAATTTGCATTGTATTACTGGGAATAATAACGGTTTTCCTATTGGGGACTGTATTTGTTCTTTGGTTGAGAGTTAAGAACTTGAGACACTACTGCGTGGCAATAGATTCAAGAATTGATTCTGTAAGACTTAACTATCTCATAGGTTTTAGAAACCTCTTGATCCAGCAGGAAAAGTTCGAAGATGTAGAATACATAGACGAACTGATCAAAGACGAATATCCCGACATAAACCTAAAGGAAGTGACAGTAGAAGACATGCTTGATTTATTATAAACTTTTAAAAATCAATTGATTATGGAGATTAAAGTAAAAAGAATAACACCTATTGATTATCCCTATACAATAGGAAAGATGTACATTGATGAGACTTATTTTTGTGATACTTTAGAGGATACGGACAGAGGATTGTCCCAAGATATGTCAGAAGAAGAAATAAAATCAAAAAAAGTGTACGGACAAACCGCCATCCCTACTGGTAGATATAAAATTCTTATGAATGTAGTGTCGCCTAAATTCAGTAAAAAACAATTCTATATGGATGTTTGTCAAGGCAGAGTACCCAGATTAGAAGGAGTAAAAGCGTTCTCTGGAATTTTATTGCATTGCGCCGCTACAGCCGACAATGTAGAAGGTTGTATAGGTGTAGGGTACAACACTATCAAAGGGCAACTTACCAATAGTAAAGAGGCATTTGAAAAGATGTACAAAAAACTTTCTTCTACTGATGAAAAAATTTATATTACAATATCATGAAGGAAGATTTATATAAAGGTAATAGGGACGAGAAAGGAAGATTTATAAAAGGTGTCCCTTCCAATCTGTGTGCTGACGAAAGAGCTAAGATCATTCAAAAGGTTATTGAAACGAAAAAGAAATCTCCTGGGTACATTGGAGATTTGAAAACAAAGTATCCTTATATTTACAACTCATGGAGAAGTATAAACTATACAGAAAAAGGGAAGAAAGCTGGCGTTTGTGAAAGATGGAAATCTTTTAAATTGTTTTTAGAAGATTCTCTTTTGGCATATAAAGAAGGGTATGTCTTTAGAAGAAAAGACGTGCATAAACCTTTTTGTCCTGACAACGCTATTTGGGTATCTAAAGAAGAATATCAATATTTTTGCAATAAAGACAATTGTGTTATTATTGAATATAATGGAAAATCTTTATCAATAAAAGAATGGGCAGAGTTAAACGATAGGAGTGTTACTGCCATAAGAAATATGTATTATAAACGTTATTTAAAAGGCAAATGTTCTATTGAAAAAGTGTTATTTGGTGATTTGAAAGAATTTAAGACAGATAAATCACCAAAAGACTATAAAACTGTATATAGTCCAAGAACAAAAGCCTCTAAAATGATTAGAGAGTATAAGGTTAAAGACAAAAAGATAGGTTTCACAGGCAAAGAATGTGACATAACACCTCAATATATTCTTCAAAATATATTTGGACAAAAATGTAGTTATTGTGGAACAACTGAAAATGTTGGTTGCGATAGAATAGATAATTCCAAGCCTCATACAATATCTAACATTATACCAGCTTGTGCTGAATGCAACTTTATTAGAGGAAATAGATTTTCTGTTGAAGAAATGAAACTGATTGGAGAAACAATCAGACTAATTAAAGCCAACAGAGAAAAGTCTAAGTAAAATACCCGTATAATTATAATGCAAAAGTATAAATTCGAGTTATTAACCTATTAACTGGAAAGGAGGTGAGAAAGAAAGACTATCCTAATTTATCATATCAATAAAGTTCGTTTTAATAAAGGAGGACGCCGAAAATCCTTAACAGAGTAGGCGCATTAACAATCTCGTTGTTAGTAAATTACGTTAATCAAGAAAGGGCTTTGAACACAATCTGTAAAAATCGGTTCTTAGCCCTTTCGTCTTTTAAAAACTAATAGTATGCCTTACGAAAAGAAGAATGTTGAAACTCCCAAAAAGAAACCTGTAATCATCCCGGTAAAGAATGCTGTTCCTGTTTGGAATAGTGCAAAAGTAATCAATCTCCCTATCAATTCCAAACATATAGAATATCATGGGGAAATGTACTTAGGTTAAGAATAAGCCCGGAAAATAGTTTTTGTATTAGGTATGATCGACCGGTCGTATTTTGCTTTCAATCTGAACAAGATTTCCCTTTGAAGGGCTGATTCCTGGTTTTTCAGTTTCAATACCGTTCCCCGGTAGTCCGATACAGTCCATTTCCCGTCTTTCTTTTCCAAAAGAGACAAACGCGATCTTATATCCCCATTTACAAACACTTTTATAGATGGGGATATTTTTATTTTCGCGTCCTTTACGTTTATCAGATACTTTTTCAGTTCCGGCAGCATTCTTTTCCTTCCGTCACTGCCCGCATCACCTTCCAGATACTTTATAAACTTTTCTATTCCTTTTATCTTCCGGTCTATACTTTCTTCTTTTTCTTCCGACAGGGCTATTTTCAAATTCCGTCTTGTAATAGGTTTTATGATCGTACTTCCCCACAGGAAACCGTTGGAGGGACAAAGCTCGTTGAACCTTTCCACTCTTTTTATATAGAGGTTTATCTTCCTTTCCTTGTTCGTCATAGCTCCCTTTCCCTATTTAAGTCGTAAAGCCTTTAATCTGTCCTTTACAGAGGCTTTTCTTTCATCATCTATATAAGTAGCCTCCTGTACTTCATAAGGCGTCATTTCGTCTAAGAACTTCTTGTTTTGCTTTTCCAGTTCTTCCCAATTGGCTGCACGGATCAGATCGCCCGGAAGCATAATCTTTTCCCTACCCAGAATAGTTTTATTGAAACCATTGAAGTCCTTGTAGTAGCTTGTTGCAAGCTGATGTACCAATACAGTAGGGTCAAGACCTGATTTTGCAGCGACGAGACCTATTATAATAGAATTGATGGGAAGTGTACGGAACACACGAGAAACGTTTTCCTGCCCGTGCAAAGTAGCGACAATGTCTATTTTCCCGTCTACAGTCAGCTTTAGTTCATTGCCTTTTACTTCTTTCCGGGCTTGTTCGAGCATGTTTCTTATTTCCCGCTCGAATATCAATGCCTTTTCTTCCTTTTCTTCTGCAAGGTATTTTTGATACCGGTGCTGTAGGTCTATTATGATAGTGTTTATGATCTGTAGCCTACCGGCTTCCGTTGCCACCTTATATTGATTGGATGAAGCAAGAAATACGGCACGTTTGCTTTCGATTTCCGCTTTCTTTTTGGCGAAGATGGCTTGCAGCTCCTTTTGGGTAAGTTTTATCTTCTTTTCTTCCTTTAGGATTTTCTGGACATCATCAACGCCGTTCATCTCCCCAAACAGTTTCACGATATAGGACATGATTTCCGGCGTGACAGATGAAAGCATTTCTTTTCGGTAAATGTCGTTGAATACCTCTTTGCACCTCTTTATTTCTTCTATGAGAGGTATAACATACATTTCTTTATGTCGTTGTGCTTTCTTTACGTCCGATTCCTTTCCACCGTGACGAAGGATAAAACCCTTTGCAGAATAGCTTTTTAAGTCGGCCGTGATCTCCTCCCCGTCCTTACCTTCAAAGACAAAGAAACGGTAAGACGATTCAGAAAGTGCCCTTTCTGCCGTTTCCAAAGCGACAAAAGCGTTTTTTAGCTCACTGGAAGCGGTCTGGATCACTTCTGGAGCTTGTTCTATTATTTCCACAAAGTCCTTTTGGGAAATAGCCGGTAAATCTTTATTAGTAAGTTGTTTCCTCTTCTGCATTGTTCAATTCTTCGATTTGAGATTTGGAAAGCTGTGCACTATTATATTCAAAACATTCTGATTTGTCCACATAAGGACATTCGATTTTGTATCTACAGTTATCGCAAACTATAGAAGGTTTGTCTACAGACTTTTGTAACTTCATTTTGACAAAAATTTAATGGTTGTTCTTATTATGTGGCAAAACTACACTAAAGAAAGGACAAAAACAAAAGTCCTTACCTATACATCGCGTACCGGTAAGGACAAAATAATAACATAAACTAATTAAACTACTAAATACCAATTGAATAACTAAACTAATAATATAACAAACATAAAATTTTCTACACATAGCAAAGATATACAAATCTTTTTCTTTGGAAAGACTAAACACTTTCAAAAAATGCAACCTCTTTAAGCTGATATATTTTCAACTTTTCCCCGTTCTCTATTTTGTAGCCGACATACACTAATTTATAAAGGAACTGATAAAAGTTGCCCGGCAAAAATTTCTTTTTGTTTTTCTTTAGGATATTCTTTACAAAATATCCTTTACAGAAAAAACCTTGTAACTTTTTTGAATCATTCAATAGAAGTACATTCACAATATCTACAGATTTGTTCAAATAGAAGCACGGCACACCGGCATTGTATTTCCATGTTACAAACTTAACATTGTCTTTTGTGTAATACTTCATTCTATTCTTTCCTTTTTCTTTCCTTATCTGCCTTTTAGAGACAAACAAGGAAAGGAATTTGTTTAACCGGATCATAGCGTTACATGCTTTCGTTTATCTTTTGTAATACACTTTGCAGCACACTATCACCGTTGAAAGTTGCTTCTACTACAGTGTCTATACTTCCATTATCATAAGTAAACACTATTTTCCCGGTTTTATCATATAGCTTTATATCCTGTATAACTTTTAACTCTTTTGGGCTATCCTGTTTTACTTTAGATATGATACTTTCCAGGTTAAGTCCGGTTACCTCTAACATATCGTCCGTATAGTCCGAGACATTAAAATCAAAATAGCTTTCATTCTCTTTATTCTGGACAAAGTTATACGCTTCAAACTCGTTTTTAAATACTTTTTCTTTTCCGTTCTTGAATAGGTGGAATGTTTGCGCGTTCGGTTGCTCCCAATGATAACCGTCTTTCTCCATAAAGAAAAATACTTTGTTTGTAGCACTTTCTTTGCTCTCCTGTAGATTTGTATCATTTTTATTTTCCGACGTTCCTACAGGCTTAATATCTGTGTCCGGTTCTTTTGTTTCTTTTCCACAATAAACAGACGTTAACTTATCCGGGAAATAATCGTTCTTATCTCTAATTGAATTAAAATAATTAATTTTGTTATCAATCATAAAACAGTTGTCACAGTTGTCAGAGACAAAAGAAAGTTTACAATAACTATATTCTTTTGTAAAATATATTTCGCCGTTCCAACCGTCCAGACAAGAAAGTACTTTACTTAATCTATTATCTGATCTATAACTAAAATTAGACGGTTCAGACAATTGCACAAACAATTCTCCGTATTTATTTTCTGTATCACTTATTCCTAATTCTGTAATATAATTTACTCTTAATCGGTCTGATCCTTTTTCTATCTCAAAAGAAACAAATTCGGAGACTTTAGATATAGTTTTTAAATCCTTTGTAAACTGTTTGCTGTCCTTAACTGTCAATTTTAATTCCTTGTATAAAATAGGGTAAACATTCTCTATATTTACATTCTTATTGGAATCATTGTAGCGGTACTCAAACGTTTCGCCTTTATCTGTTACGATCGTTACGACTATTTGACCCTCTTTATCGTCACAGTTAACAACAATATGACATTCTTTTCCTACTACCTTTTTAAAGATGTCAAAAGATATACATATATGCTTATCCCAATTGCCAAAAAAATTAGATATTTTCACATTTCTACTTTTACAAATAAACGAATCAGTAGCATATATTTTGCCTAAATTTATATCTATTAAAATATTGTTATCAATATAGTGATTTGAACTTTTGGTTTTTGCAGTTAGAAACGTTTTGTCTTTCTTGTTAAATTCAATATCAAAAGAGCAAATACAATTATCCTCGCTTTCTTGCGCCTGGTTTCTTTCTTTGACAAATTCTAATTTTTCTTTTGAACCTGACAATTGCTTAAACCTCTCCAGATATTCAAACACTTTGATCACGTCAAAGCTACATTTGAAATTATCTTTTTCAATAGAAACAATGTTATTAGATACCTTACATATATAAAACACGCTATTTTTAAAAATAGGGTCAATATTAGAATAATAAGGGCTTTTTGTATAATATTTTATCGCTTGATCTTTTTCTTTCTCTGTTAGTCTTTCTGCTTTCCCTTGCTTTGTTTCTAAGCTCTCACAGCTTTCAATGTAAGTGTAAATGTCTTTCAATGTATATACACCAGGTTTTTCGTTTTTAAAAAGTTCCTGGAAGTATGCTTTTGCGATTTCCAACAATTCAACAAAAATTTCCATGAATAAAGTATTTGTACTGTTATTAGTTGCTTTCATTTTATTATCTCCTATTAGTTTATATTATTGTTAATAAATTGTTTATGCTTTATGGATTGATTGATAAAATAGGTAGGGTTATTACTCCCTACCTTTGTCCAGGTTCGTTACCTCTATTCCTTCCGGTAAAGTATTACTGCACACAAGTTCGTTGATTAAATCAGAAGGAACCTTTTCGCAGCAATCTAACCAATTAAAACAAAGTTCGTTTTTATGATCGTAAAGGGTAACGTTATCCCAACTTATGCCGAAAGAAACAACTGCCCTTTTTACTTCATAAATTTTTTTGCTTTTTCTACACTTTTGGCAAACTCTTTTTCAATCTCTGCAAGTTCTTCTAACCGTTTCTTTGATCTTGCAGTTTCTTCACGCGCTTGTTTCATTTCTTTTGTCGCGTAACCATGTTTAAACAAATAGGCCATGTTCTTTTCAATCAAAATATAAAGTAAAAACAAAACAATAGGGATAGATAGGATAACATGCAAAAAGTTCCTTTCATCAACAAATAGAACAATAAGAGCGATAACGAAAGAAATAAATACTACTTTCAACCCTTCCAATATTACTTGTATAGCCTTCATCTTCATAACTTTGTTGTTTAACTGTTTATTAAAGTGTATTATTTACATTTATTTTATAGGACTTTCCAAAGGAAATACCGCGCTTTGTATTTTCAATAGGTGTAAAAGTTACATTATTTCCGTTCCTATCGGCTCCATAAATACCCGTTGCACCTGTTTTGTTTTCCCTACAAAATTGCTTTGCTTTTTGAAGGCTGGAAAACTCCAACCCGTTAACTATCCACTTGTATACGCGTTTCATTGTATTTGCAAATTTGATAATAGTTCAATCGCTTTTTCGTTTCCTTTGTTTGCTTCTTGCTGCAATTTCTCCAAAGTAGTAAATTTTCTCCCACCATTTACACCAATTTTTCGACATAGAGAAATAAACGTACTGTGTAAAATTTCTTCACCCTTATAAATATACTTTGTTTTCATATCCTTATCGCTTTAAATCCTTAAAATTCAAATGTTTCTCGCAAATTGTTTGCAAGTTCGTAAATATCAACGCCTTCAAACACTCTATTATATTTATTTTCTTGCTTGCATAACGTGTTCCATAAAGTAGGCGTATTTCCTTCTTGCTGGCAAAATTCGTTTTTGTAAAGAATGTCCTGTAAAAACGAATAAAACATTTCTATTATTTCCTTTCTATCTTTATCAATGACACCGCAACGGAAATTTTGAAAGCTATCAAACCAATCAAAAGATAATCTTTTGCCCTCATAGCTCACTGTTACAATGTAGTGATTATGATTTTCCGGGTATTTTTTATCCCATTTGCAAGCCTTCGTGTTTGAAAGCAAACATTTAATTTTGATTGCTTTACCTTCGTAGGAGATAGAAGTTACTTTGCTATCGCCGTTATCCGTTATCGCCGGCTGATCGTTAAATCTTTCTTCTTCGTTGTTAATAAATTCTTGTACTTGCTTTGTACTAATTCTCTTTGCTTTCATAATGCTTGTTAATTTAATTAGTTGTTATTGTTAGTTCTTTATCACATTACAAATGTAACACTTTAATGTTACATACCAAAGGTTTTATAGTTAAGAAAGGTTAATTTGATGATTTTTCTTTGTTTTGTTTGTTACTTATATCAAAATTGAGGCGGAGCGAAAGCGCATACAGCGCGGGCGGAACCTCAATTTTAAAACAAATAGGAATAACTTAATACCAATAAAGAAAACCTTATTTAGAATGAATCTAAATAGCATGATACACAATTATTTGAATATTAACAAATTACACAAATACCTATCAAAATAAAAGAAAAAAGAATAGAAAAAGCATGTCGAAAAAACTATAACTAAAAGTTATAACGAATAGGAAAAAGAGAAAAGAAGGAAATCAAAGGAATGTAAATATGAAAATGTTAGATAAGTAGGTAGGTGTAAAATGTGATTTGTGACTTTTTAGATTTATGTATTTCTAGATATGCTTCAAAATTTAGATTATATGATTTTATTAAATGCAGATATTTCTTTTTGTATGGTTTGTAAACTTTGGTATATCTCTATTAGGTACATATTTTAAAAATTTAGTTTTGAAACTTAGAATTTATAATTTTAGAGGTGTTTTGTGTATGTATTTGCCCGCCCTGCCTGCCATCACCCCCCAATCCTTTCCCTCCTATCCTTCTATTATCCTACCTTTTCCACTATTCAAGCGGTGTTCGGAGTGTTTGCTATTGTGTTTGAAAGATACTTTTTCACCTTTGTTCCTGTAGTTGTTGATTGTCTTCTGTTGTCTGTTCTTAGCCTTCTAAGTACTGCCTTCTTCTTTCCTGGGATATATATCTATTGTTTTTAAAAGTAGTTCTATGGCGCTGCAACGCACCATATACGAACTACTTTTGGAAGCTATAATAATACCGAAATGCACCTATTTTCACCTGCAAAGAATCAAAACTTTTCATTTTTGACACTAAAATTACTAAAATGACTTATTGTATAATTTTTTAATCACTCTAAAAAATCCAGTTTTTAAATTTGATTTACTTAACTATCAGAAAATCAATATTTTAAATGAATCAATTTTTCGAGTACGCGCTATAGGCGAAAATAGTTTGACTTATTGTACTTTTTACAATGAAAATAGACAAAATTAGGTCTAAAAACTTTCAAATTTGACACAAATAGCCTTTTATTGTTACGTTGATAGGGAACAACCCTTCGTGTGTCGTTATCCTTCATTACCTTGTTATTTCCTTTATTTCTTCATTTTTCTTATATATATGATATATCATATATATAAGAAATTTTTCTTTGTGTAGGGCTGTAGCCCTTCGTTACCTTCTATCCTTTACACATGGATGTAGCTCATTCCTTCATGTGTAAAAATAAGATTGTTATTTCTTTTCAGTTCCTATGCTCTGATCCTATGACCTCAAATAATCGTTTTTAAGGCTTTATTTTTATCTGGGTGGTATTGGTGTATCATTTTGAAAAGAAAGTGCTAGAAATAAGCGGAAAAGCAGGTAATCCGGGGTATTTTGTTTATCCAGGGTATCTTTAGGGACTGTTTGAGGACTCTCCATATTGAGGTGGCGTGCCTAATACGTCACAAGAAAAAGTTTTATTTTGCTCTCCATATAGGCGATTTTTACAAACAGTCATTTATTTTCTCCATCCACAAGAAAAAGTTCTCAAATAGTTCTCTTGGTGGGGATTTTTCAAAATAAGTATATTTTCAATCTATTGATTTTCAGCATCTTATGTATATAAAATCTCAAAAATGCACTCCTATTGGCAATTTACCATCCTACTTTTTCTATTATAGTAGAAACATTGTTTTATCTGCAATATCTTCTTTTTTCTCTTTTTGAATGGGGAGGGGGTATTTCTTTTCCTTTCCTATGGGTTTGACTTTCCTGTTTTTCTTTCTTGATATGTACAGAAATATGGATTTGGTTTCCTGTTGGCGATTTTTGGTGGGTTGTTCTATCCTATTTTCTTTCGGAAGGGGAATCCTTGCGGATTCTTTCTCCCTTCCGAGGGATAATCGCTTCGCTCAATGCATAAAATCTCCCTATTTTGACAAAATGATTTAGAAATAATTGATTTCTATATCAAAATGATAGCAGGGAAATCGGGTTTTCAAAACTTTTTTCGCTATAAGGGAGTGGACGAAAATTGAAAAATTTAAATTATTGATTTTCAGACTTATGTGATTTTTGATGGGTTTCATTCAGCTTATTTTTCGACTGTTTTTGAATTTTGACTATTTGTAAAGTAAACAAAGGCTATCTCTATTAAAATGATACCAATAAAAGACCAAAAACAGGCTAAAATGTAACGGTTTATTGTTACAAAATAGGGTAAATCTCCTACTACAAATACATCTGGATTGCTATAAATTACACCTAAATGAATGGAATTTTGCCTTCTGGAAAGGTGATTTCTTCTATTTAACCTTCTGTAACAAATTTCCTACCAAAATGTAACTATTTACTATTACTTTTTCAGATTGGTTTTAACAATTGAGGTAAAATGAGACAAGAAAATGGTGATTGGACTTATTGTATATTTTTACAATAAGGTGTAAAAGTGACGTTTTGGTAAGTTTTTGAGTTAAATGATTAAATATCAATGATTTATGAATTTTGAATTTCCGACTTCCCTTATAGGCGAAAATGAATTTACTTATTGTATATTTTTGACTCAAAATAGAGTGATTTTAATGTCTAAAACATGGATTTTTGATTTTAACATTTGGGTAGGAGAGGGAGAGAGTATTTATAAGTAACAAACTTTTTATGGATTTGTCGCAATATAATATGTTATACGAAGTTTTTGAGCTAAAATGTAACATTATATTGCGACAAATCGGATGATTTTTGATTTCATTTTGAGACATATTCTTTTAGGAACTTGTTCACGAGATACACTTGCCCTTTGCCGGTTACAAGAGGTGTACTTACTGTAATCAGATCACCGTTCGGTTTTGTGATCGTTCTTTTCTTAATCTCGAACATTCCTGCTTCTACCCATCTTTGCATTGGTTGGTTGTAGTATTCGCCTTTCACTCCAAGATACCCTCTTTTGCGAAGCCACTTAAATAACCGGTTCTGTCCTACTTCCATTCCGTTTTGACAGATGATCTTTGCAAGTTCGGCAACAAGACAGGAACGTTTGGATTCGGTTACAGCCATTGCAAAAATCACTTTGGGCAAGTCTTCTTCTATTTGGTTCTCCAAGTTTTTGTTTTCTTCTGCAAGCTGTTTTGTCTGTTCTTTTAGAGACTGCCTTTCTTTTTCTTCTTGAATCCATTTTTCTGCACGTTTGATTGGATCGGCAATCAGATAAGACGGATTTTCCCCTTTCAATTTCTTTTCGCAAGCAATAAAATATTTCCGGGCTTGTTTCCCTTTCTCATTTCCTTCTACCATAGACAATTCTTTTGCTGCATCCAAAGTAAGAGCGTATTCTTTCTTCGGTCTACCTCCTTTTGAGTTTTCCCCAAATTCGGTGAAAACCACATAATCTTCATTTTCAGTCAAATCGTATCTTTCAATTCGATCCTTTATCCAGCTTGAAAAATCCTTTCTACTTTCAAGAAACTCATGCAAGTCTCTTGCGTTTACCACTGTTCTCCCATCATTATTCTTGATAGGGATTAACTGATCTTCTACTAAAATTTCAATTTCTTTGTTCATAACTTTTGTATTTTGATTATGTTCGTAGGCAAAAGAAAACGGCTTTGCCTTTCCCGGTTGCAAGCCACATTAGGAAGTATAGAGGTTTCCTTAACGTTGGGAAGGCGAAAGCCGTTTATTATGTATAGAACGGTTATTGGTTTCGTTTCTTTTGTTTTCCGAAAACCTGTTATACCTGCATCAATGTAGCTTGCGCTGCAAATATAGCAAGATTGTTGGAACAAATACCCTATTTCATAGTAAAAAGTCTTTCTATGATTTTTATTGTTTGTTGTTAGACTTCAATTTATCCGCTCTTTTCTGCAAACTATCAGCCAGTTCCTCAAAGGCGATGTTAATCAAATCACAGTCTTTAGATGTTCGGATTTTGTCTGATACGCCGGCTGATTCAATAAGTATTTCTACATTATTGGCAAAGGTTTCTAACGCCAATATCTTTGCTTCTCTCTTATTCATATTTCTTATTGTTTGCTGTTGTTCCACTTCGCGTTATCCGGTATTATATCTCTAAAGCATTTCGGCACATCACCTTGATGCCACCAATCATTAGATATCACCTTTTCACCAGAGTTTTTAATGGCTTCCATCGTCCTACCGCCAAAACCCATAAATCGTCTTGTCATGTTATTTGTATTAGGAACGAATGGATTAGCAATGTACGATGTTCCATCTATAATCAACCAATTGGGATCATTTTTGTGTTGTTCGTACATTCTTATCCAAAATGCACAATGGTAGCAAACACCGTCTCTTTCCATAATTGAACGGATATCGCATTTGACAAAATGTTCTGGGTTCATATCATGGATTTTATTTTGTCCCGACCCATCTTCTTGTCCACACTTAGGACATGTCTTTTTCTTAGTTTCCATATTCATTCTTTTGTTTTTTACCTTATTCTTCCCATTCTATTTTTACTGTTTTGTAATACAAACGACTTGACTTTTCACCTGATTCCATCCTATCCTTTGCTTCTTTTCCAGATTCAAAAAGATTAAGTCCCGGGAACAGTAGTCCATCTTTATCTTTGTACAAGTTTATCCATCTCTTTTGTTTTGCAGATTTCATGAAAAGATCACACAGATATCCCCTTCCATCGTTACTATATCTTCCCATATTGTTATAAGAGAAAATAGTTTCATTGCCAGCATCTTTTACTAAGGCCACAATAGGATGATGTCCTATTCTATCAAAACACAAGATTCTCGCTTCCTTACCATCTCTTGTGCACACCGGATGTCCGACTTTCGCTTTTTCTAAATCAAATTCCTTCATTTCAAAATTTCATTTTTTCGAGTTTGACAATCTGCTTTTTCAAAGACTCGATTTTCCTAAGTCTCATATCTTCCACCTTTTTCAAGACTTCTTCTTTTGTGTGAACATAATCTCTGTTTGTCCACATAATATTCATCTGATTTTTTGACTTAGCATACTCTCCATAAGTACTTTATTTTATTTCAGTATCTACCTCTATGATACCTTTTGTTAAAGCATACTTGAATACAAAAATTTTCTTTTCCATTTTGATTCTGTTTATTTTAAATGTTTTAATCTTTTAATGGCATCTTTTCTGGAATATGCCATTACTTTTATTCCTTTTATACAAAACTCTTTTTCCTGTTTCTTTTTCTCTGTCCTCCGGTAATTGGGGTTCATTCCGCTACCCGTTTTAAATGGATATGTACTTCCATTTACACCCAATGTGGACATCATTAACATAGCTGTCAGCATTCCTCTTTTCATGACTTGTTTTTATTATTTGTTTTTTACATATCCATTCTTAACACACCACACCAACATTTCATAGGCAGCCTCAATAATATCTTCTTTTTCGAAGATACTAAGAATAGACCGGGTATAGGTATCTTCATAAGAAATACTTACACCATTGACATGTTTCCTAATAGTCAGCACATTATTGTCTATAGAGCCAGGGAGAATGTCTATAATATCTTGCAAAGTGAAAGTGGGAATTACCTCATGAGCAGTAAACCCTACACCCATAAATTCTTTTTGCAGGCTTAAAAACCAATTACCTTTAGAAGAATCGTTTATCCTACTTCCATGTGATCTTCTTACCCAATATATGTTGGATTTGCTTGTATCAACACCCAACTCTTTAAGGCGTTGCATTTGGTCGATTGATAAAACTTGATTTTCCATGATTCAACCCTCCATAAGACCTAACAAGTCGTTTAAATATGCCCATTGTATTGTTTCACTGAAACGATACAGAATACACCCTGGACGGGACGATATAAAAACTTGATCTTCTTGAAGGATACCCATCAGTTTCCCTTTCTCATGAATACAAACAATAAACTCACCAATTTTGGGTTTTACCATTTTATCATACCATACAGAATCTATAAACCAATCAACACCCTCTCTAAAAGCAACCGCAACACTACTTAGGCTTATGCCATTATGAAAGTACCCTATTCGTTCTTGCTCTGTCTTTTTAAAGACAGAAGATGCTTTTGTTATATCTTTTCTTTTCATATCTATTCTGCTAATTCAATTATTGCTTGTCTGAATGACATATATTCTCTTAATTTAGATATTGTTCCATCCTTCTTTGCTTTCATAAGAATAGGAACAACTTCATTTGCCACAATTTCATATCCAGTTACATAAGCAAATTTCTTTTCTTCTGGAACTATTCTTATTCTATTAATACCGAGACCTCGGAGTTCATAAGCGGGAATAGTCAAACAAACTTTACTCCCAATAGGGAATTTTTGATTAGAGACTATGTATTCATTCTCTAATTCTTTCATTTCTTTCTTACAACTATCAATCTTAGATTGAATTTCTTCTTTTCGTGTTTTAAAATATGATTTGTCCATAATATTAATCGTTTAATATTAAATACTTACCCTGTATATTACACTGTTTTAATATATTGGCATTATCTTTTCCAAAAGCTATCAAGACACTTCCACAGCCAGGGGAATCACCAGGAGATCCATCCGGACGAAGAAAGCGTATTCTTTTACGCAGAAATTTTATAGCTGTTGCTTTTTCAAATATAATATCATGGAACATTTTGTTATCACAACGATTAAAAAGCAAAGCTATGCCATTCCCATGATCTGCCATCTTCTTTACAAATTGCTCGATAAGAGGGCGTGAATAAGGAGGATTTAACCATACTCTACCAAACCACTCCTTTGATAATCCATTGTCATTCTTGTTATACATTGTTTTTGCCGTATCAAATAATGGATACTCTGGTGCACATGGGTCCAAATCAAACTGTCCTAATGCATCTATGATTGATTTTGGAGTGTACCATTCATCTGTTGTATTTTTACTGTTTTTTTCAAATGATGTGTTCATGATATCTGTTTTTTAGTCTTCTTGTAAATACAATTCCTTACCTTTTTCTGTTAATCCTAAAGTATGAGTATCGTCTGCCTATCTTGGCTCCATCTTTTAATATTATTCCCATGATTCGTTATTGTTTAATTATGAATTGAATGAATGATCATTTTCTCGAATAGGACGTATTTCAATCCCTGCTTTATATAGTTTTTCTTGAGCTTCTTCGTACAACTTCATATACTCAATCTGTTGATCTAATTTTTCTCTTAATTCTATGATTTCACCAGAACGCGATTCATATCCTGCGATTATACAATCGTTGATGATTGTTGTTAGATCAATACCGTGATCTTCAAGACATTTGTTAATAAAGTTGTGATAATAAAAAGAAAACTCTTCTTTTTGCTTCTTCTATATTTTGTTTCATAATATTAATCACTTTCTTTTGCAACTGCTATGATAATCATTTCAATAGCAAGAATAATTGTACCAACCCAAAAATGAAATTCAAATCCAATTGCGGATAGTGATATGAATATCAACGCAATTCCACATCTTCCCAAATATTTAGTCCAGTTTTTCATAGCTTTTCTTCGTATTGCTTATGATGAACTTTTTCTCTATCCGTATAGTAGTCTCTTTCGATCAAATCCATAAGTTCCGACATACTTTCCGAATTGTCGTCAGAAGATTTACCTTTAAAGAAATACCGCATATATTCTGCAAGTTCTTTTGCAGCTTCATGAAATGCTTTTTCTTTAGCTTTCCATTCATCGGTAGGAACAAATCCTCTTTCCTTGAAATGAAGCAAATACAAGTCCAGATAATATACAGACAAATCAGCCATATTGAGAGAAAGATTGAGTGTCTTTGCTGCCCAAGAAACAAGTGATTTTTCTAAATTTTGTTCTTGATAATAGAATTTGTCTTTAGATTTCAGATAATCCAGTTCTTCTTGCAGGCGTATTCTTTTTTGATTCAGAAAAGAAATTTTTGCCCAATTTTTTGTACTCCTTGCTTTGCTGATTTCTCTTTGAACTTCTCTTAATTCAATAGAGACTTCTGTTTTTGTTCTATCTTTCATTTCCATATTTTGTTGTTTTTTTAGATGATTAGATTATTCTACATCAAAAAGTTGATCTAATACCAATAACTCTGCATTCATGTCTTCGTCTTTCGGAAAACGAACTTTTATATTTCCAAACTTAGATGTCTTGAATAAGATGTAAGGATTTCTATCCTCGGCAGTTACCGGTTTGTATTCTCTGATCTCTGACATTTTGAGATACCAGTCACCTATTTTTACGAATTTGGGGAATACAGAACAAAGATCCTGTTTTACAGGAGACATGTCTTTGTTCTCTTTAAAAGGAATGATTTCTTCTTTTCCTCTTATTCTGATTGAAAGAAAAGGACGAATGTTATCTGTTTCATTTTGAAACTTGAAGCCTGTTACAGCTTGTTTGGGCAATCTTCTGTTTTGTAAGATAAAATAAGCCATTGCGATACAGTAATTAAAAATGAGATAAAACCCGGCGGAAGCCGATCTTAACGGGAAGATGATGAGCTGTCCCGCCGGAAAACTTAAAAATATATGGAAACTCTGGATTATTGTTTTTTAGGATCGTCTTTTGTTCCTATCAAATGTTCGTTTCCTTCAAAAGGAATACATTCATCCCACATACCGGAAGAGGTAAAATATTTGCCTTCTTTTGAAGTATGAGAAAACAAACAACAATGCCAAGTATCAAATATCCCTTTCTCAGAATCTTTTGCAAGCACTTTTTGAAAAGGCTGGAATTTTGGTGTTTCCTGAATCTTTACTGCGATATATAAAGGTACTGAAATTACACCACAAACAGAAATAGGCTTCTTTGCAGCATTGAAAATAAAAGGGTTGTTAGTTCCAAAAGAATTTTTGGTTATATCCAAAGGTTTTAATTCGTATTTCTCCGGTTCAAACATCCATTCATAAAATACGAAAGACAGATCGTTTAAATAGAAATTCGTACCTTCTATTTTAGAAATGACAAAACATTTACCACAAAATTCGCTTAACGCCTTTGTGAATGAACAAGAGTAGCCGGTTACATTTATACTCCCATTTTTATCTTTGTTGTTATTGTACCAATCAAGGCTTTTGATTCGGATAACATCACCTTCTTTAAACTTCGTTTCCATACCTTTTGTTTTTCTTTTGTTTGTTACTATAAATAAATCAATTATTTTCATCTTTGAACAAGTCTTTAGGAGATACATCAAGAATATCTGCTATTTCTTTTAACCGGTTCATGGTAGGGTTTCCATTTAAACATCTATAAAGAGATTGTCTTGTTACTCCCAATTTTTCTGACATCTGGGTTACAGAAATACCTTTTTCTTGCATGATCTCTTTAATTTTTAATCCATTTTTTTGCATTAAGTTTAAAATCGTTTTTCTTTATTCTGCCACAAATGTAACACTTTAATGTTACATGACAAAATATAATGTTACATTTTTGTCGAAATTCAGTCAAAAACCTTTAGTGTCAAAATAACACTAACAAGAATGACTGCGATAGGAACAATGATTATCTCATTGTCGGGTACACATACCTTTGCTAAACCATCTATTGTAAGGTATATCATTACCGACTTAATCAATCTGCTTTCTATTTCCCTATCTTTTTTCATGTTGGTGCAAAGATATATGTAACAGTATAATGTTACAACACTATTAACATTTGTTAAAGTATTTGTTTTTAAATAGGAGAGGACTTACTTTTGAAAACAAAAAGTATAGCTATGGCAACATATCAAGAAAGGCTGGAAGCAGCTAAAACAAAACTGCAAAAAATTTACCCAGACGCAACAATAGAACAGACTATTGATGATAACGGAAACGCTATCTGGAGAACAAACGTGCCGGGAGTGAAAATCATCGAAAGCATGAATGTAAATGCTTTGGAAATCGTAGTAGAAAATCTTCGACAGGCTTATAGAGCTAAGTTGGGAGTGAAAAGAAATTAACAATTGAATGATTTGATACTTTATCATTGGCGATAAACAGTAATTGAAAGGGATGCTTGCGAAAGTGTCCCTTTTCCTTTATCTTTGAAGCGGTTAATTAACTCAAAATAAATCACATCATGAACAAAATTTTATTGACATTGGCTTTTATGTTCTCCTATGTCGCCTGTATTTTTGCACAAGGGGAACTTCCAGAAGAAACAGTAGATTACGCTGCAAATTTCGCTACTTTTGCAGGTGTGGTAGGTGTTACAACAGTTGTAACGGAGTTCATCAAGAAACTATTCAAAACAGAACCGTCAGAATGGGTTCAAAGAATTATCTCTTGGGTAATCGGCATCGGACTTGGTATGTTCGCTTGGGGTTTCCATTTGGGTATGTTTGAAGGATTGAATTGGTGGCAAGCATTATTATGGGGATTTGGAGCCGGATTAGCCAGTAACGGATTTTGGGACACTGGACTTATTGAATGGCTGTTTGGATTGTTTACCAAGAAAAAGGAATAATCTTCTTCATCACACACACTTCTTTTTTAGTTTTTATTGGTTTAGGCGGGACGAAAGTTCCGCCTTTACTATACTATAACATTAATATATACAGCTATGACGATAGACGAAAAATATACAAAACTGAAAAGCATTTTCTTTAAAGATTTTGTAGTAGCAACAGAGAATTACAATTGCCGAGGAACTAATATCCCAGCAAGTAAAGTGACAAAGAGTAACACAACAGGTCTGAAAACCTTATATTGGGGAGACGGGACGATCAATATGGCGGAATACCTACATTATTTATATGTAGAAGCTGTGCTGGGGGATAAATCTTATGTAGATAAAATTTACTGGTGTCTTAAATCAATAGAAAGACTTTCTTTGAGTGCCTATGAGGATGAAAAGATGAAGAATCCTAATGTATATTTTAAGTACGAGCCTGGTTTCTTCCTTAGAGACGACATATCGGTAAATTCAAAAGACCTTTTTGACGCTTTCAAAGTGGAAAGTGGTTACTCGAACGGTATCGAACTTGAAAATGAAGACCCCTGTTTTTCTCCTTTTGTCTCACAAGACCAAATTTGGAACTTACTTCCATCTCTTGCATTAATAGCGGAGGGGATGGAAGATCACAAAACAGGCATTTTAGCAAAAGAAATACTGAAAAACATCCTCTCCTACGTTACAGACCATAATCATACCATTTACAATCCCTATTTCAGTGCATTGAAACATTTTTGGACGTATCTTCCTTCTATGAATACAGAAAAAGTAAAACCATGGGATAGGGTGTATGATAGGAACATTCATTTGAAATACACTGTAAAAGTAAAAAGAGGTGCGAACAATTGGTATTTTGCTTACGGATTCAGAAAAACCCTCAAAAAATTCATACCGGAAGCGAAATTGAACGGATTTATGACCTTTTTGTACGGCGTCTGGTACATTCCTTTTGTTTTCCTTGCTGATAGGGTATATTTCCCTATTATGACACGATTTGGGGTGAAAAGAAAGGACAATTCCTATTACTGTATGTCATCTGCGGGTGATGTTTGGTATGCCGGTAGGAAAAATTATCTCAAAAGAGTGTGCAAAAAGTTTAATGAGGATAAAGAATATGCTTTTCCTGCACTTGCAGAGTGTCTAAAACAGGAAAAATGGCAATATATTGACATAAAAGCATTGGAAAAATGGCTGAATGACTATGAATTTGACGAAAATTCGTTGGAATCACCCGTCAAATTCCTAACTTTGTCATGTTACTTGAAGTTGATCCAATCGCTTGCTTAGACAATCAATTCTTTCATGTTTTCTCCCGTTCTTCTTTATTGAGGGACGGGAGTTTTTGTTTCCATTAACGAGAGTGTAACACTAAAATGTTACATTTTAAAGTAATTTAACTCCATAGACTGCATTTTGTACAAAAACGATATTACTTTTGCAGCACAATCAAGTAACAACAATAAAATAACAAATTATGAAACCTTTCAATTTAGAAGAAGCAAAAGTAGGCAAACCCGTCTGCACAAGAAATGGTAGGAGAGTGGAAATCATTTCTTTTGAAAATCCGAGCAACAACAACTATCCTATTTTGGCAAAAGTATTTTTCGGTAAAGATGATTATGAAGAATTTACCTTTACAGAAAGTGGAACGTTTTTCGTTGCTGATAAAGAATCTGAAGCAGATTTAATGATGACAGAAGATGAAACGGAAATAGAAATCCCTTCACTCTGGACACAATCTTGTACAGAAGAAAACACAAAGATCAATTATACAATCAAAAACTAATAGAAGATATGGAAGTAAAGATGACGGAAAGACAAGCGTTGCTTTATGAAGCGAGAAAGAAAAAGCCGTTTAGGGCTTTTATTATGACCTGTATGTGGGGCGGATTTGGGCTTTATTACACCGGTAAACCCATTATCGCATCCATCCTGACCATCTGTACCCTGTACAATCTTTTAGGAGCTGCAATCACCTTATTTAAGGTCGATCTGGTAAATTGCATCGAACACCTACTTTGGTTTACCGGATTTTGGATTTTCTCAATCCTGATAGCGGTTCCTCTGGCCGAGGACACAAACAACAACATCAAACGTGAAATCATTAAAAACAATAAAATAGCATGAAAAAAGTAATTTTTATTAGTGTATTATTTGCACTTATTTCGATGTGTGGATGCAAACAGGAAACCTCTAAAGAATCAGAAATTTCTAAAGAGCAAGAAACTCCCAAAGAATTGAACACCTATCAACTCATGGATATCCAATTTAAAATATTGGACGTTTCTTCTAAAGATTCTTTAGTTGAAGAAGCCGACAAACTCATTCCAAAAGAATGCTACGATGAAAGAGTTATTTTGGATTCTGATGAAAAATCCGTAGAATATAGCCTCAATACAGGTTATAAATTAAGTGTAAACGAGGTTTTTGATGAAAAATCAGGGATAGTTCCTTATACAAGTCTCGAAGCAAAGTTCGATATTTATGATATGGAAGATACAAAAACCTTTATAGATGGGATTCTGGATTATCTGAAAGAAAAGAAAAGGTTAAAGAAAGAAGGGATATCCGAGGTTGTAGATAAACCAGATTACAAACTTATTGCCCTTATTTGGGACGGTGGATTCAGTTCAATTGAAATGAAACAAAACGGAGCAATTGGATTTGACATTATCTTTATCAACTATTACGACATGAACAAACAGAAAAAGAAATAGGAATATGGAAAGGAAAGTGAAATATTTTATAAGCAAAAGAAGAAGGCTCTTATACCTATATTATGAATGGGATGGAGATGTAATGGAAGCGTTTCTGTCAAACTTCTTTCTGCGAGGTATGGATGTGGAAGTCATTCCCAAAGAACAAAACAGATCAAATGAAGATTTATTGATGGTAGGGTTTGCTCCAGGAAAGAGATTCCTATTAAGAATAGGTGATGGTATTCTACGTGATCCTAATTGGAGAGCTGCTAGACGAATGAGAAGAGAATATGGCAGGGATCAAAATCCTTTTCCCGGTCTTGTGGAAGTAACAGACGAAGAAAAGATACGATACATAGAAGAACAAAAAGAAAAAGGAATTATCAAATTCGACGAATCATTTGTAGAATCTTTACTACCTTTGGGCAAAAGAGTAGAAAACGAAACAAAAGACCAAGAATTTTAATCATGGTATATGTATAAGATTAAGTTCTGATCATCAAAAAGGGTAGGAACTATTGAGAAATACCTTCCTACCCAAAATTCAAAAACTGACATAGTGTATTAAATCATAATTTTCACCAAAGCCTCAACGGTTTCTTCAAAATTCTTATTTTACTATTCGATGGGTGGGTAGCAGTCATTTGATTTGCTACCCATTTTTCTTTATCTCCACTACCTCTTTTTGACAAGCTTCACACCCCATTTCAAGAACCCCACACCCCCTACGGGGGTTCTTTGTCGATTTAGAAAATCTCTTCATTTTCACTCGTTTACACTACGTTCAATGCCGGATTTTCCCGACATAATTAACATGATTATATATATACATACTTTTAAAAAAGTAGTATATAATAATCCTTGGAAAATCGAAAATTCGGGAATAGGAGTATTCCCTCATTATTTCGAATTTTCCGATTTGCTGAACAAATTTCTCTTTTAGTAGGAATACTCCTATTAAGAAAGAAAAAGAAGTGAAAAGAAAAGAACAAAAACAGGATTACTCCTATTAAAGAAAAGAGGGAAAGGAAAACACGCGCATACGCGCTTGAATGGGAAAATCGGAAAACAAGACTTAGGGATGGAGGGTGGGAAGGAAACCCTACGGGCGCGCGCGAGACGGGTGCTGTGGCGATGCGCCCTGTGGTGCTTTTTCGCGCCGTTCTTTGTTTTTGTCGGTTTTTTGTTGTACCTTTGTGGCAAAAGTGATATATTTTTATATTCTATAAATGAAACGGGAAACTACGTTGCGAAACGTAGTTTTTTTATGTTAGTTTGCTTGTTATTGTTTTTTTTGCTTTCTTTGTACTGTGAGAATTAAAACGATTTGATAACAACCATTAAAAATTCCATTTATGGACTATAAAAATATAGCAGCCTTTTTGATTCGTTCTGATTTAGAACGGCAGTTACTACTAAATGAGAGTGAAGGTAAATTTTCGGGCAGAAGAAGGTTTACCAAAAAAGGAAAAGAGGTCACTCCTAAGAGAAAAACCAAAGGTATTACTTCAAAGATTTTTTATTCAAAAAAATCTCTTTTGTCTTTTCTAAAAGATGCAATAGGATGTGAATCTGAAAATCAAGCATTGACGATATTTAATAAGTATGCCGGTGGCATGAAGATTGAACATAAGGTGGAAAAAATTTTTGATCCTTCTTGTGGAAGGATGAAGGTTATTACTTCCTATCGTTTCGTGATAAAAGATAAATCCTTCTATTCTAAAGATATGAATTTAATTCCTGCTTGCCTTTTGCGTCCCTTTAAGGCATTTAAAGATACTCAAAGATTTAATAATCGAGAATTAAGACTTGGTTTTAATGAACGTGTTCTTTCGGTCTATCTTGAACTAAAAAGAAGAATTATTTATCATGTGTGGTTGTCTGAAAAGAAAAACGATCCTTCTCTCAAATGGGAACCTTCTTTGTTTTTTAGTCAAAAGACTATTGCACGAGAACTTGGTTGGACAATAGATCAAGTCAGATATAGCATGAAAAAGCTGAAATTCTATTTTGGAAGGGATTTTTTTAGAGAGCCTACAAAAAAAGAATCAGATTCCCGTAAAATAAAAGGTTGCTGGAATTTTCAGATCAATCTTCCTCCTATGCGTAAATGGAACGCTATTGTTGCTAAGAAAATTATTATGTACACAAAAAACGTAGGGGATTCTGCTCTAAAAAAGCGTTTCCCTCTTGAAACCTATCGTTATCTTGTTTATGCACAACGTAGGACAAAACGGTATGATTGTTATGCAGAAAATTTTATGAATAACAGCAATAAAGAATATGAGCGATTATGTAGTCTTGCGAGCACAATAAGGTCTTATTTACAGGAAAAGAAGGAAGTTACTGCCGACTTTTTAAAATCTCTTATATTTGACAAACGTCCGCTTACTTATAGAAAGCGTGTACCTCAACCTATTGTCAGAAATTATTATCGAAAACTTTATAAAGCAGCTTGACTATGAATAAGATTATGATTATATCTGCTGGAAGTATTCATACTTTTGATAAAATAAAAGAGGCTGCCGAATACAAATTTAAGTTTTTGTGTCATTATAAGTCAGATAGAGAGGTAAAGGATGAGTATTTTGGCATTAGGATTAGTTTTGAGAGAAATCCAGTGTTGTGGTATAGACAAAGGAGGGGTAATCTTAGCCCTGTTGTTATAGAGGAAATACTAATAAATTTAACTATAGCTGGAATAAACATTTCCGATTATTTTTCGTCAGCACAACAGGATAAATATAAAGCAGGCTTTTGTGGTGAAAGATGCTACAAAGCTATTTTTAAAAGATTAAGAAAGGATATGGCAATAAAGAGTAAGAAAATTGAAATGGCGAAAACGCCATCTTTTTTAAGGAGGGTGTAAAATGGCAAATAAATCACTTAACATCGAAAACAAACTTTCTATGACGGAAGAAGAAAAGAAAAGCGTATTGGCTTTCTACAACGTTTCAGAAGAGCAAAAGAAGGCGATTATAGAGAGTTATAACGGCAATCCAGAAGGATACAAGGCTTCTATTGAGAAGATGTCGGAAAAGGAACGTGAAGTGTCTTTACTGATAGCTTCTGCATGTGGGGTAGATATTAAGGATATTTAACGTCTAAAATTGCAATTATTGAATACAAAAGTTGTATGTTTGCAGTCGAGATGAGATAGCTTAAAAAGTTGAAGTTTGGGAAGTGATTCGCGATAGCTTCCCTTCTTCTTTTTGAAGGCTATGTGAGGTTGATGGGAAATGACTTTAGGGTGTTTCCCAAAATTAAGGAAGTGTTAGATCGAATGTCTCTAATGATAAACGAACCGAGTCAGGAAATGCCGGCTCCCCTATAAGAATCGTTCCTAACGAATAAGTCCCGAAGTAGGGCAAATGGCGGCTTGTAGGATGTCGTGAGATAATAGTTTCTCGTGAGAAAGGCTTCTTTTGAAGTAACATTGTCCTGCGGGCAGAGTGGCGAGACAAATTCACTTCCTACTTTAAAGGCTTTGCCGTTACCTTTGATCCCTGTGCGGAGGGAGATCGGCACTTGTAAGCGATACAAGTACGGTTGCCGCACCAACATAGAAAGTATCGCTTACAAGTTTTTCTTTTTAGATTGTTCTTTTATAGGAAAAAAGTTTTACTTTTGTATGTGTTGAATTATAAATGATTACGTCCATGAGTGTACAAGAATTTCCTATAAACGAATTTTTAAGCCTTGCAGAAAAGAATGGCTGGGAGGTTTATACGTTGGAACAGGTGAAAAACTTTGCTTCTGACGTTGTAAAAAGCATTGATCCAATTGAGCAGGAACATGGAGCTATTGACTTTGTGTCCCTGAATCGTGTTGTTGTGGTTGATGAAAACTTCAACAAATCTGTTGTATATTATAGAGAATCTCAGATTGAGTGGAAGGATGCCGATCAAGAAACAATCGAAAAAGCCGGAGCAACCGGACTTCCTGTAAAAAACAAATTGGGTTTCTATAAAGACACCCCCGAAAATCGCCGAAAGGGAATTGTGGGTATGCCTTACAAGAAAGATACCGAGTATCAAAAGAAGAAATCAGAATCCGATAAAACTGACAAGAAAGAGTAAGCCTTATTGAGCGATGGAAAGAAAACAGAGAATACATTATTTAAAGGCTTATTTGGGTAGCTTCTGTTATCCATTGCTTGTCGCTATTCCCCTTTCTCCTATTGTGGATTTAATAGAAAAATACATATTCAAAGATTGGGAGTTTCTGAAATTCCTTGTTGTCCTTATCATAGTGGACACTCTTATTAGTTGGGTATTCCATTTGAAGCAAAAAGATTTTTCATCGAAAGGCTTTGGAATGATCCTGACTAAAATTTTTGTATATGGGTGCTTACTTATTGTAGCTCATGTTTTAGGAGAATATACTATAGACGGACAGACAACCACTACTTTTACATGGTTTCGATCTCTTATGAGCACAGCGTTGATCGTGAGAGAATCTATTTCTATAGTGGAAAATTCAGGTAAGATAAACCCCAGTCTTGTTCCTGTGTGGGTGAGAAAATATTTAAGGGAATTTGACGAAAATGGATTTTTAAGAAAGCCCGGAGGAAAGACGGGTGATTCCGAAAAAGATACAATCTAAATTTTTTACAGATGAGACTATATAGATTTGTTGACACAGATAAGAAAATTGATGTAGTGGTTGTCACAGATGGTTCTTGTGAACAAAAAAGAGTATTTATCACAGAATCACCTCGTGGCGTTGTAACTCCGGGTTCTACTAATGCTACAGAAGATGAAAAAAAGGGAAGTGATGCTTTTCTTGCTTTGGGTTGGAAATGGAAAGTCGGTGAAAGCGTACAACATGAAGAGTTGGTAGAATTTGCTGAAAATAATGCTCTTACATTGACGATTGAACCGCAGGGGTTGAATGAAATTGTTTCTGTAAAGGCTTCTTGGAATAGTAGCAATATTTGTATCTTGGAAATTGCTACGACTGTTCCGGCAGAAAAGGAAGTGGAGATTTATTTTCCCAATACAGTAACATTAAAGGATTCTGTAGGACGTTATGGAACAATCAGAGGTGACAAGAAAGTACTTGTTTCAAAAGTAAACGGACGTACACCTATGGAATTTTCTTTGGCTGATCTTGGTTTGTCTAAAAAGGAAGATTTGAATCTTGTTGTTATGTCTGACGATGGCGTTCAGAAGTTCGAAGTAGTGGCTCATTAATTTTTAGAAGCTATGTTAAGACTTCTTTTTACAACAAAGGATTTAAGTAAGCAAATGACTGTCATAACTGATGGTATTGACAGTCAGATGAACGTCTTTGTAACTGAAAATACGGTAGGTGACGTTGAATATTATAAATCTCTCGGTATTGTAATTGATGCTGGTGTCACCTATAATATCGGTAAGTTCAAAGAATGGTGTCTTGCTAATGGATTGGGTCTTATTGGTTATCCCGAAGGACTGGAAGAAGAAAAGATTAATTATGTAAATGTTCTCGACAGAACGGAATATACATTTGCATTGCAAACAAAATCACTTTCTTTTGTCAATACGGGAGAAAGTAAGAATTTTGTTGTTACTTCCAGTAAGCAGGAATATAGGGATGGTGCGCCTTATGGAAAGCCTATAGCCGTTGCTATTCAGATTAAAATTTCCGGTACAGGTTTTTCGGGTAATGCGGGAATAAGTCAAATTTCTGCTACAGAAAATCCTACCGATAAACAAAGAACTGGTACAGCTACAATCATTCAGGATGAGAGTGGAAAAACAGCAACCATTTCTTTAAGTCAAGCTGCATCTGTTATTGCTTATGAAAATACGATCACAGCCAATAAGACAACTCTTACTTTTGCTGCAACGGCAGGTGATCAAGTGGTCACAATCACTTCTACCAGACAAAAGAAGCTGAACGGTAAGAACAGTGGTTCTCCAACTACCGTAAATACTACAGGAAAGGTAACCGGTACGGGTTTCTCTTTGAAAACTCAATCGGGAGCAAATTATACTGTTTCCGCCACTGAAAATACAAATGAGACTACCGGAAGAACAGGAACTCTTGTTGTGACACAAGAAGGGTCGGGCGCAAAATCAATTACGATTAATTTAAGTCAACCTAAAGCAACCGTTGCTTATACTTATAATTTGACTTCAAATCCTTCAAGAGTGGAATTTGTTGCTACGGGTGAAACAAAAACTCTTTCTATTTCTTCTACAAAACAAAAGACGGTAAATGGAAAGAATAGTGGTAGTCCTGTGGCTGTGAATTATACTACGACAGTTTCCGGTACAGGTTTTTCGAAAGGAACAACCGAATATTCCGTTGTAGCAGCGGTTAATACTGGTACAGCAAGAGAAGGGTCAGCAGTTGTAAAACAATCGGAAGGAACAAAGCAAATAACAATTACGCTATCACAGGCAGCAGGCACTTCCGCTTAATTTTTTATTGACGTGAGTAGGAAAAGAGATAAAAATAAAAATCAAGGAAAGTCAGACCTGTTAAAGGGTCTGACCAGCCTTTCTTTGGAAGATATTGTAGGATTGCAAAAAACTCTTCCTACTGTACTTCAATCTAAATTACAACAGATGTCCCGGTCTGACAACTTGGGGGATTTGGTGAAAGCCAACCTTTATATGGGGAACATCAACCAAAGACAGGATGATGTAAAGGCTGTATTTTTTAACCCAGACGAAGTGAGCGATACGGGCAGGGGTTATAAAGACCCTAACTTTTACGGTTCTATGCCCTTTGAGGTGCTTCGGAGAATGGGAGACATCTTTGTCGTTCGGGCCGTTGTCAATACTCGTGTTGAGCAGGTTCAGAATTTTCTTCATTTCAGCACTGATGAGCAGAAAGAAGGATACACTATCAGAAGAAAACGGAATCCTTTTGAAAAGGTAAGCGCAGAACGCTCAAGGGAAGATCAGATAAAAATCAATTATATCAGAAAGTTTTTGGAAGAAGGCGGTTTTCACGACAAATGGGAATCATTTGATACATTCCAAGACTTTGGGAGAAAAGCTGTGTTTGATAGCCTTACTCTTGATCAGCTTGCATTTGAAATAGTAAGGGATAGATCATGGAATCTGGCACGTTATCGTGCTGTAGACGCTTCTTTGATACGTTTTCTTGATAGTATCGATCCGAAGTTCCGGGAAGAATTTGAGCAGTATCGGTTCAAAGGCTATTTACCAAAATATTGTATGTGCTGGCAAGGTCAGATCATGCAGCATCCTGTTACGCATGAAAGTGTTATCTTTTACCCTTGGGAGCTGGGTATTGGTATCCGTAACAAATCCACCAACATATATAAAAACGGGTACGGAACATCTGAACTGGAAACACTGTCAAGCGTTATGACATGGATTTTGTGGGGGTTTGAATACAACGGCCTTTATTTTTCTAAAGGGTCTAATCCTAAAGGAATTATCAATGTTAAGAATCCGAACATATCGCAGGCTTCTTTAAGTGAGTTCAGACAGGCATGGCAGCAGACGATGGTGGGGGTTCAAAATTCTCATAGAACGCCTATTATCAATGGGTTAGACCTTCAATGGGTTGATTTATCCAAAAACACTAACCGTGATATGGAGTTTAGTGAGTGGGTAAAATTCCTACTTGTTATGACTTGTGCTGTTTATCGTATTGATCCGTCAGAGCTTGGATTCCAATTCAAAGATCAGACAAATATCTTTGGACAAGCTGGACAAAAGGAACGTTTACAACATTCAAAAGACAAAGGACTAAAACCTATTCTTGTGTTCTTACAAGAGGTGATCAATTATTATCTTGTATCAGAACTGGATGAAGATTTTGAATTTGTCTTTACAGGTGTAGATGCGGAAGATGAAGGAAGGCAGGTTGAGATTGATGCTAAGAAAATTCAAAACGGTATGGTTTGTCTGGAAGATATTTTTGAAAAATACTCTGGACGTAAATTCAATCCAGAAACCGATACCATCTTGAATCAATCCTACCAGCTTCAAAAACAATATCAGATGCAGCAAGCTATGTACGGAGGTGATGCGATGAACGAAGAAGTGGATCGACAAATTGCGTCAGAAGACAAAGAAGATACACAGAAATCGTTCGATTCCAACCCTATCATGAGTGCTGCAATGTCTTACATTGAAAAGAACTGGGGAGAGAAGTAATTTATGAATGTGAGATATGTCAAAAATATCAAGGTCGAAAAGATGCCTTTAGTGTCAAATGTACACCATCATGTTGACCCTATGCGTTATCCAAAAGTACAAGAAGGGTATGAAGGTATGGCGCAGGTTATCTTTTCGACACAGATAAACAATATGTTGATGGATTTGACAAAGAAGATGGTGCAACAAAAATCAAAGTAAGTATGCTATTTACACCGGAAGAAATACAGCAGTTGTTTTTCATTGTTGATTACCGTATTGCTCGTGTAATTGCCGATGTGTTGGGGAAGGAATATCTTTCTCAAGAAGATATAGATATGCTGAAAAGATTTGATTTTGATTTAAAGACAGAAGTTCTGAAAATACCACCTTATTGGCAAGCATTCATATTTGGGCGTTTGGCAGCAATTCTTACTCCTGCACAGTTATCTTTTCTTAACTTCAATGACCTTCGGCAATATGTCGAAAAAGAACAATACCCGGAACTTACTTCAAGAGAAAAAGCGGAATATAATGCTGCGGCTATGCGTTCTTATTCTTATATAAAAGGAATGGGAACACGTATAAAAGATTCTCTTTCTTCTACCATTTCAGAAGAAGAAATGAAAATAGCAGTGGCAGAACGGGAGAGGGAAGTTGAAACAGCTATTAGGGAAGAATTGACGGAAGGTGTTCTGAAAAGGAAATCCGTACAATCCATTGTTAGCTCATTGGGACATAGGTTGGACGAATGGAATAGGGATTGGGGGCGTATTGTTGCCACTGAAATGGAGAACATCTTTCAGATAGGGATAGCGCAGACGATCATGAAAGAGCACGGTATCCATGCAAAAGTATATAAGGAAGTGTTTCCCGGTGCTTGCCGGATGTGCCTTAATGCTTACACAACGGCTGGTGCAGGCTCTAAGCCCGTTATTTTTGATTTGTCCGAATTGATTGCCAACGGTACTAACATAGGTAAAAAGTCAAAAGACTGGAAGCCTGTTTTAACAAATATTCACCCTTTTTGCAGGTGTATGTTAAGACATGTTCCAGATGGATATGAATGGGATGACAAAACACAGTCATTTGAACCTAAAAAAGTAGATGAAAGTAAGCGGGTTCAGAGAAAATCAAAGGTAAAAATAACTGTAGGTACAAAATATTTCGAAGTGTAATGAAACAAAGAACGATTTTTAATTCCGGTTTTATCAGTATTCTTACTATAGATGGTTCAAAATGGATAAAGGACATCCAAGTAGGAAATGTGATAAAAACCGTTTCCGGTTACAGAAGGGTGACAAAGGTTATCCAGTCTGAACTGTCTTCTGTTCCTCGTATTTTTGATATATGCTACGTTACGGAAGATGAAACTCTTGAAAAGGGATACCGTGAAGATGCCTTGCATAGGGTGGTAGATGGCTCTTACGTTTTGTGCCATAATAAAACAAAAAGAGTAGACAAGATAAAACCGGGAGATGTTCTTATGCTTAAAAATGGATGTAAGGGTAAAGTAACCAACATTATACAGATACCTATTGCAAATGTTTCGCAATATTTCTATACCTTTGAACTTGACAAGCCGGACTTCTATTTTGCAGATAATGTCTGTGTACCGGATGCGACAATTTGATAAATAAAATTTTAAATTTTAATGACGTGGGTTTAAATTTGAAAGCGTTGCTCGGATTGCAGACGCAAAATGAAAAAATAGCTGAATATAAAAGACTTCTTAAAAAAGGAAAAGAGATAAGCCAAGAGATAAGTTCACTTGGTGAAATTTATTCTATTCAGAAGTCGCAGTATGATGAACTGAAAGGGAGTGAAGATGCTGATGCAGTTGCAAAGGCAGAAAGTTGTTTTAATGAGTTTTTGAAGCAACAGTCTAAGGATTTAATGGACGTATATAAAAGAAGAAGCTCTATCCAGAAATCCATTGCAAAGTTGGAAAATGACGAAGAATTTGCTGAAATGGCAAAAGACATTCGCCAGCTTGAAAACTGTCGTGAGTTATGGAGACAGGGTTTGATCAAGAAATCTGTTTACTTCGATTTATTTAAGGCGAAACAAGGTAAAGTTCAGTTTGCGGACGTGCTTGTTTTTAGAGGTGACAAACTTCTTATTTTGAATCGTGTGGGAGAAAAGGGTGCGGTTTCAAACGATTGGTGTATTCCAGGTGGACATGTTGATCCGGGAGAAACTTTTTTGCAAGCTGCCAAAAGAGAACTGTTTGAAGAAACGGGTATTGATATGTCGGAAGAACTTTTGATACCGGTCGGTAAATACATTCCAAAGAGAAAAGGTATTGAAATTCACTATTTCATGTGCTTTGTTGATCCTGATGCTCCTGTCAACATTCTTGTGGACGGAGAAGAAGAAACAGGTAGTGAATGGATCAATCCTCACACTGAACTTGACCAATATAATTTTATCTTTGATATGAAAGATAATATCAAACGTATTCTTGGTATTGAGGTACAGGATGAGTTTCAGTTGGTAATGAAATCTTTCAAAGAGGGCAAAATTTCAAAGGATGTATTCACCTCCTATTGTGAAAAGAATCCTGAAAAACTTGAAAAGTCGGCAAACAAAACTTCTTTTACGCATGAAGAAAGAAAGGATTTGGCAAAGAAAGGTGAAGCAATGCCCAATGGCAAATATCCTATTCGCAATCGGCAGGATTTGAAAGATGCTATTCGTTTGTCCGGTAGTTCTTCTATGTCGAAAGAAGAAGTAAAGAAATGGATCAAGAAACGGGCAAAGGAGCTTAATCTGGAAGACGAATTGCCGGAAGACTGGAAAGTAGAAAAAACTATGGATACAGCAGACGTACATGTATTGCAGCGTGAATCTTTGGATGGTGAAACCAAAAATATTGTTCGTACAGAGGATGGTGTAGGCGAAGGTATTGAAAAGGCTATTACTTTCAAGAGAACTATCTATGAAGAAAAAGAAGTCGAAGTGGTAGAAGAGCCGAACAAATACACTTACGGTGAGTTTCATATGAATTTCTCTGATAATGATGGTGGAAAAGGAGATAAGTTTGCTGATTTTTTAGGCATACTTCAAAAGGTAACTTGTCTTGGCAAACCTTTTTCTATTGTTATTAAGACAGAAGAAAATGGGGAACAAGAATGGAAATGGAATGGTAAGTTTCGCATTGAAGGCACTACCAAAACAGAAAACATCCGAAAATCGACAGAAGATGAATTGTCTGTTGAAAATGGAAATACCGAAGAAATCGAAAAGTCCAAAAAGACCGATAAGAGTATTTTCAACACTTATCTCAATTTTCTGGAAGGAACTAAAACACGTCTTAAAAATATTCATTGGGGTGAGGAAGATAATTCCAAGCATGTCTATCTCGATGAACTTTCAGAAGAAGTTTCAGAATTTGAGGATAAGATTGCGGAAGCCGGGCAATCGGGATTCGGACGATTCAAAGACGGGGAAATCCAAGGGGATGAAGTGAAAGAGGATGATCCGGTTGCTATTTGCCAAATGATATTCGACAAAACGATTGAGTTCAGAAAAGAACTTGCTGAAAAGGATGAATACATTGGCGAGGTAAGCTGGATTGATGATTTTCTTGCAATACTCAAACAGTCTAAATATAGATTGCAATTGCATTAAGGAGTTTGGAGATAAATTACGATAATAATTAATAAAAGTTAAAATATTGAGTTATTGTGATTTAATTCTAATTTTGCAGTATTTTTGAGTGTTATAAATACGTTTATTTCAATTTCAACCAATCAAAATGTTTGATAGTTTTAAATTATATGTAGATTTGGATTTGGAGAAAGCCAAAAGCGCGGTATCAGAGCAACAATCTCCATACGCAAACATGGTATTTTCCGGTGTCGCTTCCGATTCTTCAAAAGATGATGAAGAAGAAGTCTTAGAGCCATCCGGGTTTATATATGATAGATTTTTGAAATCCGGTTTGTTTAACCTCGATCATTTGCCCACACGTTCACCTATTAACAAAAGTCGTTTTTGGATTGGTGAACCTATTGAAGCCTATGTGAAAGACAATAAGTTTTTTGTAAAAGGTAAATTGTGGGAAAAGTCGCCGGAAGCCCGTGCTTTTTGGGATAAGGCAATTGAAATGCAAGAATCGGGTTCGACAAGAAAACCGGGTATGAGCGTAGAAGGTAAGGCGTTGGAACGGGATAAGAAAAATCCCAAAAGAGTGACAAAAGCTCTTATTACAAACATTGCTCTTACAATGACACCGGTCAACACTAAGACCTATTTGGATATTGAAAAAAGTAAGGGTGGTAGTGTGAATGATTTATTGGAAATACAAAAATCAACTATTCTTTTTGAATATTGTACAGAAAACGGACTTGTCCAGATTGACAATAATTTCAAGGTGAATTTTCAAAAATCACATTCTTTTGATGTTGATTCTTTTTGGGAGATTTATCGTGCAGTTCAAGAAGGTAGGGTTGAAAAAAGTGTTTTAGATACATTCGTAGAAAAAGTTCGACAATAATTTTTATACATAATGTTATGGTAGACGTAAAAGAATTTAAAGACGATCCGTTATACAAGGCACTTGAAAATTCTGGTTTCAGTGCAGAAGATATCGCTACTATGGTGGCGAACGGAGATGTAACTTTTGAAAAATCGAAAAGTATCGCCGATATGAAAGAATCCGAAAAGAAGGAGGACAAGAATATCGACAATGACAAAAAACACATTGACGATTTGAAGAAGGACGAAAAAGAGGATGAAAAAGACAAGAAGGACTTGAAAGAGGACATCAAAGAGAAAGAAGACAAAGTTGAGAAATCTTTCTCTATGGAAGATATGAAGGCTTTCGGTGCTTCTTTGGCAGCCAACATCGTTAAGGGTATGACAGAAGCCATGAACGAACGTTTTGGTAACATTGAAAAGTCTTTGGAATCTTTTGGCGCACAGACACCTTCTTTTAAGGGAGTGCAGACTTCTGCCGTTTTGGAGAAATCCATGAAGCCGGAAGTGGACGAAGATGGCAAGACACTTCTCTCTGTTACAAAACAACGCCCTTTGGTAATGGCTGCTATCAACAAGGCTATTGAAAATGCCGGTGAAGAACTTGAAAAGTCAATTGGTGATGATGCTCTGATTTTCTTGGCAGACAGTCAGGCTGAAACCATTGGACAGGATTTGGCAAAATTCATGTACGAAAAGTACAATATCAAGTTCCAGAAGTAAGACGTAATTCGATCGAATAAATATAAAGATTATAGAAAGATGGACTTGTATAACTATAATGATTTAGCTGCTTTTGGCGGTGCTGGCAATGTTGCCGATGTGTTGAAAGCAATGGAAGCCGGTTTACAGACCGGTATGCAATATAACGATCAGATTAACAATGGTGGTGGTCTGAAAGTTGAATCTTTGGATGCTTACATCAAGGTTTTGGCTAACCGTTTGAACCAGTTGGTTGTTTACAATGAAATGCCGAAACAGAGAATCGAAAATACGGTTCACCAGTACAACCAGTTGTACAAATACGGTGAAGAAATCGGTATCTTCAATCTTGAAGGTGAAACACCGGAAGAAACAGATACTCAATACATCCGTAAGTCAATCATCTCTAAGTTTATGGGTGTTACAGGACAGGTAACTGATCCGGCTATGCTTGCTAAACTTGCCGGTGGTATGAACATGTACACTCGTGAGGTACAGAATAAGACCACTTTGCTTTTGACTTTGATTGACACTCGTTTGACGGATGCTGATTCTACTTGTATTGCAGAACAGTTTGATGGCATCTTCCGTCAGCACATGATGGGTGTAGCTGCTACTGACCGTGGTTCTACGGAAGGTATGAGCACAGAACAGATTTTGGATGCTTATTATGGCTCACAAGCTGTAATTGACGCACAGAATGGTATCTTGACCGATGCTTTGGTTGAAGATGCTGCTGATCGCGTTGTAAACGTTTACAACGGTTACATCGACCGTATCGTTTCTGCGCCAGTTGTATTCAACAACTATGTGAAGAAATTCCATGAATCAAAACGCGTTGTTGTTGGCATGTCTAACAGCGTTGTAGGCGCAACAATGGGACAGTCTGTAAACGACATCATGACGCAGTTCGGTAAGGTTGCTGTTAAGACAGATAAGTTCTTTGACGTTCGCCGTCCGATCAAGGCTTCTGCTACAGCTACTTCTCCGAAAGCTCCGGGTGTTCCTGCTGCAGGTGGTACTAAGTCTGCTGTTGCTGTGGATGCAAAGACTAATTTTGTGTTACATGCTGGCTCTTATGGTTACTTGGTAACAGCTAAGAACCGTTATGGTGAATCTGCTCCTTTGAAATTGACGGATACTGCTTTGGCAGTTGCAGCTAATCAGTCTGTAGATTTGCAGTGGACAGCTCCAGTTGGAGGTGCTTATGCTCCTACTTGCTACGTTGTTTATCGTACTAAGAAAGTAACTGCTTTGACAGATACGACAGAATACTATCCTATCTTCACTATTCCGGCTTCTATGCTGGCTGCTGGATATGATGGTGCTGCTGCAACAAAAGTACGTGACCGTAACCGTATCATTGCAGGTACGAAGTCTGCTCTGATTTACTATAACGACAGCCAGATCAACGAATACTTGCAGTTTGGTGACACTCGCAAACTTGACTTTGCAATCACCGCTCCGTCTCGCAGATTCGCTATCTTGAACTACGGTACTCCGGTTCTGTATCAGCCGGCTAAGATTTGCCGTATTATCAATATCGGTGATGAAGGTTTGGGTGCATAATTAAGACGTATTTAGTCTCGGAATTTTATAAAGGGAGGGAAAGGTTTTTGAAACACCTTCCTCTCCCTATTTTATTTATCAATAAATCATATTTCGTATGAAAAAGATTGTGTCAACAGTATATAAAAACACTACCATTCAGTTTTTGAATGAGCTTGTGGAGTTTGAAAACGGGAAAGCCGAAGTAAAGGACGAAACTTGGGAATACATCAAAAATGGCGGTTTCTCCGGTATTGCTTTGGAAGAAGAAGCTAATACGCTTGAAAAGGAAAAATCTGAATCTGAAAAAGATACTGATGAAGCTCTGAAAGTTCTGAAAGAAGAATACGAGTTTGAAATTGCTCGTTTGAACGGTATTATCAAAGATAAGAACAAGAAAATCGAACAATTGGAGCAGTCTATTGACGTTTGGAAAAAAGAGGTTGAAAGACTGTCTAACGGTGGTCAGCCGAAAGAAACTGTGGAAGAACCGGTTAAAGAAGAAGCCGGCGCAACAGAAGAAGAAATTGCTTCTTTAAAGGAAGATATGTCTAAAATGACTTTTGAGGATTTGAAGGCACTTGCTATTGAAAATGGAATGAGCAAACAGAAAGCCGGAAGATTCAAAGAAGAAAGTCAGAAAGATGAACTGATTGATGCTATAATTGCGTTACCCAAAAAGTAAAAAAGACATTAAGTTATGCCGGGACAACTGATTTTTACAGTAAAGTACAAGAAAAATACGGGTTCTGTCATTTCCGTTGCGGAGATGTGGAACAATTACCTGTACGGTATCGCTATACAAGCCGGTACGGGGACTTCTTTTTCTGATGAATCACTTAGAACTTATTTGAGTGCTGCGCAGAGAGAGATCGAGAATTATTTCAATCTTAAATTTGTAAAACAATTGGTTGAATCGGAAACACATTCTTATTACAGGGCAGATTATTTCCAGCAATTCCCAATCATTCAAACCAATTGTCCGGTAAGAGTTCCGCTTGCACTTACAGGTATGCTTAATAAGATGGAGCAGATTATTTACCCGCAAGGTTGGCTTAGTTGTGAGAAAGATATGGACGGGATAGGAAAACGAAGAATGAGTGTTGTTCCTACCGGTGCAAATTCGGTCAATGCGAACGCAGATGTTATCCTTACCGGAATGACAACTCAGATAGGCTTCCAGCGGTTTACAAACATACCAGATTATTGGGATATTCAATATATAACCGGTTTTGATTTGGATAAAATGCCTGCCGATTTGATTAATCTTGTTGGTAAACTTGCTTCGTTCGGCCCGCTTAATATTGCCGGAGATATGATATTCAGTTTACCCGGTATAGCTTCTATGCACTTGGAAATAGATGGATTAAGACAATCTATCAACTCTACCGCTTCTGCTGAAAATGCAGGTTACGGGGCACGCTTGAAACAGTATCAAAAAGAAATAGAGGAAACTGTAGGGCGGATAAAACTCGTGTACGATGAATTTAGGTTTTTAGTATTATAAGGAGGTGAATCATGGCAAAGAGCATTTTACAAACACCGGTTCCGCCTTTGAGTAATGCAAGTCCTGAATTTATACGTTCAGAGTTTGATTCTGCCGTTTATTTGAAAGGGTATGAGGTGATATTGGAAAAGGCGTTAAGATGTCCTTGTAATGCACCGGATGCGCCTTTAGTGGATTGCCAGAATTGTTTTGGTACAGGTTATTTTTATATCAATCCTACAAACACTCATGCTCTTATAACCGGCATAAACGGGGATAATAGTTACAAACGTTGGTCAGAAGAACTGATAGGAACAATTAACGTAACGGTAACAGACGTTGATAAACCCAATTTAGGATATTTTGACCGGATCACAATTTTAAAAGAGTTCTCTTACTTTAGTGAAAATTTGTCTGTAAGAACGGATGGGGAGAACTTTTTTGTGTTTACGACTTACAAACCATTGAGCATTTATAGCATACATGTGTTTGAATCGTCTACAGAGCCTTTGAGACAGCTTTCTCCGGCAGATTATAAGATAAGTGATACAAACCCTTATTGCGTAATTTTGACGGCTGATATGTCTTTAAATCCGGTTGTAAGCATTTATTACCAGCATCAATTGGAATTTCATGTATTGGACTTTCCTCATGAAGTTCGGGCTTCTTGGAAGAAAAACAAGGAAACGGGACAGTTGGAAAGAACAAGACTTCCTATTCAAGCAGTGGCAAGAAGGACACATTTGATTGTGTCTGAAAAACCTAATTTTGATGGATCGGGAGTTATTTTGAATGATAATATTCAAATGAAAATTAGTGAGTAATGGTAGTACCTATCAACATAGATTTAAGTGATCTGGTGGAAGAATTTGATCTTTCACAGGATCAATCTACGTTTTTAGGTGCTTCTATTATAGATGCTGTTATAACTGAATATCAGCTTAGGTGGGAAAATCTAATAAACCGGGAACTTCGTATTACAAGAAATGAGTATAAAAGGGGAGTTTTCATTGAAAGAGAATCCCCTTTGTCAGTTACGTTCGGGTTGACAAACAGGGCTTCTTCTATTCCTTTGATGATAGAAGAAGGACAGCCGCCTTTTGACGAAAAGGAAGGTTTTAGAAATTCCCCAAAAAGAAAGATTGCACAGGATGGAGGTTGGTATATAGATATTCCCTTTAGACATGCAACGCCGGAAGCTGTAGCGGATTCGGGATTGTTTGCTTCTATAATGCCGCAACAAATTTACAACGCAGTTCAGAAGACAGGAAGATTAGGAAGTGGTAATTTACCAGAAAGTTTTTCTGAAAAAGGGCAGAGACAAGCAATAAATAGGCTGGGTGTAAACAAACCGGCTTATATGCACAAAGCTCCTATTTATCAGGGTTTGACTAAAGTAAATATTGCTTCTACTGAAAAAGAAAAGAGAAGCGGTTACTTTACATGGAGAAGGGTGAGTGAAAACTCTGATCCTAATAGTTGGTGGAATGGCGGTATTGTTCCATATAAACTTATGGACAAAGCTCTTGAACAAGCGAAGATAGATGTTGTTGCAGACAAAGTGATTGATCAATTTTTAAACTCGATGTAACGATGCTACAGATAGTCAAAATAAAAAAGATAGTGGAAGCCTGTTTGGAATATGTACAAACGGACTTCGAAAGTAAAACGAATGAAAAGGATTCTTTCTTGTACAAAGTGTTGGGAGATACACAGGACGGCTCTTTCAACTACTATGAACAGGCAAAAAATATCTTTCTAAGAAAGGAAACAAATCCGAACAACATAAAGGTAGCTTTGGAATATCCGAAAGATAAAACAGGGCTGCCGGCATACATTATTCGTGAACCCGGGAAAACAGGTGGCATTGCCAATTCCATAGGTAAAATAGAATCTTTTATGGGTGGCGTTCCTATGTACAGAGACACAAGACAGTACGGATTGGAAATCATGTGCTTTTCTGTAAACATGAATGAATCAATCCTGATGTCAGAGATTCTGTACGCATTACTACTTGGCTCTTGGGATACTTTGGCTTCACAGTTCCTTAAAATAGAATTTACCATGAAGGAGCTTATGATGCAAAACAATCTGATGCCGACACCTATTTTCATTCGTTCTATCGGACTTGATTTATCGTCAGAAGAAATAGTACCGGGATTGGTGGATACGTCTTTACTCGGAAAGATCATCTTTGGGAAAGTGAATCAAGTGGATAGCATTGCTCTTGGTGACCCGACTTCTATTGACGGACTTCCAGGTGTAGAATCAGAAATTGTGGGGTTCAGATAGTTCGTTGATTGAAAAATGATTACCTTTGAGGTAACAAATTTGAAGAAGGGATGAAAGCAGACTTTCAAAAAGGGATAAAAGTTTGTTCTTGTTGCCGACAAGAATTGCCTATCAGTGAGTTCTATAAGAAAAAGAGCCAACCGGATGGGTTGAATTGTTATTGCAAGAAATGTGCTGATTTGAAGAAAAATGAAAGATTGTCTGTCATAAAAAATATTCCTTTAGAAGAAAGGGTAATTAAAGAGTTTAAAGTTTGTTCTTGTTGTGGTAGAGAACTTTCTATTGATAATTTTGGGAAAAGCAAAACTCATGTAGATGGACGATCTGGGTATTGTAAGGAGTGCGCTAACAAAAGTGCTGCTGAAAGTAGAGATAAAAATAGGGAAAGAAATAGAGAACTTTCTTATGAAGGTAAGATAGTATGCTCTGTTTGCGGGGAAGAAAAAGAAAGAAGTAAGTTCTATGCTAATAGAACGTCGAGTACGGGATTTGACTGTATTTGTAAGGAATGTCGTTCAAAACAAGCAAAAGAGACCTATAAAGACAAAAAGGATTATTATAAGCAACAGCATATAGAATATAGGCTTAGTGGGCGTTTGAAACAATGGAAACAAAATAAATTAGAAACAGATATTGTTTTTAAAACGAAGCAGAAATATTTGAAAAAATTAAGAGATTCTATTCGAGAATATTTTTTGTATGGATGGAAAAGGAATCTTGATTTTCTTGGTTGCTCTATTCCCGACTTAATTGTTCATATTGAATCGCAATTTAAAGATGGTATGACTTGGGAGAATAGAGGTAACGGAGAAGGGAAGTGGAATATTGACCATATCATACCTTTGTCTTATTTTTGTCAAGAATACAGAGACAATATAGAGGAAGGCATGTCTATTGCTAATCATTATTTGAATCTTCAACCATTGTGGGAATATGAAAACATGGAAAAGAGATCAACATTGCCTTTCGATTATTTAGAAAGGATAAAGAAAATAAAATCAAATAATAATTCGATATAAATAATTGAAAATCAATAAATTATGGCTACATCTTTTGTATTCAATAATAAGCAGATTACGTTGCCGGGTGTTTATTCAAGAATTACGACCTCGGAAACAAGTCCTTCTCGTACACTGGACTATGGGAAAGTTCTCATTATTGACTCCGGCGTTTATGGTGCAAATTGGGGTGGTGGTTCTGGTATAGATGGAGAAAACTTTCAAGGATTGGATTCAGTCTATACGTTTGACACCCTTGCAGAGTTCCGTTCTTTTGTAAAGGGAGGTATGTTCTGGAAGATTGCAGAAGGTCTTTTTACACCGGATTATACAAACCCGGCTTCTACAGGTATCTCTCAACTTTTGTATGTAAGGGCAGCTAAGACTACTTCTGCAACTATCACTTTTGCCACTACAGCAGGTGGCACGTTTGAAGTAAAGACACTGGATGAAGGTTTGGGGGCAAATGGTAAACTTTCCGAAGCTGGTAATTTGATTACCGGTTATGGTGTATCCATTGTGAAAGGCGTAGACGATCCGGCAAAATGGATCATGAAATTCTATGTCGGTTCTTTCACAGGATATGCAGAAGATGGTTACCCTATTGGAGAAACGCCGGAAGATCAAGCAGCACCTACATTGGTATTGCAGTCACCGGAATTTGACAATATTGGAACTTTGCTTGAATGGGCCAAATCCGATTCTAATTTTGCTAACCTGTTTGTATTGACAGAAAATGCAAAAACACAAGGAGAAGGAACGGTATCTGAGAGTGACGTTACTACTGTAATGGCTGGTAAATCCTATTTCTTGGCAAAAGGTGGTACTGAAACTTACAATACCGACAACATGGCGAAAGTTATGGAAGCAATTACAGGTTTGGACTATAGCTTTGCTCTTATGGATCAGTTCGGTACAAATGCTGATTCCGCATTGCAGAAACAGTACATTGCTCATATGAATAGTCAAGCTAAGTACACTCATTTCTTGTTTGTGGGAGGTTATGACGATGCTGCCAATTTCTCTAAATCACTTGATTTGGCGAAAGGGTTCAATAGTGAGCTGGTTCAGTTGGTACATGGTGGTGCAGGCATGACTTCCGGTATTACGGGTATTAAAACACGCTGGTGGGGAGTAATGTATAACTTGTGTTGTATTTTGGGTAGAACGGCAGGAAAACCGCCTTATATTCCGGTTACAAACAAAACAATCGGTATCGACAAGTTGAAACATACTTTGAACGATACGGAAAAGACAAAGGCTTTGAATGCCGGTATGCTTGTGACGGTTTACAATGACTATACGAACAACTTTGTTGTATTACAAGGCGTAAATACTTTACAGGATAACAAAGTGCTCTTCAATTCCAACGGTCAGAGCCACAGTATTCAGTTTATGCGTATCGTTGCTCAAATCAACAAGGAATTGGTTGTAAACGCTTCTATTGACTTGTTGGGACAGGAAAACGGTGTAAACGTCAATACATTGTCTGCCGGTGCGGTGAAAGACTGGACGGTTGCTTATTTGCAATCGAGAGTGGCAAATGAGACACAGGATAACCTATTACTTTCATTCAAAGACGTTCTTGTTACAAGACAGGAAGATGCTTGGTTTGTAACCTACAAGATCGTTGTTAACAATGAAATCAACAAGTTGTTCTTCACAGGCTTCTTAATTCGTGGATAATAATTCTAAAACATAGATATTATGCAGACATTCAGTGCACCTATGGCATATATCAAGATCGGCAACGAAACAGCCGGTTTTGTCAGAAATATAACTGTACAGGAACAAATCAATCGTGTGGATGTGCAAGGGTTAGGTAGTTTGCCTATTCAGGAAATCCCGCCTGTATCTTACAGATGTACATTCACTGTGGATCAGTTCTTCTTGTCCTTTAAAGCTCCGGTGGTAGAAGCAATGATCCATCGCTTGGGAACTTTGCAGGAAGTTTTGGACACTCTTACATTTGCAGAACAAGGTTTTTCTATCATGATCTATAAGAAATTGGTTCAGAACTTTGATGATTCTCGCAAGATGGTAACACAAGTTGATCCGACAGGACAGACGATTGCTCTTTTAACTCCGTGTTTCATTGAGAATCAGAATTGGCAATTACAAGAGCAAGCTGTTTCTGCTTATAATGTACAAGGACGCTTCTTGCATCCTATTACAACTGCTGAATATTGAAGTAGTTAGCTTTGTTTTAACATAATTTAAAGGTAAGAACTAAAGATTTATTTTCAAAGTTCTTACCTTTCGTTGTGTTATTTATAGATCAATTAACCTTTACATTCATCGCTGTGAAGCGAAACACTTCTATTAATCATAATAAATAATTTTGGTAAGGTGAGTTTTATCCTCACCTTATTTTTTTGCAGTAAAATTATACTTAATTTTGTGTTGTTGAAATATTTTACTATATTTGTAGCGTAATTAAAAATTATTTTTATGAATAGTAGGTTTAAAAGACTGGAAGATTTGGATACGGCTTTTCCGACAGAGGAAAGTTGCGTTAGGTTTTTAGAGCTTCTCAAGTGGGGTGACGGTTATCCTATTTCACCTTATGACAAGGAAGCGAAAGTGAAAATAAAAGGACGGAAGTATTTTTGCTGTAGTACAAATAGGACTTTTGATACAAAAACAAAAACTATTTTCTTTGGAACGTCAACTCCGCTTATAAAGTGGTTTAAAGCTGTGTGGTTGTTTTTGCAGGATAAAGAAATAACTTCTGTTGATCTATGCAGTAGAATAGATGTCAGTCAACGTACCGCATGGGAAATGATAAGAAGGATAAGATTTTGTTTGAAAAATTTAAACGAGAAATGATATGATTAACAAGATTGAATGTAAGGGAGAGCTAAAGTTAGGAGATTTTTCAATTCCTTGTTACGTTTTGGAAAATGGAACGAGAGTGCTTTCGGGAAGAGGAATACAAGAGGCGTTAAAAATGACAGAAGGTGGTAGGAAAAGTGCGGGTAGTAGGATGTCGAGATATTTAGATCAGCAAACACTTAAACCATTCATTTTCAGAAATAAAACTGCGGACCACTTTAGTCCATTAGAATGTTATGATGGAGGACATAAAATTAATGGATATGAAGCTACTGTCTTGGTAGATATTTGTGATGCTTTTTTGGAAGCAAGAAAAAGTATCGAATTAAACGATAGACAAAAGATAATTGCAGATCAATGCGAAATATTAGTTCGATCTTTTGCTAAGGTAGGTATTATATCTTTAGTGGATGAAGCTACTGGGTATCAATATGACAGGGAAAGATTCGAGCTTCAAAAAATTCTTAATGCTTACATCTCTGACGAAATATTAAAATGGCAACTTACTTTTACGGATGATTTCTATAAGAATATTTATAGGTTATGGGGGTTGCCGTTCGTTCCTAAATATATTCGGAATAAACCTTCTTTTATCGGTAAATTGACGAGCAAATATATTTACGAACTGCTTCCGCAAGGTGTTGTGGATAAGATTAAAGAAAAGACAGGAAAGACTTCTAAGGGGAATTGGAAATACAAATGGCATCAATCTTTAACTCCTGAAATCGGACGAGAGCATTTAAAGAAACAGATTATAGAAGTTACAACATTGATGTCTATTTCTAAGACAAAAGAACAGTTTGACGATTTATTCCAATTGAAATATAAAACTGTTCCCGTACAATTACAGTCGGAGTTCGAAGAAGAAATTCAGAAAGACGATACTTCTGATGATTTTGATCGTGCTATGAATACAATCGAGAATACTTCATTTGAAATTTATTGAGGTATTATCTTAGAAAGCAGAGCAAAAGTTCTGCTTTCTCTGTTTTATCGTTATATTTGCATAAATCAATCAATTAATCATAAAAAGAGTATGAATACGAAAGAAATTACAGTAAAAGGAAGAAAGTACGAAATTCAATTTCCTAATGTAGGACAGTATTACCAGATCGAAGTAAACAAGCAGAGATTAGGGAAAGGAAGTTATAACTCGTTGATCGGTAATCCTACCATTACAGCGCAGCGTGCGTTGGATATGATTGACGTTGAAGCAACGTTATCCGTTCTTTGTCCGCAGTTGGTTGCGGATTTGAAGGTAAAAAGTTTCTCGGAACTTGGGCTGAAAGATTTTAAGGAGATCAGCGATATTTACATGAACGAGGTGTTCCCTTTCTTGAAAGAGGCTGAAAAAATACTTTCTTCTGTAGACTAATGAATCGGGAAGAATATAGGAATTTTGTTATAAAATGGAATAACGCTTTTCCTATTGACAGGTGGTTTAGGAACAAGCACAATATTCCTTTTCTTTCGGAAGAACATAAGAAGTGTGATTTCTTTACTGAACTTATGGAGTTCGAAGAAGAAAAGGCATTTTATGAACTTAATCAAGAAAAGAAAGAAAGAGAGGAAAAAACACAAGAATACATTCCCAATATCGGAGATTGGTTAAAAGCACCAGAAGGGGAAATTTCGGAACAAGATACTGCCTTCTATGAAGATCAGATGTTTAAAATGATCGAGATGGAACAGAAGGCAAAAGAAAATAAAGAGAAAGATGGCTGATAACGAAAAAAGACTTAGGGTGTCGGTGGATGTCTCTCAACTTAGGTTGGTCGGGAGAGATGTCGAGAATATGCAGCGAAGAATAGTCGAGAACAACAACGACATTATTCGCCAGCAGAACGACGCTCTTAACCAACTTAGGGAACAATTGAACCTTTTGGGACAGCAAAATTCTGAAAAGGGTAGACAGACTACAGCACCCACACGTCCAGTTGTTCAGCCTACTCCACAACCGGAAGGAGAGGAACAAGAGACTACAGCACCCACACGAAGGAGAAGAAAAAAGCAACCAGAAGCGGACATTTCAGATGAAAGAGGCGAATCCTATCAAGATAGAGGAACAAGAGCTATCGACTTGTCAGCTTTACTTGGTGTCAATCAAGAAGGTTTTCGTGATATTGTGGAAGCTATTTCTTCCGGTAATAGCGATTTGTCTGATATAACAAAGCAAATTCTTCAAAACGTGCAAGCAGGAGCACGCGCTTTAGAGGGAATACAAGAAGGTGTCTTTTCTATTGATGAAACTCTATACAATCAAAGAGGAACTTCTTCTGTGGGTGGATCGGGAATACAGCCTATTCCAGTGCCCACACCATCACCAGTGCCAGCAAGAGAAGAAACACCTATTACAAGAGAAAGAAGGGAAAATGTACAAAGAGGAAGTGACAGAAGTACAGCTACTAACATTGCCACAAGAGTGATTTCCGGTGTTGGAGCTACATTCCAAAGTCCTGCTGCTATGGGCGGAGGACTTATATCTTCTTTGGGCGGAATTGTAGGAGAAGGTCTTTCTTTGATACCTGGTGTGGGGGGATTTTTGGGTGGTGTAACTACTGCGGTCGCTAATGTCATGGCGGGAATTTTCACTACATCTGTTGAAAAGGCTATGGAAGCGCAAAAGAGAACCATACCTTATGCGCAGACAATGGGCGTTTCCGCAGGACAAGCCATGCGCACAGCCTTTGGAGAAGGTAGTTATGCTGCTGGTGCTCTTGGAATGAATGTAGGAGAGTATATTCAAAGACGCACCGCACTTATCCGTGCCGCTGGAGGAAAGGAAGAAACGGTTGCGCCTGTCCCAGAAACGCAAAGTCTGATGGCTGTACAGCGTTTATATGGACTTAGTGATCGTACTGTAATGGGAATGCAAGGGGCGATGCGTTTTGCCCGTACAGAGGAAGGACAAACAGCTTCTTCATCTGCTATTATCCGTTCATTTGAGCAGACAATGAAACAGCTTCAAATTCCTCTTAGTGGGATTGCCTCTACAATGGATGAAAGTATGACTACCTTTATCCGTTCTGCCGATGATATTCTTTCTCGTACAGGTGAAATAGATGCAGCAAGCATAGCTTCTATCATGCGTGCTGTTCGTTTGCAGACCGGAATGGAAGGTAGGCAATTGGAGCGCGTACAGCAGGCTTTCATGGGACAAGGGATTTCACAAGATGATGTAACTCAAACTCTTTTGTTCCGTGCTGCTCAACAGGCTACAGGGGCGATGAATCCTTCCGATGTTCTTGCTGCTATGGACGATTTATCAAGAGGCGAAGGGGATAAAAATATAATGAAGCGGTTTCTTGAATCATTAAAGGAGATATCGGGAGGAAGTCTTGAAATGCTTCGTCACTTGATGCGAGGTGCTTTCACAAATCTTTCTTATACGGACATCAACAAGATAACAGAGCGCAGGGATATTGATTTTGGAGAGTTCTTTGAGAAAATGGAAGAATCCAGACAAGCACTTAGGAGGCAGAACGATCCGACAAACAGATATGAACCCACTGCTGCCGAAAGAACGGTTACGTCTGGTGAAAAGATGATGTCTACCTATGAAAATAGAATGATTGGAATTGGTGAAGCAAATATAGACAGGTTGGGCAAAATGTTGAACGCCATAAATGGAATCTACAATAGCATAACGAGTTTCCCTACTGCTGTTGAGAATTTATTTACACAATATAAAGATGCTCTTGATAGGGGAGATGGAGCTACGGCAACGGCAGCAAGAACGGCTTTGCAGAATTTCCCAGGCATTATGATGGAAGCGTTTTTTAAAAAGATGATTAGATCGGAGGAATAATCTATGACAGAAAAAGACAACAACAAAACAAGTGTACCACCAATATATCCACTTCCAGCGTATAGGTATTCTACCATACAGGATTTTATTGATGTATGGCAAAAGGTTGTTCCTACTGGGAAGAAAAAATACACTCCATCTGAATTATTGAAAGTAAAGAATGAAAAGGGGGTTTCCAATCTTGATATTATTTGGGGGACTTATGACAAAGAGGAACAAGCGAAATACAAAAGCGATTATGATTCCGGCACATTGCCTTACGTAAAGCAAGGGACAACTTTGTTCTGCCCGAAAGATGATACGCCATTGTCCCTTACAAAAGCTGCAAAAGAAGGACAATTTGTATCACAAGGAAGTTTCAAGGCTTATTGGGGAGAAAACTATGAAAGTCTGATAAGTGATGAAGAATATTTGCCCGATACAAGTGTAACTTCCTCACTCAAAGGGACAGGAATAAATGCTAAGATAATTTCCATGAACGTAAGGGTATGGGTATATATTAAGGCTTTGGATAAGGTTATGGACTTATCCCCTTACGTTTTGCAGGTGGTAACGACAAAATCAAAACAGACGGGAGAATTTACCATTCTCCTATCACCCTTTTATGCCAATGAAAGTTCTTTTGCTTTTGGAGAGTCTATTGTGGAACAGTTTAATCTTGTTTCTAATAGCGGAGCACAGGTCAAGTCTTTTCAAGAAAAGTTTATTCAAAACAACGATATAGTCTTTATCCGGTTTGAACGTTTGAAAAAGGAAAAATCAACGGGAGATTTGGATTTAGGAAAGCAAGTGAACTTGGAAATCCCTGTTTCTAAAATAGCTAAAAACAACATTTGGGATATGATAGGTTTTGTGGACACTTGTACATCCTCTTTTGCAGCACAAGGAAACGTAAAATCTATCACTATAGATGGAAGGGATATAAATAAACTTTTTACAGAGGATGGCTGCTATTTTATCCCGTTGCTTAACGCTACTGATACGTTTTCTCATTGGTACGAAATGAGTGAGGATAGTATTTGGTTCAAAAGGAACGTTCTTACAGGAGCTTTTTCAAATCTTTTGTGGTCATACGCAGAAAAGCCTATACGGGAGTGTCTATGGTTTATTGTAAACGTCATGTCAACAATAGGAATAGCCAAAAATAGTGTATTTGATTCCTGGCAAGACAAAAGAACAGAAGGGTATGATATTGGAGCAAAGGAAAAACGTCCTGTTAATGGTGTTTGGCAGATAGTAAAAGTATTTGTGGAGGATATTCTCGAAAAAAGAGTTCTTATCGATTCTTCTATTGCCAATCCGAACGGCACGTTATTGGAGTATATGACAAGGGTATGCCAGTTCCCTTTGGTGGAATTTTACTTTGACACCTATATTAATACGATAGATATAGTTGTAAGACAGCCTCCACTCAATAAGGATGCTATTTTGGGAGCTTATAAGAACGGGCAGTATGTGACGATTACTTCTGGCAATTTGCAAGGATATGATTTGTCTTATGATACAAGAAGTTATTCTTGGTATCAGTTAAGAGTGATGGACAATCATGCCGGACAAAGAAACACAACAAGTCTTGCTTTTGTTCCTATTGTGTATTTGGATGATTATGCCGAAGTGTTTGGTAATAAGAAAATGTCTTTTACAGACCAATATTTGAACTATAAGGAAACGGACGGAGTAAACAAGACGCAGACATTATCCAATTTTCAAGAAGCAGCATTGAATGATCTCATATATATTCTGGAATCAACAGCTTACCTTCCTTTCACAAGGACAGGTACAATTACAATAAATGGCGACAGACGGATAAAGGTTGGCACTTTCGTTTATTTTGAGCCAACAAATGAATTTTTTTATGTATCTTCTGTTGTCAATAATGTTTCTTTCTTAGATGGAAATTTACAAAGACAGACCATTATACAAGTAGAAAGGGGTATGTACGTGCCAATTCTTTCCAATTCTTTCTCTTCTGTAAAGGATAGACAGGATAATGCAGGGAAAGAAAGTAAAGATGTGAAACCGGATTATTTCAAATTGGTTGATTTGACTGAAATGAAAAATGCAGTCAAAGTAGCTCAAAAAGATCAGATCGCTACGCTTGTTTCTCCAAAGGTGGATAGGGATCAGTTTGAATATTTTCTTAATCGTAAGATGTTCAGTTAGTTATGACAGGTGGAAAAGTAAGAAAATTGAATGCGTCCCCCGAAGCAATTTCATTCGGGTTCATTGTTGTTCCCAATGGAGTGGACAGGGATTTGTATGTGGAAACTTGTTTAAGGAGAGGTCGTGTTTCTGTCATGGGAAATGGGGGAGCTTTCTTTCGGGATATTTATATAACAAATGAAGTTTTGGCTAATATCGAGTTCCCGGAGAAAGAAAATGAACAAGGGTCGGCTGTAGTGATAGCGAGCAACCCGTATGACGGTGTTCCTATTGTGATAGGGAGCTATCCGAGAAATGATCAGTCTCCTATGTGGAAAGAGAATACATTCCAGTTCAGAAAGACAGTAGGGAATGTGACTGCATCCTTATCGGTTGATCCGGCTAATAATGCAGTAATTGTTTCTATCAATTCTCCTAAAAAAGCATCCGTAAAGGTACTTGCTACAGGATCAGAAGAATCGGAGGTAATTGTTGAATCCACTGGAAGCGTGAATGTGACCGGAGGAACAAATGTTTCCGTAAAGGGATACACACAGATAGAGGCAAAGGTTGTGAATCCAGAAAAACCGGAAGAAGAGGAAAGAAAAGTCTCTATGGATTTGGAAAAGGTTTATTTTCATTGGAAAACGGAGGAAATGGAACAATCTTTGCAAGTGGATAATTCCGGTGTATCGGTAAAGATTGGGGAAGATGTACAAAGCACGATAACGAAAGAACAGTTAGATTTGAAAACGGGAGCATCCACATTGAAAATGAATAATGATATTATCGAGTTCAATGGAGGCGGACTAAAGGGTCTTGTGGAACTCGATAACCTTACAAGTAAATTGAACACTTTTGTTCAGTCTTTCAATTCTTTTGTAAGCACTTATAATACACATTCTCATCCCGTATCAACGGCAGGATCGGCAACAGCACAGACAGGTTCAACTACAGGTATTGTCGGGAGTGCACAAACGGCACAATCATTCAATGCTTCTGATTATGAGAATGAAAAGATAACACAAGGATAGGAGAATGTGGGAAAAGTTTGTACTTTTGGGAAACAATTAAATTTTTACAGCCGTGGCAGTTTTGGATTCAGTGGTAAAAACAGCGAAATCGACACTTAAAAATTTGGGTCGCTCCATGATGGCGGCGCAATTCCCAAATGATTTTGAAGTGTATATGTGTTCTTTGGAGTTGGCAGATTCTAAAGGGAACACAATTGATGTCTTTACTTTCCCTATCAGCCCGGAGAGTATAGATAAGAGTGAACCTAAAAGAACTACGGTAGTCAACACGGCAGGAGGCATAACAGTACTTACTTCTCCTGTTTTCATGCCGCAGACAATTACGATAAAGGGAAACTTTGGAAGGACATTCAAGATTCTTTTAAGCGGTTCTGATAGCGTTTCGTTGACAGGTGCAGCTTTTAGTATCTCGGCAGGAAAGCGTTATCTCTATCAATTACAGGGAAAATCTACAAGTTCTCTCACTATGCCTTCCTTTGATGCCGGCATCAAAACGGGATATGGTTGTATCAAGATATTACAATCTATCATAGATAAAAGCAACGGAGTGGACGAGAACGGGTTCCCCATGAAACTTTTCTTCTATAACATGGCACTTGGAGAAAGCTATCTTGTTACGATTCCACCGCGTGGCGTTAATTTCAGTCAGAGTATATCAAAGAATATGATATGGGAATACAATCTTGAAATGACTGTTATAGCTCCTTTAGAAGCGGTTTCGGGAACAAGTGGTAGTAAAGGTTCGCTTTTGGAAATGTGCGCCTCTAATGTGATACAAAAGGGCATAAATGAATTTGCAAGTTCAATCTCTAAAGGTTTGTTGGGCAATGGATGATGCTTTCGAAAAATTTTACAACGTAACGGGATATGATATAAAGTCATATTTCCAGAAGTTTGTTGATTTCTGTGCCAACGATTATCCTCTTATTGTGGACTATTATAGTAATGGTGGGGAGATGGACAAGGATTCTTTTTTGCGCCTTGTGGAACTTGTGAGAGAATCGGAAACGATTGAGCCTTTGTTTATTCTGCATGAAAATACTTTGGATGATATTTCCATGTGGGATATTCTGGACAATTTCACAGAAACACAAACGAAACTTTCCACTATCAAGAGTTCGGCAAGATGGCTTAGAAGTTCTTCTTTGGATAGAAACAATACTTTGCAGATGGAAAAGACACTTCGGACAGGGGAACGGTTTGAAGATGTATCCAGACAGCTTAACAGTGTCAACCCGGAGGATGATTGGATGGATATTACAATACCGCAGTATATAGAAGAAACTGATTATTCGTTCTCTGATGGAGGGAACAAGTTCTATATCAATCTAAAGAACGCTGGGAATAATTATCTTGATACTGTTGTGGATGTACTTGTGGGAGATAATATCTTGGGACGTGACATAGATGTGAATTTTGTCTTTGAGAATGACGATTTAAAGATAGTGATAGGCGATGATGCGATCCGACAGGCTTTGGATACTATTCTTTCTTCTCAAAAAGGTGCTATACCAGAGTTTAAGGATTATGGAATTGCAAATGAGTTCATAGGAACAACGGTGAACGCAATCCAGTACCCTTCTATTTTTAAGGATGTAATGAACATGTTCCAAAGGGATTCAAGATGGGATTCTGTGGAATTGATAGATGTAAAAAGAGAGGAAGATGCCGTGTTCCTTTCTTTGCAATGTAAAACGGTAACAAAGAAAGATTATTTAGTAAATGTTCCTATATAATTGATATTCAGATGATTACAAAAACAAGTGCAACAATAACCAATCTAAAGAATCTTTTTATAGAGATGTTTTTAGATAAGACAGCTAAGGTAAGTAATGTAGCTGACGGTTCGGTTGTGAATGCTACGGCATTCGGTGTAGCGAAAGTTGCTCAAAAGGCAATGAAGGATATTGCCATAAAGGAAGCGCAGATATTTCCAGATACAGCTACAGGCGTTTATCTGGATAAGGCTGCTGCTTTGTATGGTGTCAGCCCGCGTAAAGGTGCTTTGGGTTCTTCGACATATATAAGGGTATCTGCTAATCCAGGTACAGTATATGATACGTCTGTTACTTTTGTAAATAAAAATGGTATTCGTTTCCAAGTTGACGAAGCATTGACTGTAGGGGAAAGTGGTTACGGATATGTAAAGGTAAGAAGTATCAACGCAGGGTATTCCACAAACGTACCGCCTAATAGCATTACTAATGTTTCTCCGCAGCCACAAGGTCATATCGAATGTACGAATGAATATTATGCTATTGGAGGACGTGATAGTGAGGATGATGAAACGTTTAGAATCCGTATTAAGAACAATCTGAATATCCTTAGCAAGAATACAATAGAATACTGGACACAGACACTTAGCAACATAGACGATCGTGTCTTAAAAGTAATGAGTGCCGGTCTGGACGAAAAGGGCATATATAATCTCTATGTTGTTTCGCAGAACGGTATTTTCTTTACCGAAGAAGAACTTGATACACTTCTTGAAAGCGCACAAGGATATTTTGGTATTTCAGAACTGAATATTGAAGGGAAAGTAGTTGGTATTGGTATCAAGAATATTGATTGGTTCTATGTGGGTTCAGAAAGGGGGTTGGATTTCCGTGTTCAGCTTCAACCGGACTATGATGTTGCTACTGTGCGTCAGAACATACAAGTGAACCTTACTAAATATCTTGATTTTCGTTTTTGGACACCTGGAAAAATCGTAGAATGGGACGATTTGCTGGATATTGTAAAAAAGACCGATGGCGTAAAATATGTGCCGGACGAGTATTTCTTTCCGTATTACGATCAGCAAGTTCCGGCAAATCAGCTTCCGCGTATAAAGGGTTTTGTGATGCGTGATCAGGACGGAAATATCTTGTACGATTCTGATAGTAACCTTTCTCCGTTGTTTTACCCGTCCGAACCGGAGGATTTGTTCGTAGGCATTAACGACAGTTCACTTAGCCTTTACCAAGAGGCTTATTTCAATGTGACGGATTCAGAGGGGAGACCTGTTGAAGGGGCAAATATTTCTATAGGAAACAATGCGGTCGTAACCAATGACAACGGACAAGCTACTATACAACTTGCAAATGGGCAGTATGAATATATCATCTCTGCTTCGGGATATATCCCTGTGGAAGGAATGTTTGTAGTGTTGAACGGTAGTGTTTCCATTGATGTACAAATGGTTTTAGCTCCCTATACGGTCACTTTCCATGTGACGGACGAAAAGGGAGGGGTTGTTCCTTATGCAAATGTAATGATGGATAACAGAACAACCACTACCAATTTGCAAGGTGTGGCTTCTTTGTCCGCAAGGAACGGGAGCTATCCCTACACTATTGAAAAGTTGGGATATGATGAGTATTCCGGCAGTGTAACAGTGCAAGGAAGTAACAAGGATGTATATCCAGTGTTGGAATTTACAGCATGGACAATTACCGTTATTGTAAAGGACAAAGAGAATGAACTTATACCGAATGCCATTGTAAAAGTAAATAATGGTGAATTTCTTACCAATCAAACAGGAGAAGCGGAAATACTACTTGTGAATGGCGAATATCCGGTGACAATAGAAAAGACAGGGTATGATACCTTACAAGGAACAATCAAAGTCAACAATCAGAATGCTGACGTTACCTTTGAAATGGATTTTTTCTTGTATAATGTGGAGTTTAATATCTCACAAGTTAATCAGGGAAGTCCAGCACAAGATGCTACAATCAGGATCGAAGGGCAACCGGAAGTGCTGACCGTAAACAGTTCTGGTCGAGCTACGGCAACATTAAAGAGTGGAAATTACAGCTACACCGTGCAGAAAAAGGGATATGATGATTTGACCGGATCGTTCAACGTAGAAGGACAGGATACATTTATTCAAAGAACCCTTGTATTGAAACATTATAATGTGGTTATCACTGTTCTTGACAGTGATAACAGTAGTCCGGCACAAGGAGCAGCAGTAAATATCAATGGCTCTTCTTATCCTACAAATGAAAGAGGGCAAGCTGTTGTAAGCCTTCAAAACGGGACATATCCTTATACCGTAACAAAGTCGGGATATTATGACGGCAGTTCTTCGGTTACTGTTCTTGACAGTGATAACAGTAGTGTAATAAGTTTAAAGGCAAGACTTTACAATGTCATAATGACGGTAAAAAATCCATTGAAAGAACCTATTAAGGGGGCTACAGTGGAGATAAATGCAACGTCTTATCAGACACAGGATAATGGTGAGGTGTCCTTGCAGTTAAAAAATGGTACATATCCGTTTACGGTGGTTGCCAATGGTATGGACGATTATTTAGGCGAGCTGGAAGTTGTAAGTGCAGATATTCCGTCTTTTCCTGTAAATATGGAGTACAAGAAATACGATATTGTATTTACTGTACAGACAGATGAAGGTGTTGCAATTGAAAACGCTAATATTCATATCAATGAAAATGATTATAAGACTTCCCAAGGTGGATTGGTAACAGTTCGCCTTTCCGATGGAGATTACCCTTACACTGTAACAAAAGAAGGATATGTACAGACACAGGGTAGCATATCGGTTTCCGGTAGCAATAAAGATGTGTTGGTGCAGCTTGTTCCTATGTCTTACAATATTACGTTTATTGCAAAAGACAATATGAGTTCCCCCAATCTTTTGCAAGGTGTATCTATTGATATAGAAAATGAGGACAAGACAGTTACCACAAATGCGTCAGGAGAAGCGATAATCAGTCTAAAAGCTGGTAAATATACCGCTTCATTCATGAAGAACAGCTATAAGACTGAAACTCTTTCATTTGAAGTAACTGGAGAGGCTACGTTTACGCAGATATTGAAGAAGATATGGAATCTTACCTTTAAAGTGACCGCCGCAGGAAAATCAGGCTTAAAAGATGTGACTGTCAGTGTAAGTGGACCGGCCATATTAAGTGGAAATACTGTAAGTCTTAAAACAAAAGATGATGGAACAACTGATCCTGTGCAGGTAATAAACGGTGCTTATGATTGGAATGCGTCACTCACAGGATATTCGCCGGAAGAAGGAGTGGGAAGTGTTCAGGATGCCGATCAGGAGAAAGTGATAGAATTGACTTATGGATTTGAAACTACATTTACAACTTCACCAGCCACACAAGGCGTTGAAATTACTATTGATGGTAATGATACAATCACAACGGGGCAAGACGGTATAGCAACAATAAATCTTTCCACAGGAACGCATACTTACGCTTATTCAAAAACAGGTTTTTTAAACGGGACAGGAAATGTGCGAATCGAAGAAGCTGAAAAAAGTGTACAGATAACACTTGTTCCTGGAGCGACAGTTACATTCCATACAAAGGTAGGAAATTCTGCTTTGGCGGATGTAAAGATAATTGTAGGGCAAAGTAGCGCAAGGGCACTTCCTGAAACCATTGTAACAAACAGTCAGGGTATCGCGGCAATTGATCTTCCTACAGGGGATTATCAATATCAGATTCCTACTACAAGTACGGATAATCCTAATCTGGTGGAAGTCCCAAGCGGAACATTTAGTGTGGCAACCGCCGCAAGCGTCATTGAATTGGATTTGGCTGATTATGTAAAATACAATGTTACTTTCCAGACTGTTCCATCCACACAAGATGTAGCTATAAGTTTTGCCAAGGCAGAATCTCCAGACACACCTGTTGCAAGTGGAGCTACTGCTTCTAACGGCATTCTTACTTTGACTTACAAGAACGGACAGTATATCTATACAGCAAAGAAATCCAGTTATAAAGATGTAACAGGTGAATTTACAATTGCTGGTGGAGATCAGAACATAACGGTTGAGATGCTTCAAATTTCAACGGTTACATTTACTGTAAAAAGTCAAAATGACAGTTCTCCTATTGAGAATGTCGTTATCGAAATGACAGATCGAAGCGATTCATCTAACAAATACAAAGGGACGACTAACTCGTCTGGTGTAGCTACTATGACGTTTGATGGTGGAGAGTTTGAGTGGTCACAAGATAGCGATGCGGATTTTTCCGGTTGTCCTGTTTTTCAAGAAGATGAAAAATATCTTGTTCCATCGGAAGGCGTAACAACAGATCAATTAAAGACCTATTTCCCCAATGGTGTAATTGTTTCTCCATTGACAATTGTTCAGGATAAGGATAATAGTGGTATTACGGAAAGTCTTACCAGAATTTACAATTCAAATAAAATAGATGGCTGGGAGGGAAGCTGGGATAAAACGAAAAAGAACCTTACTTTAACGAGCGTGATCAAGACATCGACAGCTTCTACAGAGACTTATGTTTTGTTTAATGTGGATGCCGGACTTATAGGGTTTTCGAATGGTCTTTTCCAAATTGGCACAGAAAAGACAGTGGATTATCACAAGGCTTTGGATTTTGGTTTTAAGGTAAGTGGTGTTCCGTCCAATCTGAAGATAGTTATAACTTATGGCTCGCAAAACGCTCCCTTAACGGTGGAGATGGAAAATGATGTAATTCAAAGATTCCAGCTTTCTGATCTTTTGTTGGATACAGAAACAATAGGTAATTCTACCATTTGGTCAGTGCATGTGCAATCTTTTGACGGAGGTACATTATCCGCAGATGATTTGAAAGATTTGAATATCACATTCTCTTTCTATGGCAAAAAGGCAATAAGTTCGGATATTCCGGCTGACAAGGTTCTTTATGGGAACTATGATTATACAGTTACCCCGCCTTCTCCTTTGGAAGCGCAATCAGGTACATTGAATGTAAATGCGCCCGCTGTCAATAAAGAAATTTTGATTGCAAACAATACAAATGTAACATTTAAGGTAACTTCAAAACAGTTTTCACTTATTCGCCCTCAAATAGGTGATTTTGTATATGGTGACAAAACATGGTCAACTGAATTGGACAGTACTAAAACTTGTGTCGGTGTCATTACTGATGTAAGAAGCAAGGATTTTGATTTTATTGCTTTGCGAGATGTGGACGCGGCGTTTTGGATACAGACATTAGACACTATTCCTGATGTAGTTACCGAAACAAATCAATCTTTAGCTCTTTGTGATTTTGCAGGTAAGACAAATTCTCAAAATATCATACTTGCGAAACCAACGGAAAGCACGGCGGCGCATCAGTGTGCAGCTTATTCTACAGAAGGATTTGGTGCGGGTTCTTGGTTTTTGCCTTCTTGTGGGCAGTGGAATGTGGCTCAATTAAATAAGACTAAGATAAGCACCTCAATAAGTGCGGCAGGCGGAACACCACTTAGTGGTTTTTCATACTGGACTTCAACGCAATATAATCAAAATAATGCTTGGTCTTTTGGTTGGGATAATGGTGCAAAAGGTGCAAGAAGCAAAAACACTTCAAATTTTGTTCATCCTTTCTGTACCTATGAATACAATCCTGTTCCAAATGGTATATATATTTATGATAAGGATAACAATCGTTACACAAAAGAAGAATGGGTATCATCTGGTAAAGGAGTGTCTGCTGTATGTGGTATAGGCATTTCAACCGATACCAATTCGTTTATGATATCGACGGATATAAGTGGTGGAAGTTATTCTTTTGGTGGGCAAGGCACTTTGATCTCCAATATACCGTTGTTAACTACCAGTGTACCATCCTCAAACTTAAGTAAAGCAACACATGGGTTTATTTACACTGATGTGATAATATCTGCTTTAGGAATTAACAACGCACTTGCGGCAAAATATGCTAAGACATATACGTTTGGGAATGGGCAGAGTGGATATTTACCTTCATTTAGTGAAGTAACTACTTTGTATTCTTACAAAACACAGGTGGAAGAGATTTTGAGTACATTGGGTCTTTCTTTATGGGGGGACGAATCCATTCAAACATGTACCCAGTATGGAGGTTCAAATAACGCAGTTCTTTATTGGCCAGATGCAAATTCTATTCAACCAGGTAAAAGTAACAGTTTTAAAGTTTTACCTTTTACCCTTCTTCCTTTATCTAACATAGCAATTCCTATTCAGAACGCTCTTGTAAAAATGACATCTGCATCAAACAATTATCAGCAGAACACAAACAACAATGGAGAATGTGTTATTTCCGCTGCATTAGGTGTTGATTATGATTATGAGATCAGTGCCGATGGTTATGCAACGCAGAACGGGAAAGTCGGTGTATTAAATGAAGCGAAAACAATTGAGGTTACTTTGCAACCTGCAAGTGAGCTTACAGTAGTTGTCCATAGGAACACATTAGACGGGGCAACTGACATTTCCGGCGTACAGGTTGTTGTGACTGAAAATAAGGAAGGAGGGGTGCAGATGGCTTCCGGTACAACTTCACAAAACGGGACAGTCGTTTTATTTGTACCAGACGGAAGCTATAAAGTAGCTTTTTCTAAAGATGGATTTGAAAGCAAAGAGGAAACGGTTGAAGTAAACGGGAAAACTGCGCTTAACACCTTCCTTTTGCAGATATACAATACTATTAATGTTCAGGTAAGAAGAGTTGGACAAATGCAAGGTATGCCAAGCCAAATCCAACTAAAGGACAGTACGGGGCTGGAGGTGATTCAGACTAAAAATATAACCACTACCGTAACGTTCGCCAATGTCGCATACGGACAGTATATTTTGTATGTACCGGAAGGGGATTTTTCCAAAGAAACATCCCAAAGCATTACTGTGAATAGTGAAGGAATGCAGGTGCAAGTAAACCTTACTCCGCTGTATATGGTGCAAGTAAAAGTAAACCCTACTGGTGGTAATGTGGAATTTACAGATTCAGAAGGGCAGAAGCATACAGGTTCGGCAGGGCCAGCAACATACACGGCACGGTTTGACAAAATTCCTGCGGGAAATTATCAGATTAAGATTACATCTTCCGGTTTCAGTGATTTTTCAACGACAGGAAGTATAAGTGGGGTTTATCAAACAAGTGTGAATTTGGAATACACCCTAACTAAATCGAACAAGTTGGTGCAGATAACAAGTGACCAATCCAATTACCAATTAGATACATCATACAAATACGTTTCCTTTTTGATAGTTGGAAGGGGAGGCGAAAAATTTGAGTATTGGCAATCTTGGAATGAATTTGTATTGATGGGTGGAACAACTGGACAAATTGTGTATATTCCTAATATATTGATGTCGGATATTTCAAATGGTCAAATAAATAAAATTACATTTAGTTCTATACCAAATATGGGCAGTTGGACAGAAGGCACAGAGTATTCCATAAAATTAGGAATAACAACTTATGAAAACAAAGCCTATAATGGAAATGGTAGTGCTTACAATGATGCTGATTATCCTATGCCGCAAGGATCCAGACTGAATAATTATCCTGTGTATAATGCAAAAAGTTCCGGTGGTTTTGCTGCCCATATGAGAGGTACATTCTATTGTAGTGGAAGTCCGGGAAGCCAAAACGCAAAAGAAGAAAGTGCTTCTTCTACAGGCCCAAGAATGCAACCGTCAGGTGCTCCAGGTGGAGACGGCAGATATGGATATAAAAGTTCTTATGAAAAAACTGTTTTTGGAGACGTAACTAAACCTATTCAATCCTCAGTTGTTATTCCTATCCAATCTATTTTTGGAGGTACAAGTAAAGGTGAATCGGGATATTTGAACACCAATTCTGGGATAAGAACTGGTGCGTCTTCATGGGGAGGTGCAGGGTATGGTGGTTCTAATTTCACTTCTTCAGACGGAGGAAAGACAAGAATTGCTGGGTATGGCTCTGGACAACAATGTTCTCCGGCAGATGATGATGCGGGAAATATTACGAAACCAGGAGAAGGTATATTTTGTATATACTACCACAATGAACCTATTTGATAAACTAAAGGGAGAGTTTAATTACTCTCCTTTTTGCTTTGATTATAAAAGAAGTGCAAGTTTATCATGTTTGTGGAGAAAAGACTATCTTTGTGGGTAAGTATATACTTTGTTTTTAAACGTTTAAAAATTTCATAATCATGGATATAGTTAAAAGAACAGTAACAGCTAATTCCAATAAGCTGATAACTACTAATGGTGAAGCTGCGCCTTCTTTAATCAGTAGTGCATGGAACTTATCTGATATTAACGAAGATATTGCTCTGGTTGACCAAAACGGACAAAAAGTTCCGTTTGTAATCATTCCTCTTTCAGAAGGAACAATTAAAGTAATCTTGACAGGTGGAATGGAATACACCATTTCAGAAGCGGAAGTGAGCGCAAATTTGGGGTCACCTCTTATGTACATGGTTCAGAAGATTTTGAAAGAAGGGACAACGGCAACCAATCTTAGTATAGGTTTTTAAGGAAAGGAATTGACAATGAATTTAATAGGAAATATTAATGCAATTCCTTTTAGGAGATTTAGGGGAGGGGGTGGAGTAGCTCCTTTTCCATCTATTCCTGGTATGATTGCAAGGTATTCAGCATTAGGTCTTACTAATGAACAGATGGCAGAGAACCCTGTATGGAAAGACCTTACAGGTAATGGATATGATTTACAGATGAAGAATTTCGCTTGGAAGGAGGGTTCGGGTATTAGTGATGTTTATCCCGGCTTTATCCTCGGTGACGGAGTAGACGACTTTGCAGTTACAGAGAAGGAGCTTAACTTCGAGGATACCTATACGGTGTATACGCCATTAATATTGTTAAAATATGGTGGGGTTGTGTGTGGTAAAAATAGTGATAAAGATTTCTCTTTAAATACTGTTATTTACTCAAAAAGTATTGGTTTTGATTCAGCTAATGCTTGGTCTGGTTCAATCCCTGTTGATTTATTCGAATTTGTACTTGTTGCTTGTAAAAGAAGTCCTCAAACCATGTATATAAAGGATTTGGTTACAGGTAAATCCAACCAAAATAAGTCAAAAGAATTTGTTCCAAACCCAAGAAAATATTTCGTTTGGAGAAATGTAGGTGGTAGCTGGTGCCAAGTAGCTATTGCTGGTCAGATAATATGTAACGGATACTACTCTACGGATGAAGACGATGAAAAGGTTCTTGATTGGTATAAGAAGCAATATCCTTGGTTATTCTTTGATCAAGCATGGACAGTGGTAGGCAAAACCAACGAGGACGAAGATCGTGCTACTATTTCCAACATTACAGGCAATGGTAATGATCTTATACTGTCGAATTTTGGGTTTGCAGAAGGGAGCGGGTACAATGAAGAAGGTGAATATGCTGGCTATCTAGTTACTGATGGGGTGGATGATAAGATAGTTTCGTCATCTTTTGGAATGGGTAAGGATTTTACGATTGTTGGGGATTGGAAGTTTATTGATAATAAAAAGAGTGGTACTGGTTTAGTAAAAGGGTCTAGTTTTTATATCTACAACACAATGATTGGACTTGATCTTTATATTAATTCAGGATCAGTAAAAAATAGTCTTGACGGAATTAAAAGTATTAATGCTGCATGTTCAGATGGTAGGGCCTATGATCGTAATTGGAATGAAATACTGGCAAATACAGGTAATGTAGTTGGTTCTGGTGGTATGTTGGAGGTATCGAGTAGTGGTGGTAGGTTTGATCGAATAGCTTTTAATAACCTTGCAATTTATCCAAGAATCCTTTCCAAAGACGACTGTATCAAAGCATATAACTATTTACAAACATTAAAAGCAAAATAATATGAAGAAGTACAAAGTTTTATTCTGTGATCTGGATGATACGTTAATTGAGACATTAAGTGGCAAAACATTTCCTAAAGGAATTTGGGATATGAAAATCAAATTTGATGTTTTGGATGCAATTAAGCAGTTTTCTCCTGAGTATGTTTTAATTGTAAGTAATCAAGGGGGAATTGAAGCTGGTTTTGTGGATCATCAAAGATTTCAATCTAAAATAGAATATGTATCACAATGCGTAAAAGAATATTGCGGAGTAAAATGCTATTCGGAATATTGCACCACGAATGATAAAAATGATTTGTATAGAAAACCAAATGTAGGAATGCTTAATCATCTTTGTGAAGACTATGTTGGCGATGATTTTGATTACATAAAATCTGTTACACTTATGATAGGTGACGCAAGTGGACTTGAAGGACAGTTTTCTGATAGTGATAAAAGAACCGCAGAAAATTTCGGGATTGACTATCTTGATGTAAATGAATTTGTTAATTTGTATAATAAAAAGAAATAAAAATAGATGACATACGCAATTGTTGATTTATTATGGGCAAAGTCCCACGGTATTGAGATTTTACCCGAAATGAGAACAAGTGTGGATCAAAGCAAAGTGATCCTGCACGAAGAGATGCTGTTACCATTTGGTGACGAAGATTTTCCTCGTTACAGTTTCAGTGATCCGACTTTTTCTGAACTTTTAAACAGTGAAGAATGGACTTATCCAGAAGGAGAAGAACCTGTAATAAATAGACAATTCAGTAGACTGCTTGCTCTGAATGAACTGGACAAGGAAGCAACAGAAGAAATCAACACTTATGATCTTACCCCAACAGAAGCGTTGAAAGTGAAAGACCGTTATCCTGAATGGACGGCTGGTATTGATGTAAAAACAGAAGAACGATACCAATGTGACGACCTTCTTTGGGAATGTATTAAAGATCACAAAACACAGGAAAATTGGAAACCGTCTTTATCTACAGCTTCTCTTTGGAAGGTTGTTGTAGAAGGACATGAAGGTACAGAGAATGATCCTATTCCTTATACGCCACCTATGGAGATATTCAATGGTAAATATTACACGCAGAATGGTGTGAAGTATAAATGTACAAGAGATAGCGGACAGCCTTTGTCACACAACTTGTCAGATTTAGTAGGGCTTTACGTCCAAAAGGTATAACA